GGCAGAGACAGTCAGGGGCAGACAGACGGACAGAGACGGACAGAGACGGACAGACAGACAGGGAAGGGGAGAAGGAGAGACAGACAGGGAAGGGGAGAGAGAAGGAGAGAAGGAGGGAAGGAGAGAAGGAGGGAGAGACAGAGGGAGAGAGAGAAGGAGAGAGAGAGGGAGAGAGAGAGGGAGAGAAGGAGGGAGAGACAGAGGGAGAGAGACAGAGGGAGAGAGAGAGGGAGAGAGACAGAGGGAGAGAGAGAGAGGGAGAGAGACAGAGGGAGAGAGTACTCGCCATACACTCGCCATAGCGGGAGACAATCGGCAGAGACGACACGGACACCCGAAAGAGCAACCGACACCGAACCGGCGACCCTTCCGGTATTGTCACATATCGGCTGCACTATGTAGGCAATGACGAACGAAACGGACACCCGCTACCGATCATCAGTCCACGTTATCCCCAACTTATCCACAGTTTAGTAAAAACTACTAAAGTTATCCACAAAAACTTGTGGAAAACTAGGCCATTATCCACAGAAAACCACCCGAAGTTGTCCACAACCCTGTGGAAAACCCTGTGGAAAACTCCGAACTCGTAACGGAATACCGGCACCTAAAAATCGTTAAGTTATCCACAGCCAACTTGTGGACAAGTCGGGACTTATCCACAGTCAAACGACCGAGTTATCCACAGAACACCCGAGTTATCAACAGAGTTATCCACAGAACATACGTTCGACGAACACCTGTTCGACAAACCGAGGTAGTCCCGCAAACTTTTCGACCCCGAATCAACCCCCTTGGGGCTGGTGTGCTATATTTTTATGGTGTTGTTCGGTTTGTGTTATGTCAGGGTTTGGTGTTGAGTATGTTTTGGATGGCTGTTGGTGTTATGGCTGGTTGTGTTTTTTGGGTTTTGTTTTGTAGGGTTTGGTAGATGTGTGTGTCGATTGTGTTTGGGTTTATGAGGTTGTGGATTGTTGCTGGTTGGGTTTGTCCTATTCTGTGGATTCGGGCGCATGTTTGGTGGTATTTGGCGGGGGTCCATGGTGCTTCGATGAATAGCATGTTGTGTGATGTGGTGAGGGTGTGTCCGTGTGCGGCGGCGTCTATTGAGATGATGATGTTTTTGGTGTTGGGGTTGTTTTGGAATTGGTGTTTTGCTTTTTCGGTGTCTTTTGGTGGTTGTCCGCCTATGATCATTGGGGCGTTGAGTTCGTTTGCTAGGGTTTGTACTATGTGGCGGTGGTGGGCGGCTATGACGATTTTTTGTCCTTGGTTGTTTGCGTTTTCTGTCCATTCTAGGGCGTGGGTGATTTTGCTGAGGGCGGCGATTTTTCTGAGTTCTGTGAGTTGGATGAGGTTTTCGTAGTTTTGGGTGGCGTAGTGTGCTCGGATTCGGGCTTGGTTTGGGTTGTTGCCTTGTTGGATGGCGAGTTGTTCTTGTTGTTGGGTGTACCATTCTTGGAGGTCGTTGAGGGCGTGGTTGTACATGGTGCGGTGTTTTTTGTCCATTGTGGTGTGGATGGTGTTGTATGTGATTGGGGGTAGGTCGGGGAGGACGTGTTGTTTTTCTCTGCGGATGTAGCAGATTGTTTGTAGTTTTTGTAGGAGTTCTTGTTGGTTGGTGGCTCCGTGGGTTTGCCAGTGTCCCCAGTTGTCTCGGTATGCTCCGCAGTAGCGTTTGTAGAAGTTCCATTTGCCGCCGAATTGTTCTATGTGGCCTAGGATTTCTAGTTGTGGGGCGTATTCTGCTGGCATGTTGGTGATGGGGGTGCCGGTGAGGAGTAGGATGTTGCCGGTGTTTGGGATGTTTTTGGCTAGGTTTTTGGCGGCTTTTGTTCGTTGGGCGTCTGGGTTTTTGCAGTAGTGTGATTCGTCTAGGATGAGGGTGTTGTAGTTTTGGTTGTTGAGGTGTTGTTTTTGTGTGTGTATGTTGGGGTAGCCGATTATGGTGTAGTCGGTTTCGGTCATGTTGGGGGTTTTGCGGCCTTCGATGGTTTGGGTGGTGCGGTGTGGTAGGGCTTGTTCGATTTTTGTTTTCCAGTCTTCTGTGAGGCTGGTTGGGCATACGATGAGGGCTGGGTATTGGTTGGTGTGTTCTGTGGTGGCGAGGGCTTGGAGGCTTTTGCCGAGGCCCATTTCGTCTGCGATGAAGGTGCGTTGTTTTTCGGTGGCGTATTGTACGCCTGCTTTTTGGTATGGGTAGAGGTCTAGTTGGAGTGTGGGTATGGTTATGTTTGCGTCGGTGGCTTGTGTGAGTTCTTGGGCGTGTTGTGCTTTTTTGGTTTCGATTTGTGCTTGTGTTTGGATGTGTTGGGGTATTGGGTGGTTGTATTTGGTTGCCCATTGGATGAGTTCGTGGACGTTTGTGTATGGTGTTTCCCATTGGTTGTGTTGGGGGTTCCATTTGATGCCGGGGATGGATTTGAGGTCGCTGATTTGTAGGGTGTCGTAGGGGACGTTGATTTTTAGGATGTTTTTTTCGAGTCGTATGGTGGTTTCGCCTATTGGGTGGTCGGGTAGTTGTAGGTGGATGAGTTCTTCGTCCACGTCTATGTTCCATGAGTTGGCGAAGATGATTGCTTGTTTCAGGGTGTTGAGGGGTAGTGTCCAGTGTTTGTTGAGTTTGTCCCAGCGGGCGTTGGGGAACGATGTTTTTAGGGCTGTTATTTCGTCTTTGTTGTAGGGTGTTTTGAGGACGAGTTTTGTGCCGTCTAGGTACAGTTTTTTCATTTACAGGTTGACGTGGTATGTTTCGTCTAGGTAGAGGGGTGTGTGGTCGCCCATGTATGCGCTGTAAATGTTGTATTCTGCGTATTCTTCGGCTTCTTCGTTGGTCATGCCGTCTCGTTCGATGAGTAGTTTAATTATTTTTTGTTTGCTGTATACGGCGAGGGGTAGTTTATATTTTCCGCCTCGTGGGTGTGTTTTGTAGATTTCGGTGTGTCCGATGCAGGCTTCTTCTAGGCCGTCTGCGTAGAGGGCTTCTGGGTTTGCTTCGGTGAGGTAGTCTACTGTGTCTGTGTAGGTTGGGAGTGTTCCGTATGGTTCCATGCCGCTATTTTACCATATTTTGTTGTGGTTGGCAAATTTATCGGGTGTGGTATGGGGTCCAGTCGTTGTTTGGTGTTGTTCTGGGTGTTTGTGGTGACAGGTTTCCGCTTATGTTTATTCGTATGTCGTTGTTGTGTTGGCGTTGTGTGTGGTGGTTTATGTACGAGTTGAATATTATGAGTTTTCCTGTTTCGACTGGGATGCTAACTATTTGGTCTATTGTGTTGCTGTGGTTGATTTGGAATTGTAACGGGTTTGAACCTTTTGGGGCGTAAGGGTAGTATGCGAATGAGTAGTATTCTTCGGGGTGTAGGTGTGTGTTGAGTTTGTGGTTGTGTGTGATTATTGATTGGCCGGGGTGTGTTGTGATTGACCAGAGTTCTGTTATTTTGTATTGTTGGTTGGTTATTGTTTCGATTGTTGTTTTTATTTCGTTTTCTAGTTGTGTTATTTCGGGGGTGCGTGGGGGTAGTACGTCTTCGTAGTAGGTGTGGTGTGGGTTGTGGTGGTTGTGTAGTTGTAGGTTTGGGTCTACTGGTGTGGAGTCGTTGAGTATTTGTTGTGTAATTTTTTCGTTGTTGATTCCTGTGAGTGTGCGTGTGTAGGCGTTGAGTTGTATTAGTGGGTGTTGTGTTATTTCTGTGTGCATGTCGGAGTTTAGTATTGTCCGCCGCCGTCTGGGAGTAGGAGGTTTGGGTCTCCGTCTGTGGGGTAAATTCCGTATGATGGTAGTTCTTCCCATAGTACTTTGTCGTATGGTACTTCTGGGTGGGTTCTGCTTAGCCATGTGCGTGTGATGGTGCAGTTGGGGTAATAGAATCCGCCGTCTTCTCCCCATCGTTGGAAGAAGTGTTCGTTTGATCTTGATTTGTTTGTGAGTAGGTCGTCTGCCATTGTGTCGTAGGGGACGTGTCCTCCTGCTTTTTCTACTTCTTCTTCGGCTACGAGCCTGTTGCACCAGTGTGCTACTACTGCTGGTCTGCGTGTAGTGTTGTCTGTTGGTTGTGATGCTCGGTGTACGGATCGTCCGTGCCATACTTGCAGGTCGCCTTTTTGGGCGTGGATTTGTACGATGGGTGCGTTTATTTTTTGTCGGTGTTCTTCGAATTCGTCTCCGTGGATGAATCCGCTTTTGTCTGGGTTGCTGTATCGTTCTCGGTAGTTGAGGTCCCATTTGTGTGATCCGGGGATTACTTCGATTGCGCCGTTTGTTTCGTTGCAGTCACCTAATGCTACGAGTCCGCCTACATAGTTTTTTGGGCCTATTTCGTGTGGGTGGGTTGCGTCGTGGTGCCATCCTGTGTGTTGAACGTTCATCCGTGTTTTTGTTACGTGTAGCGCTACTGCGATGTCGATTTTTCTGAAGAAGTCGTTTACGCCTTTGTGGCAGAGTACTTCTTTTAGTTCTGGGACGTGCATGTATGCTTTGTCGTCTTCCCAGCCTACGAAGTGGGGGTTGTCGGGGGTGTTGAAGTTTGCATCCCAACAATCCCCGTACATGTCTAGTGACGTGTCGGGGACTGCGTTGGGGATAACTGCGAAGCCATATTTTTCGTAGAATCCGGCGGTGTCTGTTCTTTCACCGTTGTATTCGTAGTTGTCTATGACTGTGATTTCGTTCATGTTTTTAGTTTATCACAATTGAATGGTGCTGTCAGCGGCATCTAGGGTGTTGATGTGTGATTGAACGAGTTCTTCCATTGTTTGTGACATGGTGTATCCGCCTGCTAGGACGTATGCGATGGGCTTGTTGTTGTCTTTTGCCCATTGGAATACTGTACGGTCCCGTTCTGCTAGTGCATCATGTGTAATTCTTGGATGTGGGTCTGTTCCCGCATTGTACAATACGAGTTCTGTGTCGGGCTTGATGCCGTCTAGTGTTTGATCTACGGTCTTTAAGTACTGTGCGTCGTTTGTTGCGATGCGGATGTTGTGGGTACTGTCTTCTTCGTAGTCGTCAAACTTGTTAGTTGAGATGTCGTACTCTTCAACTCTGTCTTGCATTCCGTGGTGCCGAATCATGCTTACTGTGCCTCCTCCGCAGTGTGCGTCGAAGTCTAGGATGGTGATGTGAAGGTTTTGTAGCCAGTTTGCGACTACTCCTAGTCCGTTGACTGTGCAGAATCCCATTCCCCGTTCGTGGTTTGCGTGGTGCAGTCCTGACGATAGGCTTCCTGCTACGGTGTTGTTGTCTAGGGCGTGCTGGACTGCAGACATTACTCCTGCTGTGGAGTTGATGGCCATTTGGTAGATGCCGTAGTCCCACTTGAATCCGTTGCTTTCTGATAGGAAAAGCGGGGTTCCGTATTGTAATGCGTCGAAGTATTCGTTTGTTAGTGCTAAGCCTATTTGCTTTTCGGCTTCGGCTACTTGTTCTTGGGGGTCGCTAATGTTTTGGGTTCCGATTGCTTCCACGATTTCTGCGCTTTTGCGGGTGGTGTCGAATGCGTATTCGGCTCCTGTGTATTTATCGTTCCAAAAAATTTTGTGGTTGTATTTCATTTTGCTCTCTTTCAGGGTGCTTGATTTTCGTTGTTCTTAAAGTGTCTGTATGTTGCGGGCATGTTTTCTGATAGGAAGTATTCTAGGGCGTTTGAGTATTGCCTGATTTCCCATTGTGCGGTTTGGTCTCCTCGGAGACTGATAAAGTTCATTAGTGCCCGTGCGTTTGTGGTGGCGTAAAATTCGGTGTATGTCGCTACTGGTAGTACCATCCGTGCTACTTCTTTTGCTACTCCTTCTTCTAGGAGTTTTTCGTATGCGCCGAATGATTGCATGTAGGACAGTTTGATTCTGTCTTGTGAGAACTGACCGTTTTCCATTGGTTCAAACGTGTATGCTCCGGGTTTCCCTGTTTGGGTTCGCATTTGCTCTCCTGTGGGGAGGTATGCTTCTGTGGGGATTTCGCTGTATCTGCCAGAGTATTCGTTGTATGACCATCCGATGCGGTGCCTGAACCATTCTCTGACTACAAATATTGGTGCCTTTACGTGGAACCTGAAGAAGTTGTGTTCGAATGGTGTTCCATGCTTTTCTCGCATCAGGAATCCTACGAGTCCGTCGTCTGCGTCTGTCATTGTGTCTGACTTTTTCCCAAAACTTACTCGTGCGGCGTTCACTACGCTGAGGTCGTCGGCGTTGACGGCATCTAGTCGGACAAATCCTCCTGATAGTACTGATAGTTCGTTTGTCATCAGGCGGTCACCCCGTGTGTGTCACGGTAGATTGCGTATGCGCTAGGCTTACCAGTCTCGTTGGGGGCGGCGACGTGTGTCGGGCCGGTGTATCCGCCATTCTTTATGATGTGACTCATGAAGTCTGCTGGCAGGTGCTGAGGGAGGAATACTCCTTCATTGCGTGCGTCGGTGTCAACATAGGTCAAGTACTGCTTGTGTCGCTTGTCGTAGTGGCGTCCTCCGAAGTCTTCGATCCACAGTACGGTCTTTCCGTCTTCGCTGAGTTGCTTGGCGATGTCTAGACATGCGTTGTACTTCCACGATACAGTGCGAATATTGGTGCCGTCGTCAATCACCTTGGTGCTGGAAGAGATGTTTAGGATTGGTGAGATGTGCTCGTTGGCCTTCTCTCGCCATGTGGTAAGCCAGTACAGGTCGGAACTTGCTTCGATGGCTTGTACGAGGGGTCCCATGTATTCTGGAACCCATACAGTGTATTGTCCTGCAACGTGTGGCTGTGTGTGGTAGTCAAACTTAACTTTTCCGCCTTGATACAGGTGGTTTAGGCTGTTGATTACTCCATCAACGTCAAGAAAAACTGCGTATTCGTTTGTGGTCATTTTGCTCCTTTTGTTTTGACAGTTGTTTACTGCTGTCAGCCAGTATACCACAGTTCGGTGCGTTTAGCAAATCTGCTATGTCAGAAATAAGTTAGCCCCAGCAGGTTTTGCCGGGGCTAACATCGCTGGAGGAAATACCAATGGTGTTATTGTGTATTTGAGCGATACTTGTATTTTACACCTTCTTTTGGTGGTGTGTCAAATATTTAGGGTGTTACCACGGGGTAACTTCGTCGTCAAACTCTTCGTTTTGGTATGCCTCGTTAAGTTGTTCGTCGCTTCTCCCTGAGCCTTGTGGTGAGACAGAGTTTTGGTATTGAGAAAACTCTACGACTTCAAATGGCCATGTCTCTCCCCGCTTGCACAGTGCAGGCCATTCTCGGGCTTCTCTCTGTCCACGGTAGTGCTTGAATTCGATAAGTTCGGGATCGGTAGGGTCGGGGGATAGGGCTAGACCAAATTCTGACCATCGTGACCATACTGCTGACCCGAATGGTCGAAGGTCACGTTGTCCGCCTGAACCTAGTGGTGCGTGGTGTTCAATCCAGAGAGCACAGTTATAGGTGTGTCTAATGTAATCTAAGAACCGTGCGATTTCAATTGAAACTGATTCTGCTGTGCGCCCACCGGGGTCAATGAATGACTTGTATAGTGGGCCGAAGAACAGGATGTCTGGCTCTACTGCCGCAACGTGCTCTTCAATCAATGCACGATCTTTTGCTGTCAGTAGGTTCACGCCATCTGGCTTCATGAGAAGATGTGCGTCCATGTCCTCATGCTTACCGAACCATTTAACTTTGTCGTAGATTCGCATGGATGTACGGCGAATAATTCGCTCTGGGTTTTCTAGGTCGATCATGAGAGTACGTACTGGCGGCATAGCGTCCCTCCTGAAAGGATGGATGCCTGCGGCTGACATTAGCGCAACCTGTCGTGCTAGCGTGGTCTTACCTGCACCCTCGGCGGCAACAACAATTACACGCTCTTGTCGTTCCAGTACATTGGGGATAACCCAATCGTATGATAAGTCAACGTCTGTTTCAAGGAACGGTGTCCACTCAACAAGGTTGCCGGTGTCTGTGTATTCTTCGTCTTTTGTTGACAGGAATGAGTCGAACTGTGCGGCGACTCTTCCTAATAGAACGTTGTTGCTTACATTAGCGTTCTTTAATTCACTTAAATTGGTAATCAAAGTAGCGAGGGGGCTACTAGTTTCTTCTGTTTGAATTTCAACAGTTTCATCAAATGGCACAAGTCCATTTGTCAAGTCTTCCCCTGCTGCAAGCATGTCGCTTACGTCTTTGTGTTTCCCCGGCTTAAAGACCTTAACCTTACAACCGGCTTCTGTCAACGTCTTGTTTACTGCTCTGGCGTGCAGGTATCCCGGTTCGTCGTTATCGCAAATAATGATTACTTTTGCTCCAGCGAGCGCTTCTGTGTGATGAGGCATCCACTTGTTTTGGCCCTCTGCTCCTGCACCACCCGGATTAGTTGTTGCAACCTTACCTACTGCTTCTAGGCTGTGTACGTCTTTCTCACCTTCGACTACATAGATTGGTAGACCGTTTTCTTTTGCGGCAATAACTTGAGGTAAACGATAAAGTGGCTTTACAATGTCTGAGGTTGACCATTCCCAACCTCCACTTTCGTTTGGTCGCCGCTGTCTGAATGTCTTCTTACCTGTTTCGTCGGCATACCTCAAAACTTCCATGACTAGTATTCCGTCAGCATCAAAGTATGGGTAGGCTTCTACTAGTTCCAGTTTACTCTTCTTTGGCTTTTTGGTGTCCTTAGGAAAAAGGTCACCCATCTCTAAACCGATAGAGTCACAAATTTCGTTAAGGTCGCATCCTCCGCCCCGTAGGCACTTCATGAGTACTTGACCTTGCTTGCCTACAGAAACACGTAGTGAAGGGTTCTCGTCGTCATTGCGACATGGGCAGGTTGCGTCCCATTGTTCTTTTCCTGATGTTGTGTGGTTTAGTCGTGATAGTACGTTATCAATCGGTTCCATAGTTCTCCAAAATGTATGACTCCCGTGTCTTCTCGTAAAGAGATATAAACATAGCACGGTCTGAGTTGGTTGTCAAGGCTGTGGCGTTTGTTCCTAGCCTTTTGATAGTTTCAGCAAGCACTGGGTGTGGCTTGTCGTAGTCGTAAGTGCCGCTGTAGATTTTCTGACCTATAGATTGTAGAACTGTCCACGCCTCTTCAGGTTCAGGAGGTAGTTGCTCGTCACGCATTTCTGCTATCGTGGCAATTCTTAGTTCTCCGGGTTTGGGCATCCATTTTCTACCAGCCACACCCATCTTCTTGATGGTTGACTTTGTTTCTTCGTATGGAATATCGCTAAGGTATTCCCAGTAACCCTTTGCCCTGACTGTAAGTGCGGTTGTGTCTAGCGGCTTGTCCCATGTTACGCTTAGAAGTTCAATAATTGACTTGCATTCGTGTTTGTCCATCTCCTAAGCATACCTCATTGAGTGGACGGTTGTCAAATTGGTCTGCAATCCACACTAGTGGGTGCTTGTTCCATTTGGCTCCGTTGCAGTCTTGGCAGGCCCGTACTTCGTTGTAATCTTTAACAGGACCACCTAACGAGATTGGCATGATGTGGTCAATCTCATGGTATTCGGAGATGTCACCTCCACACCAGTAGCAGCGGTTGGGTGTTTCCGCACTTTTACGCCAACGTTGGGGCACCGTGTATTTCATTCTTGCCCGACGCTTGTGCGTTTGGTGACGTTCACTATGAGATACCTTTTCGGGGTTGTCTCGCCGGTACTGTTTATTTTTTGCTTTAGCATAGTCAGCGTTAGCAACGTACCACTCTCGTTGGGCAACGTGGATAGCCTCACGGTTCTTTTCACGGTATGCGGCTTTGTAAGCCTTTATGTGCTCACGGTTTCTTTCTGCATATCGCTTGATACATGATTTGCATCTAGCCTTAAAACCGTCTCGGCCTGCCTTATCCTTGTAGTAGTTAGTGTAAGGCTGACTTAACTGACAGTCTGAACACGTCTTCATCGTGAAACTCCTATGTAGAGAGTGCTGTGTGGGGTGCATGGCTCTCTACTTCCACACACCCCACTCAGCAGAACAGGTTATACATATAGTATAACATGCTCAAACGAAAATGACCCCTTTCGGGGCCACTCTCAACTCCTTTCAACGAAATGTTTCAGTTGAAAACTTTACTTAAAAGTCTTCGAAAGGATCGCTAGACGGTACTGCAGCAGCCTTTGCCGGAACTCGTGGGCGCTCATTGCCCCCTGAGTTTCCTGCACCACCTCGTCGGCGCTCCAGACTTTCGATACCGAAGGTGTTCACCCCGATGGTATCTGCAACAATTTCGACAGTGGACTTCTTGTTTCCTTCACTGTCTTCCCAACTTCGCTGTTCCAGTCGTCCCTTGACGATGATTGGCATTCCCTTTTCAAGAACGCTTGCGGCGCTCTCTGCAAGTGTCCGCCACGCTGTGACGTTGAAGAAGGATGTCTCTTCCTTCCATTCTCCGTTGACCTGATATCGCTTATTGGAAGCGATTGAGAATCCAAGTCGGGCATTTCCATTTGCACCAAACTTGAGTTCGGGGTCAACCGTAAGATTTCCGGTTACTGTAATGTCAGCATTGCTCATTGAGTCTCCTATCATGTTTGTCTATTTGCTGTACTCACGTAGTATACATTAGTGTGGGTTAGGCTGTCAAGACTGAATTGCTTGATTGTCAAGTTTTTTCCGATTATACTACTTACATGTCTGACAAAAACATTTATGAAGCACGCATGGCGGTGTTCGACTATTTCGTGGACACCCTTGTTGATTTGGCTGACCCTGAGGATGATGACAAAGAGTTGACTATTGATGACATGATTCAGGTGGTCAACATTTTGTTTGAAGGGATCAGTATGGAAGTTGTCTCTTACGATGGAGAGACTATTACTTTCACTGCTAAGGTTTAGAAGTGTTTTCTATGTGCTCTAAGAAATGTCTTCGACACATAACCTGATAGTCAATCATATCAGAGTTGTCAACGATTGTTGTGGCACCAGATGATGCTTTAGCGCCAGCAACGAATAGTGCATTGTGTGTGGCTCTTTTGCCGCACCAACATCGCATACCGTTGCTAACTTGAATAACCCTATCACACAATTCTAATATTCGGATTGTGGCGTCGAACAGTTTTCCTTTGTATGATGTCATTAGACCGTAGGCATAAACGTTTATGTCGTGGACATCCGCTAAGTAGGCTAGTGACTCAACTTGGTCTTTTGACAAGAACTGCGCTTCATCAATGAAAACGTGACTTATGGTTGTCCTAGTTCTCTGCTCTTCGTTGGTTATAATGTCAACTATGCTGCTGTCGTCAGTTAGGCCAGTAGATAGCGATGCGCCTCCTGTTCGGTTGCTGCATACTGATTCGCCTGATCTATCGTTTTTGTTTAGAAGCATTACTTGACCGGGGAATGCCGATTCAATGTTGAAGTGTGTTTGAAGTAGATGCGTTGTCTTTCCAGATGACATTGTTCCTGTTATGAAGGTGAACGTACCCATTTCACTCGGCCTGAGCGCTATTCCATACAGGGGACCTGTCTCCCCTGTACGTTGGGGCAGTGTTTTTAGGTCCGTTTGGCATCCCAACTACGCCCGGAGGGCTGAAAAGTTTCTTTACACCACTGCCACAGGTAGGGCATTCGGACAGGTTTGCCTCAGATATTTTCTGGAAGCGTTCAAACACGCCACATGTTTCACATTTGTAGTCGTATGTAGGCATAATCACTATTATACTGCATTCTCTGAATTTAGCAAGTCTTTGTGGCTGGTACAATAGTAGAAGGTGTTACTGTGTATTTGGGGTGAAAGTTATGTGGAGACGTGGTAGGACGTACAGGCGTGCTGCTAAAGCAATGTTTGTGTGGTTGCTGTTACTGGCTTGGTTTTCCCCTACGGCCTCGGCTTCGTCGTATGAGGTGGTTGAAGAGTCTGACTGGTACTTTACGGTATCGGAAACTGAGACTGTTTACATTTATGGTAACTCTAACGAGAACTGCGAGGTTCTTACTACCGATCCGTACTTGTGGCTGTATGACGATAATCCTGAATCGACGGGCGCACTGATAACTGAAAACGATGACGGTAACCACGGGCAAGGGCAGTGTGTTTCATCGAAAATTGTTATCGACCTTGACCCCGGCGAGTATCGAATTAGGGCTGGATATTGCTGCCAACAGTTTGGTATTGGCGGTACTTCAAATTGGGGAGATGGTACCTACGAGTTGGTGATCCAGAACTATGAACTTTCTGGCGGTACACCAACAACGACCAGCACGACGACGACCACGACGACAATTCCTCAAACGATAGGCGATCCTACCAACTTGACTTTAACCGTTGACTACTACAACGGTACGGTAAAGGCCGATTGGGATGCCCCAACTGACGGAAACGTTGATCCAGAACGTTACGCTATCGGGTTTGGCCTGAACGACGATGGGAACGCTGGACCATATGGCGTGGCAACTGGTAACGTCGGAGACGAAAATGCTTTAGTTGCTGAGTACACGTTCAGTGCTTCTTACATTGAGCAGTTGTTCAACGAAGCACATGGTTTGTTCAATGTTAAGGTCCGTTCGGATAACGACACGAACGCTTTATACTCTAGTTGGACATCCATAGCCTCAACTTCTATCATGAACATGCCTGACGTAGTAGACAATCAGAGTTACGAGCGGGATGACGCTACTGGCGACCTCACGTTTAGTTGGGATGCTTCTAGCGATGGTTTTGTTGATCCTGCGCATTACAAGATCGCTTGGAACCAACTTGGTGATCCGTGGGAGATAGATGAGTCTAACATTACTTACACTCAAAACATTTCTTCGACTTCTTACACGGTTGCTTACGATGATTTAGGAACGGCAGTATGGTACTTTAACATTCTTGCTTGTGGTTCTGAGAATGATTGTCATGTTGGTGAGACTATGGAAATTCAAGTTTCAGAAGGTACTCCTCCGACGACAACGACGACAACCACCGTTCCTCCGACTACAACGACGACAACAACGACTACGACCTTGCCTCCAACGACAACCACAACCACTACAATACCTGTAACGACAACAACGACGTTGCCGCCAACGACTACGACGACGGTAGCGCCTACAACAACGACAACGGAGGCACCGCCATCAACGACAACGACAACCGTACCGGCTACGACGACTACGGTAACCCCGACTACAACTACATCAACAAGTACTACCACGACAACCACCACATCGTCCACATCGACAACGACTACGACGACAGTCGCCCCCACTACGAGTACAACAACGAGTACGACGATCCCGAGGACACCGCCTACAACAACCACCGTGCCGCCGACGCTAGAAGAAGAACGAGCGGCTGAAACTGAAGTTGAGTTTAAACAACTTGGTATTAATACTCAAGGCGTAGACTTACTTGAAGTTGACCCTGCAGAAGTTAAAATAGTTGAGGAACTAGATACTTTAGATGAAGATTTGGCAGAAGAGTTTTTGGGTGTTGTTGACGGTGACGTAACTGTTGACGAAATAGAAAGTCTAGTGACTGACGATAACTTTGATAAGATTTCTGACACCGCTAAGGTGATTCTGGTTGCAGCAATTAACGATGCGGACGATGAAGTCAAAAAGGAGTTTGAGTCGGCGGTTGATATTTTTGATGATGAGGCGTTTAATCAGTATGTGGCTGAGGGTTCGACGGTCGATACTGAAACTCGTCGTACAGTTGTTGCCGCAACAGCAGCAGTGACGGTGGCGGTTGCGGCATCTGGGGCTAGCGGTGGCGGGCCAAGCGGTGGAGGCTCCGGTGGTGGTAGCGCTGGTGGTGGTGACACTGGCGGAGGAGACAAGAAAAAGGCTTCTTCTAGAAAGAGGCGTTCTTAGTGAATGGAGGCACTATGAGAACAATATTTAAAACTATTATAGGTTCATTGCGGCGCATCGTTAGAGAGATGTTTTATCTCGGTTGGACTTTGGCAGGCACAGGACTGGTTCTGATAACTTTATCGTCAACCACGTTAAAGCAAGGAATATATATTTCTGTAGCCGGTCTTGCACTGCATCTTGTTGGTACGGTATTAGACTATGTAGATGATGAGAGAAGCGATGACTCAGACAAGTAAACTCGTATGGAATACTGCTGGCAGAATCATGGCCGTCTTTATGATGAATGCTATGGCTATTATTGGTGGCTCTAGTCTTATTGGTGGAATTGATCCGTGGAAGGCGGCGTTCTTGGCGGGTGTCACAAGTGCGGCTACTGTTCTCCAGAAGTTGGCGGCTGCTTATGCCGATGATGGTAAGATTACTGCCGAAGAGATTGATTCTGCATTCACCTTGTCTCAGCCTAAGAAAAACCTAGACTAACTTTTGTATAAAGGTAGTTCCTGAGCGATATTATCCTTGTGGTACAATAAAAGAGAGGCAATTTGCCTTTTAATTATCCCCTAACAAGGAGAAACTTATGGATGTAAGCATCTACAAACAGGCTGGAGAGCGTGCGCTCATGACATTTGCCCAGACATTTCTGGCTATGTTTGTTGTGGCAGACCTCAGTTCAGCCAAGGGCGCTGCTACGGCTGCGCTTGCTGCTGCCCTTTCAGTGGTGAAGTCTTTCGCCGCTACTAAGGTCGGTGACAAGACAACCGCTTCTCTCGTCTGAGAAAGTGCCCGGACCGCTTGATTTAGGTTTAGCAGTCCTATAAGATATGTTTGTTAGGGGAATAGTTTGCTCTTACCTTCCCTAACAGGGAAGTACCCCAGTCACGTTTGTGGCTGGGGTTCTTTCTTTCTTCGGGACCGCTTCTCGGGGATGTGCTTCAGCATGTGTATGTGCACGGATCGCCATTGACCATGACCGTGCGAGCCTCCCCAAAGGTCAACCCATTCACTGTCCACGTTAGTGTTTATTACGTGGCGTATGAACTTGTATTTCCCTTGTTCTCCCTTGATACGACACTCGTCGCCCTTTGAAAGAGTCACTTGCGGGGAAATTTGATACTCTTCAGAGACAAGCCAGCCTTCTGGCGGTCCAACGGGTTGTGTTTCTTTCTTCTTTCGTGCCATTTGTAGGTCCTCCTTGATTAGCAAGAATACTACATATGATAGCGTCTGTCAAATCGAATCGTAAATCTTGGCGGCAATTTCTTCTCTAACTTCAGTGTTTTCATCCAAGTAGACTTTTGTGTTAGCCCTTCCCTGCCCGATGTTCTCACCCTTGTAGGCGTACCATGCCCCCTTCTTGTCGATGATCTTCATCTCTACGGCAATATCTACAATGTCACCAGTTCTGCTAATCCCCTCACCGTAAGCAATTTCAAATTCTGCCTGTCGGAAAGGTGGGGCTACCTTGTTCTTGACTACCTTGACACGGGTTTTGTTGCCGGATGCTTCTCCGTTATCCTTGTCTTTGAGTGTCTCAATTCTGCGAATATCCATTCGGACTGATGCGTAGAACTTTAGAGCCTTTCCACCTGTTGTCACTTCTGGTGAACCGAACATTACGCCAATCTTTTCTCGCAACTGGTTGATCATGATCAGAACGGTCTTTGAGTTGTTTAGGTTTCCGACAATCTTTCGCATTGCCTGCGACATTAGACGGGCGTGTAAGCCAACATGGCTGTCTCCCATTTCGCCTTCGATTTCTGCACGAGGGGTCAATGCGGCAACAGAGTCAACGACTACGACATCTAGCGCACCTGAAGCGATAAGTTGGTTGGTAATTGTGAGCGCCTGCTCGCCAGTGTCTGGCTGGGAAACAAGAAGGTTGTCGATATCGCATCCAATTGCCTTTGCGTATATTGGGTCTAGTGCGTGCTCTGCGTCAATGAATGCGCACCTTCCTCCACGCTTCTGTGCTTCTGCGATAACGTGCAGGGCGATAGTGGTCTTGCCAGATGACTCTGGTCCGTAAATTTCTGTTACTCGTCCCTTAGGTAATCCACCCACACCTAGGGCCAAGTCTAAAGCGATTGATCCGGTTGAAACGGTTTCGATCTTCATGGAGGCGTTGTCCCCAAGCCGCATGATGCTTCCAGCACCAAACTGCTTTTCAATTTGCGCTACGGCGTCTTCTAAAAGTTTATCTTTGTCCATGAGGGTATTGTATGAGAACGGTGGCATACAGTCAAGGGGGCTAGTAAAATAGATTTATGGATAAAAGAGGACCTAAGCGCATGGTGGTCAACGCTGTGAAAGTTGGTGAGTACGGCAGTACTAGTTGGCATGTTGAGTTGGAGTGTACACACACTACGGAGACTAAACGTAAGCCTAAAGTTCAGGAGGACAAACTGTGCTGTAAGTCGTGTCTTGCTACTCTGCCGGTAAGTGTTCAGGATGATCCTTGGATGGATGCATGGGTTGAGTATGACCCGATGGAGGAACTTCGGGCTAAGGCGACGATTGCCTCTAAGGTTGGTGTCCCTATTGATCAAGTTGAGTTTTTCAACGGCACAGCGACGGTTTTCATTGATGCTCAGCAGGTGAAGCGTCTGCTCTGATTTTGGGTATTTCTCTCCCACCCTATCGTGTGGTAGTTGACGCTACTTCACGATAGCCTTAGGACGAACCCGTAAGCATTATTAGAGGCTGTTCACTTCATGGACCCCAAACACCGCCTATTTTTTCAGCGATGCCCACTCTCCCTAGATTTGGCTCTAGTAGCCCGTGTGCCGGAACCGCTTGGGCGTTTGCTTGTTCCGAACCTGTTCCTCAAGGCTTGATGCTCTCCGTGCAGTGACTGGCATCCCGTCAAGGATGTTGTTCCAGTGTATCGTGTGATTCATATCGTTCCTCTTTGGGCAGGCGTGCCCGTCTTATCAGTAAGTACCAGTTGCGTAACGAGTGTAACCCACCGGTCCTTCAGTGAACGTGTATGTCATCGGGATTTCCCGGTTGCAGTCTTTTGGTAGTTTGCTCCTTGTTAGTTTGGGGCTATGTTACAGCATCGTGGGGGGTGTGGTCAAGTTCGGTTTATGGGTTGTCTGCTTGACAGTCGTGTTTTAAAATATGTGTAGTTTACAAGTCAAGGAGTGTTATGTTTTCTATAGATTGTCCCCCGTGGTATAAGGATGCACCTTGTGCGGGTAAGGATAGATTGTTTTTTTCGGCTAAGCCTGCTAGCAGGAAATTGGCGTCAAGTATTTGTTCTTCGGAGTGTCCTAACACATCGGAGTGTCTTGAGTTTGCTGTTCGCAACAATTTGACGATTGGTGTATGGGGAGGAAAAACTGGTCCAGAACTTTCCCGTTTAGTTGATAGTGTTGATGCATGAGTGAGGACTACGAGTTCGATGATGATGTTCTCGCCGTATTGAAGCGTGGTGATGCTACTATCACTTTTATTGTTGCACCGTCTTCTGCCCTTGATGGTGAGGATTTTGATATTGTTTTGTGGGATGAAAGTGCTATGGTGCTTGCTGTTTCGGAGGAGTACATGAATGAGGAAATTGACGAGTTCGTTATTAATAAAATTATGGTTGATTTGGAGGGCCTTGAGAATGATGATCTTCGTGAGGCGGTAAGCGATAACGCTAGCAAGTATATGGGTTTAAAGTTGTCGGAGATTCTTCGTGAGGCGATCAGTTCGACTTCCGTTCCGTACGATTCTAATTTGTCTGCTTCTCTCCGCAGGGTGCTGGATGAGGGTTGACTTCTATATTGAAATTCGGTAGAATACCTATGTATTTACTATCTATTAAGGAGTTAGATGTCTGTTTTAGAGAACCCTACCGATGCACTTAAACAAGTGGTGACTAGCCTTCGTAGTTTTGAGTCTGACTTGATGGAGTTGCCAAATAATTTGGAGTTTGCTGAGAACACAGAGTTGTTGCAGTTGGCTACTGATCTTCATGGCGTTAAGGGTTACGTCACCGATCTGTTTAATGAGTTGCAGAGCATTTTGACTGAGCACATTGGATTTGTTGGGGTACCTGTCGTAGTGGACGGTGCAACTGTTGAAATCAAGTCTGGCGCTCCTCGCAAGAGTTGGGATCACGAGAGTATCATTTCTGATGTGAGCCGTCGCATTGTTGATAGCAGTGTCGATTTGAACACGGGTGAAATAACTAAGTCGCCTGTCGATATGATTCGTGAGGCTTTGCAGTTTGCCGGTATTTCTTATTGGAAGGTTTCAAAGTTGAAGGAACTTCATTTGGATGCTGATGAGTATTGTGAAGTTGGAGAGTCGAAGAAAAGTCTAGTTATTAGGAGAGATAAGTGAGCATTTTAAATAGTTTGTCGGAGCCGTTTCCGAAAGAAGTTGAGCGCCAACTCAAGAAGGGTGGGGCTAGCCTTACGTATATTCCTATCAGCGAGGTCATTACTCGTTTGAATAAGGTGTTGGGCATTGACATGTGGTCGTATAGTGTCATATCGTGTGAGCGTGATAGTCGTGATCCAGATTTCGTTGTTGCCCATGTTCGGTTAGAGGCCACTTTTGTACCTACTAATGATGCTCCTGCTTTGACTGTTATCAGGGATGGTATTGGCGGTCAGAAGGTTAAGCGCACTAAGGGTGGAGACATTGTTGATCTTGGGGATGAGATGAAGGGTGCAGTTTCCGACGCACTGAAGAAGGCGGCACAGCATTTAGGTGTAGGCTTGTATCTTGCACGTTCCGAGGAGGCCATGTATCTGGAGGCTGTTGAGGATCAGGCAGATCAACCAATTAGCGTAGAGCATTTTGAGAAGTTGCGTGGGGTTTTGAATAATATGCCACCGGCTTCCATAACTGATGCCCGTTCGCATTGGGATGATATTAGCGGCGGGTTGCCGTTTGAGCGTGAGCATGTCACACGTACTCTTTTGGAGCAGATGTTGGCTTTCGTTAAGTCCGTTTCTGTTTCAACTGAGGAGAGCAATGACTAACCTTCCGCCGTCAGGGCTTATGACATATGATGACCCTCCGTATATGTCACCTAGTTCTATTAGCACATTTCAGCAGTGCCCGTTAAAGTATAAGTTTTCTAGGTTAGACAAGTTACCGTCTGAGTCTACGGAGGCTCAGGTACTAGGGTCGTTTGTTCACGAGGTGCTTGAAGAGTTGTTCAAGGTTGAGCGTGCTGAGAGGACTGAGGTGACTGCTCGCAGGTTTGCACGTGAATTGTGGGAGTCCAAATGGGGCGACGAGTTTCATTCTTTGAGAGTCAAGTGTGATGAAAACGAGTTCCGCTGGAAGTCGTGGTGGTGCATAGAAAACTATTTCGGTATGGAGGACCCAACGTCTTTTGATGCTGGCGGAATTGAAGCCAAGATGGATGGCTCTATTGACGGTGTACCTCTTTTTGGTATTATTGACAGGTGGTCAGTTGAAGATGACAAACTCGTCATTTCAGACTACAAGACTGGCAAGAAGCCTCGCCCACAATATGAGTGGGAGAAGAAAATGCAAATCACCATTTATGCTATTTTGCTTAAAGAGCAGACAGGTATGGATGTTGGTCGGGCTGAGTTACTGTATGTAAAGTCTGGCCAGTTCGCTCGCTACAATGTAGACGAAGAGTTAGAGTCTGCCGTAAGGGTAGAACTAACAAACACATGGGATCAAGTTACTACGAGTTGTAGTTCTGGTGATTTTGAGACACGCACTGGTCCATTGTGTAACTGGTGCGACTACAAGCCTTTCTGTCCTGCGTGGAGTTGATATGGGATCAATAAATAACTTCGCTTTACTAGTTTCTGAGGATATTAAGAATAAAGCAGATCAGCGCACACGAGACTATTTGCGACTTGAAGAAAATCGAGATTTGTGGCGTGCATGTTTACTAGATATAATTGAGACCGTATCAGGAAAGATTGATATGCTTGATACAGAGATTTCTGCTCTACGGTCTACGTACACCGACTTCTCTGTTGATCCTGCTGCGGCACTTGAGGATCAGAAAAGTAAGTCTATGCGTTTTCGGTTTCATGCCGAAAAGCGTCTAGCCGAGTTGGATAGAATGTCCGCACTAGGTGACGCTACTGATCCCTCTGTTTCCCTTGCCACGTTTCTCCGTGATTGTATTATTGAACATAGAAGGAGAGTATCTGATTCTAGGGAGCCCTGCGAGGCAGATACTGCATTGTGGGCGTCGCTGGATGGGGAGTGGAAGTTCTGATGAAGATTGGTTTTGCTTCTGCTGACTGGTCGCTGTCTATGAGGGACCCTTTTGGTAATCCCGTAATGGGAGGGTCAGGCCATATTAGACTAGGGCAGTTTATTCGTGTCTTGTCTGAGAGTGGTTATGATTGTGTTCTGGGCGGTTTGGCTTTTGATAACAGAGCAAAAACTTTCGGTGTAGCATCTTTCCACAATAAGACACATTTTGATTGTGATGTAATGGTTTTACAGCGGTTTATGCATATGGACGTTTTGCCTGACATGCGTTCAGCGCAGGCTTCTGGTCAAGTCGTATTGAACGATTTAGACGATTGGTATTGGGGGCTTAGTGAGAAGAATGCCGCACACCGTTTGTCTGATCCAAGTAAAAATGTAAAAGAAAACATCAACTGGTATAAGGATATATTGATTGCTTCAGATGGTGTGTTGACTTCTACTCCGTTTTTATTTAATCAGGTTAAACGGTGGAACGAGAATGTGGTGCTTCAGACCAACTACGTTAACACTAATCAGTTTAGTAAAGTTAAACCATTTGAACCACGGAATGCCACAAAGTTTACTGTTGGTTGGATGGGGTCCACTGCTCATAGAAGCGGTGATTTAGAGATACTTCGTCCGGTTGCTAATCAGATTTCACAGTTTGCCACATGGCATCATACCGGAGATATCGTTGCTCCTAATCATCCCAGATTCTACAAGGAAGTTGGGGTGTCTTCTGGGGCGGTCTCTACTAGTCCTTTCTTACCCCCTTACGAGTTACAGAATGGCATGTTGTTTAACGCAGGTATAGTGCCACTTACTAATATTCCCTTCAACCACGCAAAGTCCTATATTAAGGGATTAGAGTATGCCGCTTCAGGTATTCCATTTGTTGCTTCTTGGTCTCCACAATACGAGGAGTTAGTGGAAGAGCATGGGATTGGCTTTTTGGCAAAGTCTGAAAAGGACTACGTTAAATTACTTAAGGTCTTCAGTGATGGCGACTACCGTGTCGAAAAAGGATTAGAGTTCAAGCAAAAGGCCAAAAAGTTCGATGTAACTATTGGTGCTGAGAGGCTTGCTGAAAATATCGCTACCCTAGTAAAGGAGGCACGCCGTGAAAAGAGGTAAGCCTTTGAAGAGAAGTCCTATTAAGCGTGGTGATAGTACTTTAAAAAGATCACCCTTACAGAATCGCTCAAAGAAAATGAGCGATACCTATGTTGAGCGAAGAGAGATAGTTAAAACTCTTGTACAGGAGCGCAACTATTGTGAGGCGTGCCTGCTTTGGATAATGTTTGATATAGCAAGGAACGCTAACGATTCTTTGGTTTACACGCCAAATAAAGTAATGTTTGATTTATCAAGGAAGGCTAACGATTCTTTGGTTTACACGCCAAATAAAACCCGTGATATCCATGAGATAGTCAACAGGTCGCAGGGAGGGTCGATTATAGATTTACGAAATCTTCTTGCCGTCTGCCGTCCATGCCATAACAGAATAACCACTGACCCGAAGAATGCCGAGCGATTAGGTTTGCATCTGGAGAGTTGGTGCAACAATGAAGACGGCTTCAAGGAAGCAGAAAGGGTTAGGTATGAGTGGTCGCAAGGAAATATTGCAAAGCCTCATTGGTTCAGCGCTGACTGAGCATCCAGACATTTTAGATGAAATAAATTCTTTGTCTGGAAGTTTCGCAGATAATGAGTTGCCCCCTCTTGACCGAGAGGATGTTAATTCGCAGTTCTTGAGTGACTTGCAGACATCTTGGAGAAGAGACGGCGTGGCAATTTTAGAGTCATTTATTCCGGATGATATGATTGACGCTTATCGTAATGACTGGATTCAACATAACCGAGTGAATAATGATCGCCCTATGGGGTATCCCGGCGAGTGCGCATACTTTCAGGTTGAAAGTCTAATGCGTCTGTGTACGTATAAGCCGTTGCACGATGTCCTATCCCATATCATTGGCGATAATATGGGTGTCCATTTGAACCTTACTGGGTGGAAATCAACACAGCGTAATTGGCATCAAGACGGTTATTTAAACCCTGATTCCAATCGTGATCATTACCTTGCGGTTTGGATTGCTTTAGATGACATCCACGAAGATTCTGGCCCGTTTGAGTTTGTTCGGGGTTCGCATGTTTTACCAATTATAACACAGGATAAAACTCTAAGTAGACTATCTGCAAATGAGCGCAACGATCCGCTGTGGCCTAAGTATTCAGAGCGGTTTTTAACACCAATGTTTGAGGATTTGCTGGAACGTGGTGGACTTAAAACTGAGAAGTTTACTGCTAAGCGTGGGGACGTACTAGTGTGGCACGCTCGTTTAATGCATCGTGGGTCTAGTCCAAACAATCCTGACCTATGGAGAGAATCCGCAATCATACACTACTCAGGAGTTTCGCACAGACCAGACATGCCTAAGGCAGAACAGTTTGAGGACGCTGGTTGGTTTTTCCCCATTAATCAAAATATACCGTTGTAACATGTCTGCTAGTTATGGTAAGCAGGCTAAAGCGAAGGCCACTAAACTTCATAGCCTGTATGTAAGGACTAGAGACAACTTTACTTGCAGATGGTGTGGTGCAACAAAAGATGACGGAAAGCAAATTCAGTGTGCCCACATTCTGTCTAGAAGTATTTCTGCCACGAGGACAGACGAAAACAATGCTGTAGCCTTATGCGCTTCGTGCCATTGGAAGCAGTCTAAAAACCCTTTAGTGTGGGCACGTTGGTTAGAGGATGAGTTAGGCCGAGAGGCTTTAGATCATCTTTTGGAGATTGGAGTACCCGGAGTTAAAGTTGATTGGGACGCTGAGGTTAAGCGTCTACAAATCGCTCTTGACCTACTGGTCAGTGGATAGTATTATATGGTTATGGGTAGTATCCGCACGGCACCGATCAGCACTGTTGAGGTTGAATCAGAATTAATTAGATTGACTAGCGATCTAGAAACCGAGACAGAAGCGTTTGAGATTCTCGCTAAAGACCATGCTGTAAAAGAGGCAGAGTACAAAAAGCAGTGGTTCAAAGAGTACCTCGCTGCTGAAGGCGCTGTAAAACAAAAAGAAAGTTGGGCTGGTTACAAGACTAGTGATCTGTACTATGACGCTATGGTAGCAGAAGCCCTTGTTAAAGCAAAGCGAGAACGACTGCATTCTTTAAGAACTGCTTGTGACGCTTTACGGACAATTTCTGCAAACGTAAGATCACAAACAAAGTTCTGAGGACATGTAATGAAAGAATATTTAAATGTTGGGTGCGGTACACACTATGCTAACGGATGGATTAACACAGATGTTTGGGAGGATCACCAAACCAAGCCTGACGTTGTAGTTACCCCCAACGAGCCGTATCCTTTTGATAGTGATAGGTTCGACGCCATTTTTCTAGGCCATGTGTTAGAGCATATGGATTGGAGCGACGTAGGTGCATTCCTAGTTGAAATGAACCGTATCGCTAAACCGGGAGCCCCCATTTTAGCGGTGGGTCCTGACGTTTACAAGACGATTAAGCGGTGGCGAAAGAATTCTGAGCCGTGGTCAATGATTGAGTCTGTAATGGAACATCAGGACGTATATGGAGGGTACACTTCTTTCATTAACTCTGATGCGTATTCGGCGCAGCCTCCCGAGTGGTGGGACGGTGCCGCACATCATTGGAACTGCCACGAGGAGAGGATGCTATCAATTATGAAGTCAGTGTTTGATAACTGCTCAGTTTACTCAGATACAATCCCGTGTGATGTATCAATGAAATCTTGGGAGGATTCTAGTACCGGAATCACATGGCCAGTCGTTGGGTATTGGCACTGGCAATGTGCGGTGATGGGGTATGCGACATGAAACATAATATTGCTGATAACATCGAAGTGCTAGCAGTCGATATCGGTTTGTTGAAACCCTTAGAGAATAATGCTAGACGTGGTAATGTAGACGCCATTATGGCTTCGTATAAGAAGTTCGGACAAGTCAAGCCTATTGTTGCAGTTACTGACAGTGACGGAACTTTAGTTGTTATTGCTGGTAATCACCAGTTGGAAGCGGCTAAGCGTTTAGGTTGGGATCGCATTGCTGTATCTGTTGTCGATATGAATTCGGATGATGCACTTGCTTTTGCTCTTGCTGATAACAGGATTTCTGATTTAGGCACCACCGATAATGAGATGCTTTACGACATGCTAACTTCCGTCTTAACTGATGATGAAGATTTTTTTGAGTTGCTAGGGTGGGATGACTTTTCCGTTGCTGCCATAGAGAACTCTGTAATCTCTATAGAGTTTGGCGAGACAGTTGACCCTAATGGTGGGTGGAACGCCCCAGAGATTGTTATTTCTGATGTCTCTGATCACACCCCTATCAACACGGATCGGACTCCGGCTCCTTCTCCAACCTCTGGGGCAACAGTGGACCCTACACGTACTACAACCTCAGACATAGTAACACAGGGAAGCACAGCGGCTGGTACGTCAGGGGTAAGGAACGCTTCGATTCAGTTCACGATTGTGTTTGAGAATTCAGATCAGCAGTCAAAATGGTATTCGTTCTTAAAGTGGTTGAAGGAAAGTCCTGCTTATGATGGTGATACGACTGCAGAACGGATGCTGGATTTCGTTCAGCAACATTCACCCCGTGGTTGATCATGCCTAGACGCCGAATGTTTCTTGACATAAACTGTGTTGACGCTGCAAGGCAGCGGATTCGTCATATATATGATACGTTCGATACTGTATGCGTACAGTTCAGTGGCGGTAAGGATTCTACAGCATGTCTACTTCTAGCAAAAGAAGTTCATGAAGAACGTGGGCTGGGTCCTGTCAAAGTCATATTTAGAGATGAGGAGATGCTTTCACCTTCTATTGAGGACTACGTGACCCGTGTAAGCAACTACGATTGGGTGGACATGGAGTGGTACTGCTTACCACAGGGGCAAGAACTGTGGGTTCTTGGGGCAAGGCAGTATATCCTATTATGGTCTAAGCAGCGTGAGAAAGAAGGGCGCTTATTTAGACCTTATCCTGATGGGGCAATCCGTGCAGAGGACTTCGGGCTTAACCCTGCTGAAGCAATTCCACGCCGAATTGACGAATACACAATGCAAGGCAAGCGTGGACGCACTGCTTTCATTACTGGAATCCGTGCTAATGAGTCCATGATTAGGTATCGTACTGTTACACAGAAGTTGCACGAGAACTATATCAATCGACCATTCAAACTTTCTAAGGCTGTTCCTTTAAGGTTCGCAAAGATAATATACGACTGGACATCAGACGACGTTCTAAAGTTTATCACAGAGGAGCATGGTGCTGAGTACTGCGAGTACTACGACTTCGCCGCCATGAGTGGAGCAAACCAGCGTGTGGGTATCCCTTTACACTCTGTGGCCGCACGACGGCTAACGGATGTTATTCGAACGGAGCCAGAGTTTTACGACAACCTAGTTAGGTGTTTCCCCAGTATCGACGCTCAGCGCCAGTTATGGTCAGAGTTCGATATTGAACAGGTTATTGACATGTACTCTGAGATGGGCTGGAAGGGAGCGAAGTATTGCATTGATGACAATATTTTGACACAAGGAATGCGCAAAGCGGCAATGGTGTATACGAATGAATTCAAGAAGCGCCACGTCAAAGACCCGTACGGTTACCCTGTTGACCATTTAATTAGAACACTCATGCTTAACACGTTTATCGGAACCCCAAGTCCAGTTGGTCCAAAAACAAAAGCACACAATAAGCGGGTTGCCTTACTGGACCAAGACCATCAGATGCTCATGGATGCTGACAGCCTTGACATTCAAGACGATACTCGGTAAAGTATCTAGATGGACTACACGAAAGTATCAGAACTTAGACCCGCCAAATGGGCGTCTGCGTGTTATATTGTAACACCTGACTATAAGAGACTTTCAGAGTCAATCGGCACGTATGGTATTTTGTCACCAATTGTAATTCAACCTGACGGAACGATTGTGGACGGTTACCATAGGTGGCTAATTGCAAACGAGCAGTCAATAAGCAAGGTCCCTGTTGTAGTAGTGGACGTTGACGATATTGCCGCCATGCTGCTACACATCGACATGAACAGGTATAGAGGCATCGTTATAGCCAAGTATCTGTCACGAATGATTCAGAGAATATTGTCGTCCGGAAGTTACGACCACGATTCTTTACGTAAACGTATGTCTATGACTAAAGATGAGTTTGATATTCTCGCTGACGGCTCTTTAATTAAAATGCGTAAAATCAAGCAACACTCTTATTCTCCTGCGTGGGTACCGATTGAGTCCAACACTGGTGAAGACATTACCGTTGAGAGAGTGACAGGACACGCCGAGCAGGTGTGAGAAAGAGGTATAAAATGGAAATGAACGCTTATCAGGTGGCGGCAAATGAGACCGCTGTTTTCCCGCCTACACGTGGTGTTGAGTACACTACACTTGGTCTTACGAGTGAGGCAGGTGAGGTTGCTGACAAGGTGAAGAAAGTTATCCGTGACAATAACGGAGAGTTTTCGGAACAGCACAAAGCGGATATCGTTAAGGAACTTGGCGATGTGTTGTGGTATGTGTCTAGTCTCGCTTGGGAACTAGGTTATACCCTTGATAATGTTGCCGACATGAATATTAGCAAGTTATCTAGCCGTAAAGAGCGAGGCAAGATCGGTGGCTCTGGGGATGACCGCTAAACCTTGGCAGTCTTTAATATCCGCATTTAATGATGAGTCTGCTTCCGCTGACTCTCTACTCGCTAATGCCGCAGCAGACTATTTAGTAGTAGTAAATCAGGTGTTTGTATTCGACAAGTTCAAGTCAGAATTTGTTGAGGTACCTAATCGGTTCGTTACTGGCCGGGAGGTACTTTCTGATTCTGGTGGATTCCTTGAAAACTGGGAAGTCGTTAAGGACCGATACGAAATAGAGCAGAACCAGAAAATCCTAAATCGTGCAATAGGGATAGTTAATAAAGCAGGCTCGTCGGCAAGATTACTGGGCTGTGGAACTCTTGACGAGGGAAGAAAGTTTTTTGCTGTAGTTCATACTGGCGCTATAAGTGTTAGATGTAGTACTGGCAGAGATGACTTCATTGACTCATACATAGTTGTAATGTCGTCCCATGACGGAAGTATTCCCATTTGCTACTACAACCTAGATGCCCGTAGGCTGACCGGAACAATTTACAGAGTTGCCTCAACACCTGCTGTTGATTTCAGCATACGGAAGCGCCACACACCAAGTGAGGCCGACTTAGACAAGCAAGCAGTGGAAGTTTTACAGATGCGAAAAGAGTGGTCTAAGTATTTAGGTACTAGTATCAGAAATCTATTTCGCCCCAGTAGCAGTAATTATGACAACGAGACGTTAGAGAAATTCTGGCCCGTTAATTCAGCGACAACTGAGAAAAGACGAGAACACGCTGAAAGTGTACACGACACTATCAGGAAGTTAATTAAGTCCCAACACAATCAAGGATGTTTTGGGAATTGTAGGTGGGCAACATTTAATGGAATTTGCGAGTACATTGACTTCCACAGGAATGTTGCAGAGGATGAAGCCGCACAGCAGATGTTTGAAGTTGACAACTATAGCCATAGATTAAAAGTTGATGTGTTTAAATGGTTGAGCACCTAGCCGACAATATATATGTGTTTCGTGAGTTTAGTACTAATTATGAGATGCTACTGGGGGCACTTATAAATGTGGACCAAAATAATATTCAGGTCACCCCACATCATACATTTTTAACGTATGCTCCAGACCATGCTAGCGATCCTAAAATGTTTGAGGTTGTTTCCGAGTATGTTGAAGACATTGCACTGGCACTATTAGGTACCTATGGATTTAATGGTGTTGAGAACATTAGCGTGCCTGCTGTAATGTACAGAGTTGGTCAGAGTATGCCTGACCACGACGATATGTACCATAACGCCAGCGACCCTGAGTTGAGAGAAAATGTGCACGTTTACAGCACTGTTCATTTTTTAAACAATGGTTATAGCGGAGGAGATTTAGTTTTTCCCAATCTCGGTCTTGTTATTCAGCCAGAAAGCAACATGCTTGTTATGTTTGGGTGCGAGCACGTCCACCGCTCCGAGACTATAACCTCAGGAGTGAAGTATTCATCTACAAAGTTTTGGAGAGATAAAAATGCAGTTCAGTGAAAGCCTACAAGAGAACTTCGTAATTGATATTACTGAGCAGAAGCACGACGGCTACTACGTTGAGTTGGGTGCGTTTAACTCCCATGAGGGTAGCAACACTCGTGTGTTGGAACAAGATTTCAATTGGCGTGGAGTTTCTTTTGAAATTGAGAAAGACCGCAGGGAACAGTTTACTGCGAACAGAAGCAATCCTTGTTATGGTGATGCGCTTGATTTCGATTACACTGATTACTTTAAGTCTGCAGGGTTCCCTAACCAGATCGACTTTTTACAGGTAGATATTGATGCTGGGTATACTGAGGAAATGCGCCCTAACGGAAGCCCGTACACTTCGTTGTTGGGACTCATTGCCCTACCGCTGACTTTGTACAGGTTTACTGTCATAACGTTTGAGCATGATGCTAACATGTATTTTAGGAATACATCTATACGTGACGCTCAAAGAGAAATTCTTGATGCGTTAGGATACACTCTTGTTGCTAGAACAATTCATGAGGATTGGTGGGTAGACCCGACAGTGGTCAAGCCCGATGTATACCGCAAGCATTTGAGTTGGGAAACTCTTTAGCAGATAATTTCTATCTTTCGCTTGAGCCCCATTCCAAGCCCTGCGCAAACATTGAATGCATGTGTCGCTGCGTCAACTTGGTCGTCGTGGACTCGTGCTTCTGGGAATGCTGACATTTCATCAATAAAGTCTGTGTTCCAGTCTGCCTGAACGAGTCGGACGTTTCCATTAGCCACTGCTGCGGCAAACGGTTTTGCTCGTGTAACCTTGTCTCCTGTTGCTCTCTGACCAGAGAACGCATATCCGGGCAATACGTATCTAGCATATTGGTCGATTAGGTTCTTTCCCGCAGAGCCGGGTTCTTGCTCCATTTGAATTGCTATTTCTACACCGTCTTCTTCCGCAGTGTCTCTAATAAACTTTTCAATTTTTTCACCTTTAGCACGAATTCTACGCACGTCAAGAATATAGAAAACTCCGTTATCGAATGCGCCGAGACAGCCAACAGTCCAGTCAGGGTCGGGGTTTGATTGTGATGGCTCTGTTCCAGCCAAATCCCAGAATCTGATAATGGATGTGTCTTTTGAGAATGTAGGTATCTCTGATGGTTCTACAACCTCAAAGTTGTTCCTATCAAACATTGACCCAAGCGTGGTTGACCACCAGTCTCCAAACTCCAGCCTCTTTCTTTCCACGGGGTCTAGTTCTGCCAGCATGGCTCGGTAGGAGTCTGGGTCGATTCCGGGGTTGTCTGTAAGCATTGAAGGAATAAATATTCTTCCTGTCTTTTTACCTTCCACCAAGAACCGTTGCCTCACCCAGTTGGGCGCAGGGTTTGTCGCTGCCCTCATACGCAGAGGTACTTGTGCCAGTGGCCCTGATGCCGGTCGGCGGAGACGAGAGAACATATAGCGATAGTCTGATTCTCTAATTTCAGTAACCTCGTCCATTCCGATGAATTGGAATTCGGAACCTTTGTATCTCAGATAGTCGTTAACGTTATTCAAGTAGCCGAATGTGATTCGTGCTCCGCTTGGGAATGTTGCAGTATACTGGTTAGCGTTCCAGTTAACATCGTCATACTGCATTATCCAGTCCCTAAATCGGTCCATGAGTGCTCCGGGTAGAGCAAGGTCGGCGTAAGTTCGTCGGAAAAGGATAGCGCTATAGCCCGGAACGTCCACATATTGGAGTGCCGCCATAATAAGGGCAGATGACTTTCCCCCACCAGCGGCACCACCAAATAATACTTCCTGAGTTGTTGCTTTCAAGAATACCTTTTGTGTCAGAGATGGCTCCTCCACCCAATACTCTGAGCGCTTTGGCTCAAGATATTCTTTGATTTTCTGCCAGTCGGCTGTTTCGTTGGACATATGTGCTTGTCTCCTAGACAAATTCACGGTAAAGTATATTCATGAAGAATCTTGTAAATCGATCTGCAGCGGCACATATTCTTATGTGCGCTGGTATACTATTAATAGGCTTTGGTGTTAGTATACTAAGTTTAGGATGGGGTCTGGCAAGTGCTGGATTCGCTTGCGGTGCGTACGGCTATCTATTAGGGGCTGAGTAATGGCTTGGAACAATACGTCTAGTAAATCTCTTGAAAATATTGTAACTGGTCAGAAAGCGGCTCCCGTCTCAGTCGGTGCACCCATTTCGTACAGTCCTTCAATTCAGGGAAGAAACGAAGGGTACCATGACGGTTGGGATATTGTTAAAGCATACCGTGAAGGTGTGGCTAAAGTAACATGGGTTTTCCGGGCTATAGACGTTATTGCTTCCAACCAAGCACGTCTACCCATGATATTCAGAAAAGACAATAATCCATTTGGTGAAATTGTAGACGACCACTCATTACTACGTCTATTCAATAACACAGCGAATGCTGGGGAAAACGCTTTCGCTTTCCGCTATCGACTATCTTCTCAGTTGTTAATGAGCAGCCGGGGTGCTTTTGTCGAAATTGTTCGTGGACGTAGTGGTGTACCAATTGCTTTGCACCTACTTCCTCCTCAGAATACCTCCCCTATTCCCGATGTGAACAACTTTGTTAAAGGGTTTGAGGTAAAGATAAGCGCAATGGAAAAGCGCACTATCCCACCTAAGAATGTTATTTGGATTAGACGCCCACACCCATTAGACCCGTACCTATCCATGACCCCAATGGAGGCTGCAGGCGTTGCTATTGAATTAGAGAACTTAGCAAAAATTTATAACCGAAACTTTTTGATTAACGATGGCCGTCCGGGTGGTCTCCTTGTCCTTCGTAGCGAGATTGCTGACGAGGATAAAGAGGAGTTGCGCTCAAGGTTTCGTGGGAATATTGGACGTGTTGGTTCGGTAGGCGTGATTTCATCTGACGATGGTGCCGACTTCGTTGATACTGCTGCCAGCCCACGGGATGCGGCATATATTCAAATGCGTACTGTTACAAAAGAGGAGATTCTAGCGGCATTTGGTGTACCAGAGTCGATTATTGGTAACTCCTCAAATAGAACATTCTCTAACGCCATGGAAGAGGGCAAGGTGTTCTGGATGGAAACGATGTCACCCCACTTGGATTTGATTGCTCGTTCATTTGATAGACTTGATGACACCTACTTCATTGATTTCGATACGTCAAACGTCCCCATCCTTGTTCTTGCAAAACAGGAGCGTGAGCGTCACTATTTGACAGAATACCAGCAGGGTCTCATTAGCACCAATGAGTACCGAGAGGCGTCTGGAAGAAAGAAAGTTGTTTCAGACATTGCTGACTCGTTGTTGTCTAACCCCAACCAGACACCAATTGCCAACACAGAAAAGCCAATGAATGAGGGGGCAGACGTTCAGGGAGGCGTTCCCTTAGACGTGCAGGCTTCAGAAGCACAGCAACAGCAGGTCACAGAATTTAGTCCGGAACAAGGGGCATTTGTTCCCACGGGGACGGTTCAAGGGACACAGCGGATTGAGGCTAGCGCCGCTCAAGTACCTAGTGAGTTAAGTGAAGCGGAGGGTGAGCAGAGCCGCCCTTTACAAAATCAATCTCCTTAGTAGATAGCCAAACTAATTTAAGTCTTTTGCCTACTTGGGAAGAGAAAACACTTTATCGTGTAGATTCGATGGAAGACGAAGTGTCTTCGGCTTTAGAGGAAATTTTTGATACACAAGAGCAATTAGTTTTAGATAGATTGAATAGCGACGAAGGTAAGGCCCTTTTTGGCGCTGGCGCTGTAGCGGGAATCCTTTCTGTGTATATGCTGTCTCTTCAGACAAACCAACTAGTTGAGGCAATGGGCGCAGTTTATGACAAGGCCATTTCTGACAATATCACCGAGGGTTATGGACGACAGGTAAGTGGTGAAGAGCGATCCGCTGCATTAGCAAATCAGGCATCTGTAGTTAACTCTTTCAATTCCACGACTCGTGATCAAGTTATTGCAGCACTTGGTGTCGCAGCAGCACTTACTGACGAAGATGGCAGAGATGTTGACATTGCTCTCAAAGTCGCTTTAGCCTATTCTTTAGTTAAAAGTGTTTTCAATAAACTGCGATCAAAGCGTAAGCCTTTAATTATTGATTCTGCTGTATTAGGTCCGTACAATCAGGGCTTACAGGATTCCGTAAAGGAGTCAAGGGACGGTTTAAGTGTTTATAAGCAGTGGGTGTCGCTTCGTGATGAGCGTGTTCGGACCGATCATCGCAAGTTACACGGGGATAAAGTACCTGTAGGTTCCGCATTTTTCGTGGACGGTGTGGCTATCAGGTTCCCTAAAGACCCTCTTGCTCCGCCGCCGCTGACTATAAACTGTAGGTGTGTATTAAAGTTCGGCGTATAATTATATAAAAAGAAAATAGCATGTTTATATAAACACTTCATCATCATCTACTGGAGGGGTGTATCATATGAATGTTGCAATGGTACTTAAGGAGAGTCATGACTACTCTAGTTTCACAAAATCAAGCATCAGAAACCGACGAGGCTTTTGATTTTAAGGCTATTTCAGGCCAAATCGGGATTGATAAAGCGCAAGGAATCGTAGAAGCGTTCGTATCAGGCATCGGTAATAAAGACTCAGTTGGGGATATTGTTATCTCCGGCGCATTTTCTGGTTCCTTAAAGCGTCGCAAGCCTAGAGTTGTATGGGGTCACGACTGGAATCAACCAATCGGTAAAGTTATTGAAATCTATGAAGTACCCAAGACTGACCCCCGGCTTCCTGATAAGATGAAGCAGGCAGGAGTAGGTGGGCTATTTGCCAAGGTTCAGTTCAATTTGAACACAGAGCGTGGCCGTGAGGCTTTTGCTAATGTTGCTTTCTACGGGCATGACCAAGAGTGGTCTATTGGTTACAAGACTTTAGACGCTGACTTTGATGCAGTTAAGCAGGCTAACATTCTCAAAGAAGTTGAACTTTATGAAATTTCACCAGTGCTGCACGGGGCCAATCAGTTGACCGGCACCATTTCTGTAAAAGATGACGAGAAAAATGCACAAGCAAAGGAAGTCACAATCACAATGAATGATTATAAGGGCGGGGCGTCAAACGACGTAGATGCCATGTCGTCCATGATGGGACGCTTGATATCTCGTGCGTTGAATAAGCCTGTACAGATTTTAAACATTGAAGACAACAACGTTATTTTCCAGACCGGTGAGGACATGGTGTGGATGGCGACATTTTCCACAGAAGGAGATCAGATAGCGTTAGGTAAGCCAACTCGTGTTAAGCCTACTATGACTTACGCTCCAGTAGGAGAGGGTGCTCCTCCCGCAATGATGGTTAAAGAGCCAGAGGCCAAAGACGCCGATGAGCCTGAAGGTATCCGTGACGGTAATAATGAAGAGGGTACTTGGGCTACTCCTGATATCGCTCTGGCGTGGTCAAAGACTTTCGGTTGCTCCGGTTGGCACTCGCACGGAGGTGGTTTCCTGCCGTGTGAAACACATGCCGAGTACTTGGAGGCTGTGGAAAAGTTTGACGGTAACGCAAACATCAACTCACATAATAACTACCTAGCAGGGGTTAGTGTTGAAGAGTCCAAGAGTGGCTGCTCATGCGATAGCGTAAAGGGTGGCGACTATGACGATGATCAGCGCCGCTCGTATGGGGACAAAGATCACTTGAAGGACCCAATGACTCTGCTACTTATGGCATACAACGAGATGCTTAAACTTCGTGGCGCTGGCGAATTACGTGAGGCGACTCTAGGTCTTATTGACGAAGTTGAGAAGTTCTTGACTTCAGCACCAATGTCTCTTCCTGCCGAGCAGAATGAGAAGATCACGTCTGGCTTTATCGTACATGTCAAGTGTGCTGATAGCCATGCGTTTGATGTCAGCAAGGCTATGGTGGATGTGCCGGTTTTTGCCTTCAAAACAATTGATGGTGTCGATCTACACTTTTCCACTAAGATGAATCACGAGGAACTGATGATTAAGGTCGCTAGCGCTTTAGCCAACCTTGAGTTCGATCCTCAGATTTCTATTACCCAGAACACAGACCTTGACACCGATAACGGTGTTGAGTAGTATACTCTTTGAAGGATTTAGGAGTTCAAAAAATGAGTGAAAACATGAATGACGATCTTAAGAAGTTTGAGGATATGGATGCTCTGCTTTCTTCTGAGGAAAAGAGTGCTAATGTGGACGAGAAGGGCGCACCTTCTGTATTCATGACTGACATTCGATTCAAGGAGTCTGTCGATGCTGGTGAACTCTTAGACGAGGCCGCATTTTCCGTTCTTGATGAAGAAGATCAAAAAGGATACGAGATGATCAATGTCATGAATGAGGAAACTAAGGAGCCAATGGGCTGGATGTTCCGTTTCAAGGCAGAAGATGATTCTGAGGAAGAGGATGCTGAGGCAGACGTTTCTGGCGACGCAGAGGTAGAAGAAACCGCTGATGAAGTTTCTGGCGAGGAAGATGCAGAAGAGAAGTCGGTGGACAACTCTGTTGTAAGTGAAAAGGCCGCTAAGATCATGTCTATGATGAATCCGGCCACCGTTGATAAGCCCTCTATGTTCCTAACTGACACTCGTTTTAAGGAAATGATGGAAGAAGGCGAACTTATTTCATCAGAAGATTACGACGGTCTAGATGAAGACGCTAAGTCCGCATTCGAGGAAGTTGCGGTTTACGAAGAGGGTACAGGGAAGGGCTACGGTATGAGTTACCGTCGCCGTAGCCCAATGGAAGTTGTTGCCATGCGCAAGATGGCCGATAATGGCGAAAAGGCTGAAGATGGCGAATCAAATGTGGACATGTTTGACACTGAGGCAGAAGCGATTGAGCGTGCCGCAGTTCTAGGTTGCGAGGGTGTGCACCGTGCTGGCGTTAAGTTCATGCCATGCGCCACGCATGAAGAGTGGCTTGATTTGGCTAAGAGCGATGTTGACGAGACTCCAGACGCTGCTCCTGCTCCCGCTGCTCCTACTGCTCCTGCTGCTCCTGCTGCTGCAGGCGGTATGAAGTCTGAAGAGGACTTCTTGTGCGGATTCCAACGCAAGTCGGTTAATCAGCCTTGCGAATTCTGCCACGGTGGCTGCTCACCCGAAGATGGTCTCCCCGGATTGGGTGATATTGAATCGCAAGTTAAGAGTGCCTATGAAGGCTCTGAGGTTGTGGGTTCGGGCTATTCAGTTGCTGACGACATGTTCGTTGTTGATGTTAAGCGTGCTGATGGCTCCTGTATTGAAGTTTTCCTTTCCGGTGATGGTCAGGAACTGGGTTGGTTGAAGATTGATGAGAATGCGCTTGAGGGCAAGTCGCTTGAGCAGATTAACATCATTTCTAAATCTGACGCAGAGCAGGCCGCTGTCACAGCATTCGCATATATGGATGTTGAGGCAAAGGGAGAAGTCATGGGTGTTATGGTTGACGTTTTCGCTGATGAGGACGTATATGTTGTTGAGGTTGAGGCTAGCGAAAAGAGTTACGACTTCTTCATCTCCGTTGAGGGCAAGGTTCTTGGCTATGACGAATATGACCTCATTGACGAAGTTAAGTACGAAATGACCGAAGAGGACGAGATTAAGGCATTAGAGGCTGAACTTCAGATTAAGCGAATGTATTCACGTGAACAGCGTGAGTCGATGTCAGAGTCTGGTGAAGCAATGCCTGACGGTTCATTCCCTATTGCTGATGAAGCCGATTTGCAGAATGCAATTCAAGCACATGGGCGTGCAAGCGACGTTGAAGCCGCAAAGGCTCATATTACTAAGCGAGCAAAAGAACTTGGCCTTGAAGACATGATCCCAGAAGACTGGTCGATGGACTCTGGGCAGGAATCAGGCGACGAAGAGAAGTCACTTGACGCTGATATTGTAAACGCCCTTCAAGAATTCCAGAGTTTGATGGAGGAAGGGCTTTCCTGAGCGGAGGCTTAAATGACTCCATCATCCGTTGCGAAAAGAGTCATATTAGCAAACGAAGCGTTGCTAAATATTGGAGCGACTGCGTTTCTTGGTAGCACGGCACACAAAAAGCCTGTAGAATATGTAGATGAGGACGGCTTAATTCACGTCTTTGAGCCGCTTAAGAATGACGGGGACTCTAATGACGATTGACGTTAAAGAAGTAGTGGGTGTTCCACAGGAAGCAATTACTGGTGAAGTTCTCCGTGGGCGTGGTCCTCGTCGTGGTAATCTAGAGAAACTGATAAAGTACTGGCGTCCAATAATGAAGAAGCCGGGGGGCTTTCGACGCTGCGTTATAACACTAATGGACAAGCCCCAGTTTGGTGGCAAGCCTCAGCGTATTTGCGCATGGCTTCACCATGAGATTACAGGGAAGTGGCCAAACGAAGGAAATCACCATGGTCGCCGTGGCGGGAAGCGTAGAAGTGTCCGCAGAAGTGTACGTACTGGTGCACGCAGGGCGAAGTCAGCATACGTTCCACAGGAAATAACTGATGTCTCTGCGTTTAGGTTAGTTGTTCGGCAGTCTCGTGATTTCAATGGGGTTTTAGTTCAACCCATTGCAGGTAGACAAAATGCTGTCGATCTTAAGGCCGCTTTATTTGCCACGTCTTCCATGCGTGTACCCATGTCTGACGGTCTTGAGGAGAAGAGAGTAGGAATATTTGGTAGCAGTTCGGGTACCGCTCAGGGTATTCAGGCTGTTGGTACTATGCTTGCTCCGGGTGACTTGTCTGATGTGCGTAGTCCTGTGCGATCACAGATTTATGAGACGCTGACTCCGGGGGGTGGGCGTGGTCTTCCAAGCGCTCGTGGTATGGGTCGTCGTCTGTTGAGTGGTGCTGGGCGTGGGGCACGTAATCAGTACCGTTGTCCTCCGGGTTTTGAAAAGGGCGGCACGTTTACCAATTCTCAGTTCAGCACTTGCGGTGCTCAGATTTTAGGTATCCCTAAAATTGGTCCCGGTTCTCCTTCCGCTGGTGCACAGCGTGCTTTGGCCCAGTTAGCGAGGAATGCTACGTTGGTGCGGGAGATTGGTGATCTTCGTCAGAATAGGAGCGCTTACGATATAATTCGTGCTGCTCAGATTCCTGTTGCTCCAAAGAAGGGTAGTCCCACTAGACGAGAGACTTCTGTAGATTTAGTTCTTTCTCGTATTGCTGAGAGTGATTTTTCCGCTAGGACAGTGCGACGTGATGGAGTTATTCTTGAGCCGGTTGTTTCTGTTGCTGCTCTAGGGAAACTTGACGAGTTTGATGACCTTGTTGACGGTTCTTTAATTGATGTTTACACTTCTGGCCAGATTGGTAGGGAGGCTTTCCCTGCGCTTTCTACTGGACTTCGTGATGTTTATATTGGGTTCCCTGAAATTGGTGCATTAAAGATTAGCCGAGTTGGTGGCGAGTTGTCACCTGAAGAAATTGATAGTTTACGCAGAGTTTTCCCAACTTCTATTCGGCGGGCCGCTGATCTGCCTGATCCTTCTGCCGCTATTTACGAGTATGTTACTAATTCTTCAGGAAGGTTTGAAGTTTCATTTGGTCGTGTAACTAATAACAGTTACAAGCCGGTAAAGGCTGACAATGAGTTGATTCAGGTTGTTGCGGCTGGTGGGAAAATGTTGACAGTTCCTCGCTGGGTGTATGAAACGTTCCTGTCTCGCTCTGCACCACGACGTGCAAAGGACGCTCCAGTATACGAGATTTCCGGTGAAGCAAAGTCATTGAATCCTTTCTTTGTTTCTACTAAGACTGATACATTTGTAAATGTTCATAACTTGAATTACAAAAAGAGTATTGAGGCCCGTACAAATATTTTTGTACAATCTGTAGATCAGGCTAATTACGACTTTAAAGCCCGTAAGAAGCCTAAGGTTATCACTAGTGGGCGTACTCGTGCTATCTTTGACACAAACATCAGCAGGTATCGCTGCCCTCCGGGCACTAGGTATGGTGGTCGTATTAGTGACAAGTTTGGTCGCAATTGTGGCTATTCTTTGAATAGGCGTGTAATTAATGGTCTGGTTGATTTAGGTGTAACTATTGAAGACGCTATGGATAGGCGCAAGCGTCGTCGGGATGTAAAGCCCGGAGATGGTGGGAGCCGTTTAACTCCTGATACCAAGTCCAAGTTGTCTGAAGCAACAACTCGCCTAGATGATACTATGGGCAAATTGTCTGATGTTTTTGATAAGACTGAAGATAGGCGTCCGGGTAGGCTTGGAAGGACGCTAGGGGAGCAGGTTTCCGATGCTGATTTAACTGACGAGGAAAAAAATCTTCTAAATGGCGAAGAGTTTGCTGATGCTCTTGAGAATTTACGTGATGTTGTAAACGGTGATGATTTTGCCGACGCCGATATTTCTGATATCCGCAATGCTTTTCAGCGTTTGGAGAAGGCTGCTAATATTGAGGCTGGTCGAATGACTGATAACCCTCCTAGGGATCAGGACGGTCGTAATATTGGTGCACGAATTGTTGACGCTATCTTGGCTGGTATTGAGAAACTTGGTGAATTGCTGGAGCGCCTTGGTGATGCCATGCAGGGTAATCGGCGTGGTCGTGATCGTCGTCCGGGGGATGGCGATGCCAATGTTCCGGGTGGTCGTCCTCGTGTTCCGGGTGGGCGTCCTCGTGATGACGGAGACGGTCGTCCTCGTGTTCCGGGCGGGCGTCCTCGTGATGAAGGTGACGGGCGTCCCTTTGTTCCGGGCGGGCGGCGTCGTGTTCCGGGAGAGGCGACGAGCGACGAGGATAGGCGTCGTATGGCTAAAGAAATCCGAAACATGTCGGATGAAGAATTGCTAAGGTCTCGTGAGGCGCCACGATTTGATGGCGATACTACCCGTGCTGCACGTAGCCAGATGATTGAGGATGAAATTCGTCGCCGTAATCTTAGTGAAAACCTTGATTTAGGTAATGATATGGACGTTCCGGGCGAGCGTCCTCGTGTTCCGGGTGATGCAGGAGATGAAGATTACCTTGCGGTTCTAGACGAGATGCAGAAGATGCAGGAAGACTTTGACGTGCGTCGGGGCGGCAAGACCGGTGACTTTGTTGAAAATCTGAAAGATAACGATCTTGATAGGTTTGTTAATGCGTTAGAGCAGATTCCTGATCCTGACAAAGAGGAACAAGAACTTTTGCAGCGGCTTCGGACGGAGCGAGGGTTACGTGGGCTTGACGAATTTCAGGAGCGTGCGCAAGACTTTGATATGCGACAGGGCGGCATGACCGGTGACTTTATTCAGAATTTGAATGATGATGAGTTAGATAAGTACATCAATGTTATAGAAGGCTTAGACAACGATATTCTGGGGACAGAGGGTCAAGAGATTCTCAATAAGTTGCGTGCTGAGCGTGACAATAGGGGCCCTGCTGATGGTGTAGATATTGTTCCGGATAGTGTCTCTCCTGATCCAGATCAGGAAGCGCTAGATGTGTTAGACGAATTGCAAGAGCGCCAGCAAGATTTCGATTTGCGGCAGGGTGGTATGACTGGAGATTTCGTCAACAATCTTGATGATAATGATTTGTCTCGCTTCATTCGTGCTTTGGACAATATTAAAGATTTGGATGATGAAGAGAAGGAACTATTAGAGCGACTTAAGGCTGAGCGGGAAGAACGCAATGGTCCTGTCTCTCCCGATGCTCGTATACCTGTTGATGTCGATATGTTAAGAGACTTCTGGAATGGTAGACACGCTCAAGTAGAAGATGAAGACCGTTTTGATATGCTTACTGGGGATGAGCAAATAAATGTCGTAAATCAGGCTCTTAACGAGTTTGACGAATTGGCACAGCAGTGGGCTACAGAGTTGGGTGTTTCTAATCCAAACGACTTCAGTGTGAGCGATATGCGTAGGCGTATTAGAGAACTCCTTGTTGACGATAGTGAGTCAGCGCCAGATAGGGGTAGGCTGTGGCAACGCAGGCTTAACGACTTCTTAGAGTTGAACGAGTTTTCTCGTAAAGTTGAGGTCGCTAATTCTGATGAAGAAATTCAGGCGGCTGCTAGCGATCATTTGATGAGACTTTCTCCTAACCGTCGTGACGCTATTGCAAATGCACGCAATTTGGATGGTGCTAGCGTAAAAAGGGTTATCAATAATGACCCTAAGTCTAGTGTCAGGCAGGCTAGCGATGTAGAGGATGTTGACGACAAGATTGAAAGAATCCGTGCGTTGAGTGATACAGACATTCGTAACATGTCTCCCGATGATCTGGCTCGTGATTTAGGTCGCCTTGATAGTGAGTATAGAAATTGGGGCAGGGATAGGAACGGTCCTCCCCCACGCAGGCTCGCTCAAGCCATAGATAAGTTGAGAGCAGAGTCTCGTCGCAGAGATTTGTTGGAGAACGGTGGTGACCCAGACGAAAACATTTCTGATAGAGTTCAGCGTCTTAAGGCTTTGAACGAGTCGGACATACAAAATCTGAGCGATGACGACGTAGTTGGTGAGTTGGTTGCACTTGACCAGCATGTCTTGCAGGTTGGCATCAATGGGGTAGACGACGACCTACTTAAGGTCAGGCAAACACTTCGTGATGAGCGGGAGAGGCGAAGGCTTAACAATGTTTATCAAAATGACCGACCTATTGAAGATCGTGACGATTCCGCAATTGCTAGACAGATAAATGATCTTGAGGCGTTGGCTGCTGCCGTACCCGAAGAGTTTGAGGGCGGCATTGTACAACAAATTCGGGATTTAGAGGCAGAAGAGGAGCGCAGGCGTGGCGTTGTTGCTAGCGTGGAGGATCAGGTAGAGAGTATTCCTGCTTCGTCTTCTTCTACTAGCAGAATTAAGAAGTTGCTTTCGTTTGACTGGAAAGGTCAGCGTGCCCGCAAAACTCGTCAACGGCAAGCACAGATGGATAAGATTGCTGCTGCCCGTTATGGTGATGATAGACCATACGAAGTAACTCACACCATGCCTGACGGACAAGTTTTGACTGGTCTTGAGGCTTTCAAAAAGAAGTCTCTTGAGGAGCGCCGTGCGTACGTCAAGAAGATGTTTTCACATAATGTGGAGGTAGCGGCTGGTACACAAACTATTAATGGCGTGACTTATAGAAAGACTGTTACCCCTGTTATAGATGAAGGAGACATCCGTTTTACCAATGACGGCGCACCTTCTCGTGTTAGTGGATCATCACGTTTCAAGGTTTATCGTCTAAATGATGATGGTAGCGAAACTTTAGTCGGCAATGAGTTGAGACGATCTGGCTGGCCTAATGATAGTTTCAGTAGGTCCTTCACTGACGACACTGAAGTCTACCACGCTACGTTGGGGACTAAGACCGTCTTCGACCCTAATACTGGCAGGTTTGGCCCACAACGAGGTGCGCCTGACGAAAATATGGTTGGCTTCAGTGTTGGTGGAGGCTTTGCTAGTGAGTTTAACAGTAATGCTTTCCTGTTTTACAGGGGCATCGGTATAGATAATGTTAAGACTAGTCCTGCTGATGTAGGAAAAGCGGCATGGGCTGCACAAGGATTTAGGGCGGTAGAGCCTCGTAACTTACAGGGCATAAATAATGGTGCGCAACGGCTCCTAACAGAGTACGACAAGTACTACGAGAGTTTAGCGAATGGGGTCAAGCCCACCAAACTCCAGATTTCCGCTCGTTTAGTAGTAGGCGATAAGGATAGTGGTAATCGTTTGCGTGCTTTGGTTGAGAGCGGAAAAGTTGGTATAGCCAACGACGACTATGATAATGTTCCGGGCCATTTTGATTTCCTTAATGGGTTGCTACCTACTTCTGCTGACGGGTCAAAGGGTAGAAATACTCCGGCTTACAACTGGATACAAGGGGCTGCGTGGAATAAGGGGTTAAGTTCCGAGGAGGCGAGTAGAAATTTTGACGTGCTCAAGACCGAAGTGAATGACGCCGGAATTCCTGATTTAGAAATGAACGACTTGCAAATTACTCCGGCTGAAGGGGTTTTCCTGTCCATCGGTGAGACACTCGGAGATGCAAGACTTGATATTTCTGGGTTGTCTGCTCCCAAGCCTGTCGGTGCTCCCGATGCTCCCGATGTCCCCGGTGCTCCCGATGCTCCCGATGCTCCCGGTGCTCCCGTTCGTAGAAACGTAGTTAAGCGTGTTCAGGCAGTTCGAAGGGGTTATCGTAGGTTCCTTGGGCGTGGAGATAATAACAATCGTGCACTAATTACCACTCAGGTTGAGATTGGTAACAAGAACATAAACACTAAAGATGATGCCGTGCAGTTCATGGCCCCCGGAGGCGGCAATTTAGCCGACGTTCCTGACTTGTTCTTGCGTGATGCAATTGAACAAAATGCGGGAGGACCTGACAAAAGGTTTGAGATTATTGCGCAGGGTGGTGGAATTAATGGTATGGACCGATACCGTGATCGTGACACTGGTCAATTCTTTGGAGTTAAATATTCCGGTGGTAGAGGTGCTGTTCCTGATGAGGCATATAATGAGGCGTTGGGTGCTGCTTTAGGAGAAAGATTCGGTTTTGCTCAGGGGCAAATCAGGTTTGACGGTCCTGCTGCTCGGGCTAATAATAGGGGAACACAAACTCCGACAATTGTTGTAGATTTGGCTCAGAACTACCATGGTGGTCAGGTTGAGCAGGCGGTAGACGTTCCTCTTAATACGGGTTCTGTTAGGGATCATGTTCGCTTAACCCTACTTGACATGGTTTCTGGAAACACTGATAGGCATAGAAACAACTTCTTGTTTTCTCGGAGAAACGATAATTCGCCATGGGCGCTTGTACCGATTGATAACGGTTTCGGTCTCAATGGGGGCAAGTTCGGGGGCAGTGTCGCTAATGTAGCGGACGATCCAGCCGAAAGAATGCGTGCATGGGTGACAGAGAGTTCATCCCGAAATAATCTCCTTGCGGGTCTTAGACTAACTGCAGCACGCAGTGCGGCATCCCGACAAAGAGTTCGCCGTGAAGTTGAGGCTGCTCTTGAAACTTTGCGTGAAAACCACCGAAACTTAGGAAGTTTCAATGATGATGTACAAGGGGTTGTAGGTGGTCTCGATAATCATCAGCCAACCGCAACGTTCAGTGTTGGTGCTGGAAGAGTAAATCAAAATTATGAGTGGTTACTCAATGCTAGCACTGACGATGTTCTTGCAATGATTCTCAGGAGACGGTAGAGTAGGGTTATTATGGAAAAATATACATTTTACTTAAACAACAAAAAGCGGGGAACAGTATCGTTTGTTGACGGTGTAGCGACAGCCGATTTCTTACGACCTGCAGATCAGGCACATTTTCTTAGCGAGATTGCCATCCTATCTCCAAAAACCATCGAAGAGTTGGTTCGTTCCGGATACTCATATTGGGACATCATGCGTGAGGACAAGTCATGAAATATTTTCTGCTAAAAGGAAAGTCTGCTATTATTTTGAAGTTGTCTGATGAAAGAACCGCAGAGTTCACTGCTCGCAGTGGTTGGGAAGACGAGGCACGAGAGATTGTAGAGCAATTTGAGTTGTTGAGGGATTTCGATGTCCCTATTTACACTGACGAGCGTCTTCTTCATTTTTTTCCTGACGCTTCCGAGATTTCTGAAGATCAGTATGACTCTATGTTAACTGATATTAAAGAGTATAATGCTGAGTCGGAAAAGATGGAAAAGCATATTGATTCTTTATCTGAAGCAGATTTGCAAACATATATCACTATGTTTCCCACGGCTAATCCGGGCTTGGTTTCGTTTGCTCAGATAAGTAGGCTTATTCAGGCGTTCACAGATTTACGTGAAGACTTAGAAACTAATCCAGACGTTGACCCTGACGATATACCGGACTCCTATGTTGATGACATTAAAGCAGTTTATGCGTTGTTGAAGTCTGCTGAAACCACGAAAGATACTACCGCTATTACTCAAATTTTGAAAGTAGTTGGAGGGTTGTAATGGCAAAGGACCCTATTTTAGAACAGACCGTACCAACTAAGGAACTTGCTGAGCAACTTTCTGAAATATTGGGGTGTTCTGGGGCGCATCGTGTCAGCGAGGACGCTTGGGGTCCGTGCGAGTCTTCTCGTGACTTACAAAAATTAATTGAATTAGGTAATCCTGCTTTTAGGGAGTGGAAGAAAAAGCAGCGGGGCAAGAAGGTTGTTGAAGAGTTCTTTAATTTAAAGGCTGTTAAGGATAAAGCCATGTTCTCTACTCGTGCGGAGGCTGAGATGGCTGCTGTTCGTTTAGGGTGTGTTGGCGCTCACCAGCCACGTCAAGGTGTATGGGCTCCGTGTGGGACTCCAGAGGAACATAATGCGGCGCACGGGAACTCTGGTGGCCGTAGGAATTCCCGTATTATTCGTGCCGCTCGCCCCGCCCGTCGTGTTGTTACGGATAGTCAGACTTGGGAAAATTTGCGTGAGCGTGGCCCTCGTGGCATTGAGACTCTTCCGGGCGGTGGTTTAGTTTCCGCCAAGGCTGCAGCAAGCGATTCTTTTAAACCCACGTCAGGTATGGTGGATGAGGCAGAGCGTGCCCTTAAGTGGCGTAAAGAGTTTGGTCGTGGTGGGACAATGGTAGGTATTGCTCGTGCTCGTGATATAAAGAATGGCAAAGACCTTCCTTATCGAACGGTAAAACGTATGAAAGCGTTTTTTGATAGGCACCAAAGTGATTCCAAGGCTGAAGGCTATCGTCCGGGTGAGAAAGGTTTCCCGTCCAATGGTCGAATTGCTTGGGCGTTGTGGGGCGGTGACGCTGGATATACGTGGTCTAAGGATATTGTTGCTAGGGTGGAGGGGACTTCAAAGTCGTTCGATTCTATAGAAGAGAAGCGTGTCTATACGGACCGCCGCCGAGACGAGTATGCTAAGCGTGGATGGGCACTTCCTGATGGGTCGTACCCTATTCGTGATGTTGGGGATTTGCGTAATGCGATTCAGGCGTTTGGGTTAGGGAAGGACCCTGATGCCGCTAAGCGACATATTTTGAAGCGTGCTCGTGCTCTTGGTCGGCTTGATATTATTCCAGAGTCTTGGAAGAAGCGAGAGAAATCAGCAAAGGCGTATGGTCCTAATGACCCTAAAACACCTGCTAAGCCTTCAGAGCGTGTACGTGGGTCAGATAAGAATAAGCCGGGTTCGGCTGCAAGCACACGTGGGGGCATAGCGCTATCTGATGCTGTTGAGAATGCGCTAAAGGGCAAGGTTACAGAGCATAATGAGCGAATGGTTAAGCGTGGTAAAGAGGAACGCAAGGTGACTTTAGGGATGCTTAAAGCAGTGTGGCGCCGTGGTGCAGGGGCTTTCTCTCAGACGCATAGACCTAAAATGAATAGGCAACAGTGGGCGATGGGGCGTGTCAATGCGTTCTTGAAACTAACGTCTAGCGGTAAGCCTGCTAATCCAAAGTACACTACGGACAATGATCTTCTCCCCAAGAAGCATCCTCGCAGTACTCGCAAGTAGACTACTTGATCTATCCTAGGTATATACAGTAGACTATAAATTGTTAGCCCTTCAATAGATTATTGCAAAAGTTTCCGTGATTGTCTTTACGCAGGTGCTAGCATAATACTTGACTGGTGTTCAACAATTTCGTTGGGTCGCCTGTCATTAAACAGTAAACATGTTAAACTCAAACTTTAAGGAGACTGAACATGAGTTTTGATGAGAGTCGGCTCAACGAACTGAAGACCGCTCTGACTTCGAAGATGTCAGAGCAGCAGCAGATCGCTGATTCGATGCAGTTTGAGGGCACAACCCTCATCGCTGATGACGAGAAGAAGTCAGCATTCCAGAATAACATGACCCAGATTCGTGAAATCAAGGGTCTTATTGATGACATGACCACACTTCGTGACGTGTCGGCTTGGTCCTCAGAGGCCGAGTACAAGTCAGTTGCAGCAGAAGTTGCTGCAGGTGTTGAGCGTGAAGTTGCCCGTAGCCGTTCAGTCGGTGAGGCATTCCTCAACTCAAACGAGTTCAAGTCACTTCAGGGTGGTAAGGCTGGCGTGAACATGACTGCTCCTTTCGAGGCGAAGTCACTTCACACGAAGGACATCTATTCAGGTCTTCCTTCAGGCACACCTTCTGCTTTTGGTGGTGTTGAGCGTGACGGTATTGTCCCAATTGCACAGCGTCGTAGCCGTGTTCGTGACCTTTTCCCGGCACGTACCACGAATGCTGCTGTCATTGAGTACTTCCGTCAGACTGGCTTTACAAACGCCGCTTCGGTGGTTCCTGAGTATTCAGGTAGCGCCTTCGGTCAGAAGCCACAGTCATCAATGACCTTCACGGGTGAGCAGGCTCCAGTTCGGACCATCGCTCACTGGGAAGCCGCTCACCGTAACGTTCTTGCTGATGAGCCGCAGTTGCGGTCGATCATCGACAACGAACTGCTTTACGGTCTGCGTCTGACTGAGGATGCTCAGATTCTCAACGGTACTGGTACCGGCGAGGACCTTACTGGTATCACGGTTACGTCTGGAATCCAGACGTACGCATGGTCAACAGGTGCAACTTCGCCTGTTGCTGACACAAAGGCGGATGCTCTCCGTCGTGCGGCTACTCTGGCGTACCTCGCCTACTACGAGCCGACCGGCATCATCGTCCACCCGTCAGACTGGGAAGACATCGAACTGACGAAGAACTCGCAGGGTACTTACCTGCTTGCCATGTCAGTTGCTGGTGGCGCTGAGTCACGTGTCTGGCGTATTCCTGTCATCGACACTCCGGCCATGACCGAGGGCAAGGCTCTCGTTGGTGCGTTCGGTACCGGTGCTCAGTTGTATGACCGTGAGGCTGCATCTATCCGTATTTCAGAGAATCATGAGGACTTCTTCACTCGCAACGCCATCGTGGTGCTTGCTGAAGAGCGTCTTGCTCTCGCTGTGAAGCGCCCAGAGTCATTCGTTTATGTTGACTTTGACGCTGAGCCGTCCTGATAATCTGTAATTAAAAACAGTAATTAGTTCAAGGGCCCCCCGGCTTCGGCTGGGGGGCTTTTGCTATACTAGGGTATGCCCATATTTGAAGACGACACAGATTTCCCTATACCTACGTGGACAAATGACGATGTAGAGGTACTGGACTCTATTGATGACGATTTAATTTTTGGCATATCTAATCTTTTAAAGTTTATTGTTCATGAGCAAGGTGTGGTACACGACCAAACCCTTGACCTTGCTTTAGTTTTTCACTCCATAGTTAATTCTGGGACTGAGACGTATTCTTTTGATCAGGCTGAGACTGTAGTTTCCGTTGCGAGTGAATTCTGCTTGATTGATTGTGTTTTTGAGAATCAAGTGTTGAGCATGGTGGAGGTGCGTGACAATGCCGTATTATTTTTTGCTATCCACGATGAGTTTGACTATGCTTTGGAAGCAGCGGTGTGCCTGTCGTCTAGGAGCGATTCCCTGCTATCCAACATTTCAACTAGACCATCTTTGTCACTTTTTGGTAGTTGGGAAGCGTTTGCGACGGTGTTGCTATATTCCCTGTTGACTGAAGGTAAGTTGTCTGGTAGTATAAGCCTCCTAATGAAAAAAGCAAAGACACACGGTTTAGAGATTGATTCTACTTTAAGTTTTGTTGACTCTATCCGGAAGTTGTCTGCGGCTGGTTTGTTCTCCGTGAACATCAGCAAACGTGAAAAAGCAGTTGTTTCGATAAACAAACAGCCTGCTGGACTTTTTTTGTTGTTCTGTGGCGAGACTGAGTTGGCTAGGAAGTTAGCAGAACTCTGATTTTGACAGACATCTAGGACTGTGGTATGATGAGAACTCAAATTTGTTTGAGTCTCACGACAACTTGACGCTTTTCATTTTGTCCCACCGGTTAGAATACTAAAACCACCATTTTTAATAGTACACACACACTTTATACAAGGAGAATTTTCAGTGAGCCATTTCCTCATTTCAGACACATACGCCGCTTCGTACGAAGACAAGATGCCCCCGTGGGGATTCAGTGGCTTAGGGTATGTGACTTATAAGCGAACCTATGCCCGACCTATATTTGAGGGTGATACTATCGTTCGTACCGAGGAGTGGCATGAAACTATTCAGCGTGTGGTTAATGGTGCACAGGAGATTGGTGCTCAGTTGTCAGAAGACGAGGCAATCAGGCTGTACGACTACCTTTTCAATTTGAAGGGTTCTGTGGCTGGTAGGATGTTGTGGCAGTTGGGTACTCCTAACAATAAGCGTCTTGGTGGCGATAGTCTTGTTAACTGCTGGTTTGTTGATGTAGAGAAGCCCAGTGATTTTTCTTGGGCCGTTGAGCGCCTAATGCTTGGAGGCGGTGTTGGCTTCTCGTGTGATAAGCCTGAGCGTTTGGGTGTTGTTCGTGCGGCGTGGGTAGATAATCAGGATGCTAACGATTCCGACTTCATTGTTCCAGATACTCGTGAGGGTTGGGGTAATGTCATTCGTAAGGTTTTTGAGTGCTATCTTGGTGATGATGACTTCCCTCGTAAGATGACTTATGCCACTCATCTGATTCGCCCTGCTGGTGTACCGATCAAGACGTTTGGCGGTACTGCTTCTGGCCCGAATATTCTTATTTCTGGTATTGAAAAGATTTGCGCCGTTCTGGATGGCGCTGTTGGTCGTACGCTTACTTCGGTTGAAGTTCTGGATTGCATGAACATTATCGGCTCTATTGTTGTTGCTGGTAATGTTCGTCGTAGCGCAGAGATAGCCGTTGGCCGTTTGGACGACGAGCAGTATTTGATGGCTAAGCGCTGGGACCTTGGCAATATCCCTATTGAGCGGGCCATGTCAAACAACACTGTGTTTGTTTCTAATGAGCAGATGAAGGATATGCCAGACATTATTTGGGAGGGGTATAAGGGGAATGGGGAGCCGTACGGTTTCTTCAACCTTGACAACTCTCGCAAGTTTGGGCGTATGGGCGAGGAGCGCCCTGATCCGTCTATTGTTGGCGTTAATCCTTGCGCTGAGATTCCGTTGGCTAATCGTGAGTCGTGTAACCTTTCAGAGATTTTCTTGCCTATGATTTCTTCGAAGGAAGAGTTGGTTGATATTGCTAGGTTGCTGTATAAGGTTCAGAAGGCTACGTCTGCTTTGTCTTATCTTGACCCTGCTTCGGATAGGATCACTTCGTCAAATATGCGTCTGGGTTTGGGTATCACTGGTGTTGCTCAGGCGATGGATAAGATCGAATGGTTGGATGAAACATACAAGTCTTTGCGTGCTTTTGATGCAGAGTGGTCTGCAGAGCGTGGCTGGCCAGAGTCTGTTCGTCTCACGACCATTAAGCCTTCAGGTACTTTGAGCCTGCTTCCGGGTGTGACTCCGGGCGTGCATCCGGGCTTCAGTCAGTACTTCGTTAAGCGTATGCGTATGGCATCCGGAGATATTCTTGTTAATTATTGCCGCAACAAGGGATTCCATGTTGAGCCCCTGCGGAACTTCGATGGTTCTGAGGACCATAGGACTGTTGTGGTTGAGTTCCCGTGTGCTTTCCCAGAGAACACTATTCTTGCTGAAAGCATGTCCGCTGTTCAACAGATGGACCTTGTTCGACTGTTGCAGAAGGTTTGGGCAGACAATGCTATTTCAGTGACTGTGTACTACCGTAAGGAAGAGTTGGATGAGATTCGTGAGTATCTTTCCGAGAACTGGGGTGAGATGAAGTCTGTTTCGTTCCTGCTTCATAGCGAGCATGGTTTCGATCAGGCTCCGATGGGCGAGTTGTCTTTAGAAGAGTATACTGCTATGATTGATGCTACTTCTCCTCTTGGTGAGAAGTTGACGGGTTCAACTATCATGTCAGACGACGAATTCGATGCGGACTGTTCAACAGGAAGTTGTCCCATTCGATAACTTGACAAGTTCTACCATTCTTTGTATCATACCCATATGATTGGAGTAGCAGAACCGTTCCCGCCTTTTGGAGTTAAGTCCATTGATAGGGATAACAACATTGTTGATATTTGCCTAGATGACATTCTAGGTGGGTGGAGTGTAATTTATTTCTACCCTAAGGACTTTACTTTCATTTGTCCCACTGAAATTGCCGAGATGGATCGCCTTGTTGATGAAGGCGTAACTGTTCTTGGTTTTAGTGGGGACAATGAGTATTGCAAGTTAGCGTGGAAGAACCAAAATGCTATGATTTCTGGTATCCGTCATAATCTTTGCGCCGATACAGGACTGTCTTTGGCTAGAATGATTGGTGTTGATGATGAGTGGGAAAATGTCGCTTTGCGTGCCACGTTCATCTTAGACGAAGATGGAATGATTCGTTCTTTGACTGTGAACGATTTGGATACTGGTCGAAACGTTGATGAAATACTTCGTACTCTCAAGGCACTTCAGACAGGTGGACTTACTGGTTGCGCATGGAAGCCCGGAGATTCTCTGCTCGGGTGATTTGGTATTATAGTTAAGAGAGTTGCGTTTTGGCGCAAGTTAGGGGTATAGATTAATACTTGTACCGGCAAGTAGGCTAACCCCGAAGGAGGAGATTGTGGAGATCGGTTAAGAAGCCGGTAACCGATTATACAATCGAATTATCTAGGCGGGGTCTGGTCACTTGCACCGGACCCCGCTTTGTATTTATACTAATGTTATGTCGATGTTAAAGAAATATCAAGAGCAAAAGATTTTTGTTGATTTATCGTATTTGGCTGATATGATCGACTACTGCGGGCTTTCTTACACTGTCGCTGTTGATGAGTTCGGCTCAGTTTCTTTACCATATGCACTTGGTGCCATTTTTGGTTTGTCTGGCGTACCTGAGTGCGATGATTTCTATTTAATTGTGGAATCAATTCCGGCGAGTTACAGGAAGCGGTTTATTTACTGTTGGGAAGCGCTGGAAGCAGAAGTAGGTGATGATTTAGTTGTATGGTCTGAGGCCGCAGGGCTTTCTGAGACTATTGCAACAATTCGTGCGTTGTCTAAAACGATTGAGTTTGCATAAATTCTCGCAACGACAACTTGACACGGAAGACGATTTTTAATAACATACAATTATGAACCATAACGCACGATGGAAGAAGCACTATAGTGCCCTAGTACAGTATCAGCAGCGGTATGGCGACGCAGCAGTTCCTAGTGGGCACATAGAGTTCTTAGACTCTGGTGAAGAAATTAACTTGGGTAACTGGGTCAGTTATATGCGTACAAGATACAGACAGAATGCACTGTCAGATGATAGGGTACGGCTACTAGCAAGTATACCGACTTGGGACTGGGGGCCATTGAGACCGGGGCCCCAATCACATGCGTTGGTTGTTCTACGCAACAACAAAATCCGTGTCGCATATTCCAAAGGCTCGTCGCTTTCTGAAATTGCCAAGGCTTACGGTTTGTCTCGTCAGCGAATTCATCAAATAGTTAAGGAGAAAAATGAACAACGATAGAAACGACTGGGAAACAATTCTCGGTAAACTCACTCAAGAAAGTAAACCTGATCGCATGGGCCCAGCACTGTCATTACTTAACGGCATTTTTGTCTTTGGTATTTTTAATGGAATGACAGCACTTTCTGTGATGCTTTCAAACATGGCAGTGAATTCTGCTTGGCCAAATTTAGACATCTTTGAGCCGGGAATCGGCTATGGTCAAGCGTTTGCGGTAACCGGAACATTCTGGATGTTTTACATGCTGAAGGTCATGATTTCCCACGCCGTTGGAGGTCAACGTGGTAACTGACCAACTATCAAAGACTTGGGAGTCCTCAGCCCATATCCATACAAAGTTCGTGTGGGAAATGGCTCCCCTTGTAAAGTCTGAAGATATAACTAGAGATATCCGTGAGCATGTAGATATGCTAATCGAAACTTATTTTCTGGGTACTGAAGAGTTGACTAGTTCGTCGTTGTGGTCGCAACTTGCGTGCATGTCTCTAAATGCAAATCCTTCAATGGATCAGGTGTTTGTGGCTAATACTTTGTGCGACAAGCAGCGAGACTACGGTCCAGAAAATATTGCCAGATTTTCGCATAAAGGTCTGATTCTGCGCCTTCACGATAAAGTTGCTCGTCTAGAGAACTTGTTGGCGTCTGGCGCTTCTGCAAAAAATGAGGCGTTAGAGGATACCTACATGGATATTATCGGGTATTCGGTCATTGGTATGATGTTGTTAGATGGGAGTTTCTTTTTCCCTATGGGAGATGAGTAAGGAGTAATCTCAAACCACCCATATATTGCGGTATTATAAGTAGTGGAAGAATGAACTTTTGGAGGTTTTCGATGCCTGAGCCAATTACTATCAAAGATAGCGAAACTAGAGAAGAGCGTGGCTTAATTAACCGTGTTAGAGAGCGTATCCGCCGCAGGTTGCGTGAGCAGGGTAGGACTCCTAGAGGTACTGCTGGTCCGGGCGCTCGTACTCAGGGCTGATTGATATAATTTTTAATTTGACTTTGTGGGACTGAGATGGCGCTTATAACTGTATCTGACATTACAACATACATGGACATTACGCTAACAAATGTGCAGGAAGATGCTGCACAGTTTGTGATCGACGGTCTGCAGGCAGAGTTAGAAGCGTATTTGCGTCGTCCGATTGAGCAAACCGAGTTTACTGAATCTTATCGTATTCCCGACTACGGTCGTGGTGTAAATAACAATCAGTACTACTACAATTATGCGACTGATCCCGCCACGACTCTTACTGGTCCGGGGATCGTGTATACGCCAATGTACACTTTGTACTTAGAGAACAGTCCTGTGATTTCTGTATCGTCTATTTCTATCACACCCGCTAGCCCTACTGGAAGTACTACAGTTCAGGTGGCCGAGCGAGACTACATTACTCGTGATTTCGGTGTTGAGTTGTTCAATGCCTTTGCAAATGATCGTGTTTCAATCACGTACACTGCCGGTTTGGACGGTGCGAATATTAAAGCGTTCAAGTTGTTGTTGTTGCGTGCTGCTACTCGTGAGATGCAGAATATGCATGATGATGTTGTAGGTTTGAAGGATTTGACTACTAGAAATGTCGCTCCTTTAGAGACTGGGTTCAGCGAGCGTGAACTCATGAGCATTAAGAGGTACCGAAGAGTAAGGGTGGCCTGATATGACCGTCAAGGTTGATACCAGCGCTTTGAAGCGCAAGTTCGCTGCTATGACTCGTCGTTCTCGTGATTTTAGGCCAGTGTTACGCTGGGTCATGCAGGAGTTACAAAAGTCCCATAGAGACAACTTTCGTCGTGAGGGTATGTCTGATAGAGGCTTCCCGTGGTCGCCTCTTGACCCACAGTACGCATCGTGGAAGACTGAGAATTATGGCGCAAACGGCATCCTAGTCAGGACTGGTGATTTAGAGCGCAGTTTAACTATGAACAGTGCTCGTGGTTCGATCAGGGACATAGGATTGAGTACCGCAACGTTCGGTACTGATATTCCTTACGCAAGGTGGCATCAGTCGGGTACTCGCAACATGGCTCAGCGTAAGCCTGTGTTTGTGCCAAACCTGATGAAGCAGCGTACGGGTAACGTTGTGGCAGAGTACATCGTACATGGTTCTATCGGGGTTAAGTACGCCGATGCCATGAGAGGGTTTATGATCTAAAATGATGTCGGGTCCTAGATTAGCAAAAAACTATGTGTCAAATTATTTGGCTAATGATATGCCTCCTCGTTTGATTACGTATAGAAACTATTGGAATTTGAGCAGTTCTCAGTTACCTGATCCACGTCGTTACTTGAGTTACGAGCCATTTGCGCTGGATGCTTGGCCAACGATTATTACTATGGTAATCAACACACGTTCTGTTACTCGGACTGATTATGAGCCGGATGCTGACCCTAATTTTCGTGTAACTTACGAGATGCGCACATATGTGTGGACTCGTGCGTCTGGTGCTGAGACGGTAACTGAGCAGCGTGACAACTTGACAACGGTGGTTCGTGAAGCGTTGATGGACGGTCCGTCGCTGTCTAGGTATGATTCGTCTGTTCCGTGTTACCCGAAAATTGATGAGGGTACAATTAGAGAAGAGTTTTCAGATTTAACTTTAATCAAGGGTGAGCGATTGTTGGCAGGCGCATATATTGCTTACGATTTGTCACTTGAAGAAGTTGTTGACGTTGATCCGTTAGGTATTCAGCAGAGCAGTGAAGTTACTGTTACAAAGATGCCTGTTACTGCGAATGCACCGACTAGTTTGGTTGCTGTGGCTAGCAATACTGAAGTGGTGCTGAATTGGAATGAGTCTACATGGAATGGCGGCGTCCATAATATTACTGGTTACGTTATTCAGCAGAGTACCGATTCAGGTGCTACGTGGACGACTGCTGTAGCCGATACATCCTCTACTCAGGGGTTTTACACGGTTACTGGTCTAACTAATGGTGTAGGATATCAGTTCAGAGTAGCAGCGCTAAACTCTGCGGGTACTGGAGCATATTCGGCTAGCAGCCTTGAAGTAACTCCGTCTGCATGATAGGATAGTAGTATGGCTATTGGTGGCGCTACACGATGGGGTGGTTTACGGGCAGAGCCGTATAATCGTAACCCTAAGGATGCCGATAATGACGGTGTTGTTCAGGAGGGTACGGCATTTGAACGACCTGCTGGCGCTAAGTACATTAATGCGGCTGGCGAAGAAATTTCTGATCTGCTTACTGGTACTAATATTTCACAGTTAGACGGGTTACGTCTAGTTGATGCTGATGGTAATGACGTTTCGTATTCTCAGACGTGGAGAACTGAAAACCTTTCTATTGGTGATCGTTTGGGTACCATTGGCGATTCAATGGGAAATATTACTACAACTTTAGGTACTGTCGATAAGGGACCTACTATCGAGGATTACCGTGGCCTCCACTCTGCTCCTACACGAGACACTGGTGCAGCATTACATGATTTAAGTGCAATATATCCTGAAGATGTTTATTCTCCAATGGGAATGCGGTTGTACGGTTCTGGTGATCCCGCAGACGCCCGACGAGATAGAGAACTATTTTCGATTATATCTGCGGCCCGTGGCAATCCGGATGCCGAAGTGATCATGTATCGTGCGGTGCCTGAGGAAGGTGTTGATGCTATCAATTCGGGTGACTGGGTTACGCCGTCTAGGTCGTATGCTCAGGAGCATGGAGAAGGTCCGATGCGTGGCCGTTATAGAATCATTGAGCAGAGGGTGCGTGCAGGCGATCTGTTTACAGATGGAAACTATATTTACGAGTTTGGGTATGATCCTGCGCCTGCTGATGATAAGTCACCTAAGAATCTTTCAGAAGCGCTGGCTTTGAATAGTTCTCAGGGCTGGATGGAAGATGTACTGCCCACGTATGGGATTCCATTTAAATCTTCTACGATATAGTTACCTTCACACGTAGACGTATCATGGTAATATAATAGTTGATAGAGAAGACTTTTTTGGTCTTAGCCCCGCAGGGCAAATCAATACGGTATTGATAGAAACAAGGAAAATGGAGGCTAAACATGCCGGGAGTTAACGTCACTACTGCAGTCCGCACTGGTCCTGTGGGTACTGGAGATATCGTGGCAGGTCAAGTATTTATGGTTGGCGAGACTGAGCGTGGTCCTTTGGATGAGCCCACGCTTCTTCGTTCGTTCAGCGACTATACGACCTACTACGGAAACTACGAATCAGGATCACTTTATCCTCATGTGAAGGCTTTCTTTGATGAGGGTGGCTCACGTTGTTATGTGATGCGTATTATTGGTGCGTCTAACGCAACAGGAACTATTGATCTTCTTGATGCTGACGATGCTGAAACTTTGACTGCTACAGCGAAGAATGCTGGAGCGTGGGCTGCATATCTGGATGTGAATGTCGTTGCGGCTGATGTTTCTGGTTTCAAGATTAAGGTTGTTTTGGATGATGTTGTTCTTCTCACGACCCGTGACTTGACTAGCGTCACTGATGCGATTAATGTTATAAATTCTTCGGCTGTCAGCCATTTGGTGGAGTTGTCTTTGCATTCTTCTTCAACAGAGTTAGTGCCTAAGGTTGCGGACTACACTCTCGCTGGAGGATCAGATGGTTCTGACGTAACTCCTTCAGAGTATTCTGCTGCTATTCACCCAGACACTACTCCGATTAGCCCTAACTTTAAGAGTGGTGCTATTTGCGCTCCTGCGCTTTTAAGCAGTTTTTCTGCAGAGAACAAGTCTGCGGTGTGGGATGATTTGCGTGATCATGCTGCTGCTAATAATCGGATTGCAATTATTGGTTTAGACTCAACTACAGCGTCTGCCGCTAAGTCTGCGGCTGCTGATTATGCGGCTGATCCTAAGGCTAGTTACATGGCATTTTATTGGCCACAGATTAAGGTTGCGGCTCCGTCTGCTCCAGAACTTGCTACGGGTACAAACCCTGTGCAGGGTTCTACAATTACGATTACTGCTGATGCGTATGCGGCGGGTGCTCGTGCCCGTGCTATTCAAGAGGCGGGTGGCCCATGGCGTGCGGGTGCTGGTCAGATTTCTCAGGCCAGTACTGTCAGAGCACTTGCTTACGATGTGACACCTGCTACTGGTGATGCACTTGATGAGGCTCGTGTGAACGCTATCCGTAAGATTGGTAACACTTTCCGTGTGTATGGTGCTCGCTCTGCTTCTAACGATGAGGCTAACTGGCGTTATATTACTCAGCGTGACACTCTGAATTACATTGTTGTCGGTGCTGAGGAGCGCATGGAGCAGTATGTGTTTTCGACCATTGATGGTCGTGGCGGGCTGTTCGGTAAAATCCGTGGCTCCCTCAAAGCATTCCTTGAGCCCATTCGTGTGGCTGGCGGATTGTTTGAGGCATACGACGAGACTGGTGTCCTCATTGACCCCGGTTACAACGTTGTGGTTGATAGCACAATCAACCCCACTACGCAACTTGCTACTGGGCTTGTTAAGGCTCAGGTCGGTGTCCGGGTTTCCGGTGTTGCGGACCTAATTGATATTGTTATCACTAAGAGCAATCTCTCGGCCCCCGTAATCTAAGGAGATATTTAAATGGCTAAGGCAACTCAAAGGCAAATTGTTGCAACAATCGAACCGACAGGAAACGTTCCGGGGCACGCTCCCGGCCCGATTTTCCCGAAGTACTTTGCAACTGTTAGCGGCGGAGAAATCAGTGCTGCTGTAGAAAAAGTTTATGATGGTAACAGCACGTTCCCTGAGGTTCTTTGTGCTCCCTCAGAGATTGGTGATATCACGATTAGCAAGTTTTACGATCCTGACGAAGATGGTCCAAAGTTGAACAATCTTCGTCAGTTGGTTGGTATGACTTACTATGACTTGACTATTCTCACGCTTAACTGTGAACTTAAAGAGCCGGGGTCAGAGCGTGTGTATGCTAAGACTCTGCTTGTTGGACTTACGGAGCCTGACGGCGACGCATCTTCGGGTGCGCCTGCGTCATACTCGCTGACTTTCTCTGTCAGCACTGTTTCGGCGGCGTAATAAACTAACACATAAACAATTTAAAGGAAGGGCGCTACTTAGGTAGCGCTTTTTCTTTTGTGCAGTGGTTGATTTCCATTCTGTTTTGTTATACTGTAGATACGTAACGTATTTTCTACAAAAGGTAAAGTTATGAGTATTCCGACGACAGGCAATCACGTTAATGTGAAAGACCTTCATCCTAAGTTCAAGGCACGACTTGAGGCGTTCTTCAACGACCCACGTATCACTAATTTGGCCAAGGGTCATCGTGTGCGTGTGAGTTCTGGAGTAAGGTCGTATCAGCAGCAGAAGTATTTGTATGACGGCTACAAGTCTCGTAAGCGTGGTTTTAATTTGGCCGCTAATCCTGACCGCAGAAACAGTGCAGGGTTTCAGGGGTCGTATCATATGTCTCAGCCCAGTTTTGAAGGATACGGGTATGCTGTAGATTTCCGTCAGATGGATAAAACTTTGTCTACTTCTGAAATTAATGCTATTGCCGCAGAATATGGTATTGTTAAGACAGTTTCTTCTGAGTGGTGGCATCATCAACCGTGCAAGGTTAGCGGAACAAAGATGGAGTGGTTCCCGGTTAAGGGTGAGGTTAAGATACCTCGTGCGGCTTCTGTCAAGTCAGAACAGGCTGGCGTTCTTAAGTTCATTTCCGCTTGTTTTGACACTACATTGCGCCGTGGTGACCGTGGCGTAGTAGTGGAGTTTTTACAAAAATTGCTGGATAAGAATGGGTACAAGTTGTCTAAGCGCCCTAAGACTAGTTCCGGTATTGACGGGGTTTTTGGCAAGGTTACCTATAATGCTGTGTGTCAGTTTCAGAAGGATGAGGGGCTGACTGTGGACGGCGTTGTTGGTAAGCGCACTTGGGAAGCGCTAGCCGATTAATTTTTCTAAGTAGTTGACAGGATTGATGGAAATTACTATCATAACTCTATGAGTGACGAAAACGAAATTATTGAAGTAGCAAGTGCTGACGAGGTAACTCCGAAGCGTAAGACTGGCGGTAGGCTTACCGTTCTAGATCAGTTGAAGGAAGAGATTTCTAAGGAAGTTACTCGTCCCGAAATTGAGATGCCTGTGCCGGAGCGTAAGGGTGTGACTGTTAGGTTCTCACCCAATATTACTAATGAGCAGTTGAAGTCGTGGCGTCGTAATGCCACGAACCGAAAGACTGACGAACTTGATTCCATCAAGTTTTCGTGCTACGTTGTTGGCCAGACTGTTACCGGCATTTACTACAACGACGAGTTAGTTTTAGACGATAACGGTAATGCGATTACGTTTGCGTCTCCGGTTGTTATGGAGATGACCAACACTGATCGTCCGTTACCTGACGCTATTCGTGCGTTTTACGGTGTTGATCCGCACTTGGAGTCTGTGGCTCTCAAGATTCTTGATTACGCTGGTTACGGTGACGATGTTGAGGCTGAGGACCCTACGAAGGGCTAGTTGATGAACTAGCCCAAGACGTTAGGATACGTTCAGCAGCAAGGCTTGCCGAAACATTCCATGTCGATCCTTTAGACATCTTGAACTGCGATTATGATGAGTGGCTCATCCGATTAGCGGCGGCTAAAGCGCTTGCTACTGATCATGCTGAGCGAGAAAGACAACGAAGAGGTTCACGAGGTGGTTACTGAGAGCCGGGAATTTCTATAGAATAACTCTATAGGGATTCCCGGTTTTTCTGTGCTTAGGGGCGTTTATGACTGAAGAAAGAGTTGTAATTAAGGTTGAAATCGACGCCGATATTGGCGGCGATTTGGCTGGCATTGAGCGCCGTATTAAATCTTTAGAGGATCGTACCCGTTCGTTCAACCGTGAGTCTCGTGACTTAGATAGAAACAATAGGCGCACCGAGAAGAGTTTTGATCGTGTGAATAAAGCGCTCATGAAGTTCGGCTCCACGTTCGGAAAGTTCCTAAAGACTTTAGGAAAGTTTTCGTTTATTGCGCTTGCTGGCCAGATCGGTTTGTTTACTGCCGGTTTGTTAGCGGCTAAGGCTGCGTTGGTTACTGGCCGTGTTGCTGTTAAATCGTATCAGATAGCACTTAAGGGGTTGTCTATTGCTGCTGCCGCCGTTGCTACTGGTCTGGCTGTGGCTGCGGCTGCTATGCGTGAGTTTCAGGAGGCCCAGTTGGCTCCGCTTCTTGGTGGTGGTGCGGCTGGGAAGAAAAGCGCTATTGCTTTAAGTCGTGGTATTGGCTCTCGCATGACGGGCTTGCTTGGTGGTGAAGCAACTACTGCTATCACTGGTTCGCTTGCCCGTGCAGGTGTACGTGGTTCTCAAGCCAATTCGCTTGTTAGCCAGTTGTACAATATAACTGGTGGGGATGCTAAAGCGGCGCAGTCTTTAGCGGCGGCGTTTGCTGGCGGTGATGTAAAGAAAGCGATTCAGGCCACTCAGGGCGCTGTCGGTTTCAAAAAGGATTCTCTTACTGGCATTAGTACCATGAGTGGTCTTGTGTCTGCTGTTTCTGGTGGCGGTGCTACTGCGGACGCTTTCCAAGGTGCCGGTGAGGCGATTGCACAAACGTTTGTTGGCACTATTAAGACTGAGTTTGCTGGGATTAAAGGCATTTTTGCCGATGTTGGTGAGCCGCTTCTTGGACCTTTCCGTAATGCTTTCTTGCAGATTTCTAAGATTCTTCGTGAGGATATTCTCAGCCTGACGGCTGTGGTTCAGCGTTTTGGCTCCGAGTCGTTTGCTCCCACGCTTGTAACTATTGTCGATACGGTCAGTGAGTTTGTCCGTAGTAATATTATTGGACATTTAGATACGATAGAAAATACTGCCGAGAAGTTTGTCGGCTTCTTCAAAGCGATTAGTCATTTTTTCTATAATGTTGGAAACTTTTTACGCCAGTTTGAGCCTGCTGCGGATGTTGTTATTGACATGTTTAAGGCGATGGCCGGTACGGCTGGCGGGCGTGGTCTTTTTAGAGAGTTTTCTGGTCTTATTGAGGGGAATGCAGAGAACTTTAAAGAGTTTGGTGCGGCTATCGGTAATGTTGTTGGCGCTTTGTTGGATTTGGGTAGTGCTGGTCAGGGAGGCTTCTTTGCGAAGTTACCTACTATTATTGATGCTTTGAATCGTGTCGCTTCTGAACTTGTTCCGGCTTTAGGTAAAGTTTTGTCAGCAATGATGCCTTTGTTTGAAAAAGTACCGGACATTATTTCTGGTCTTGCTGACGCAATTAGCACGCTGGCTCCTGTTGTTGAGGTGTTGGCTAAGGCAATTGCTGCGCTAGTTGGTATCATTCCAGATGTGGTTACTGGCATGATGCTTCTTGGTGGTTTTGGTGCCGTAAAAGCGCTTGGCTTCAAAGGTGCAGGCGGCATGTTATCTAAAGTTGGTGGAGGGATTAAAACAGGCGCAGGCTTTATGCGGCAAAGTATGCGTGGCGGTGTCGGTAGTCAGTTGAGTAAGAATTTGCTCGGAAAAACAAGGATTGGTCCGGGTTTTGCTGCCGCTGGAACCGGCACGGCAGTTGCCGGAATGGGGATTGCGGGGGCGGCTATTATGGGTATGGGCATTAAAAGCGCCTACGATAATGGTGGTGGCGTTGGCAGTATGGCGGCGGGCATTGGTGGTGGCGCTTTGACTGGGGCCGCTATTGGCTCGGTAATTCCTGTTGTCGGTACTGCGGTAGGTGCTGCGGTGGGTGCCGTTGTAGGCGGTGTCGCCACGTGGTTTGCTGGACGTAAGGGTAAAGAAAAGATTCGTAAAGCCACCGAAGAGGCGATGGATAAGCAGTTGGATACTCTTGCTAATTTAGATGTTTTGGGTATGAGCAGTGATGAGAAAATGTCTACTCGTGCTAGTTTAGTAGAGCAGTATGTTGCTGTGGGTGACGCTATTTCCGCTGGCAAGGCCAGTAAATTTACTGCTGCTGAGGCTAGGCGCCAAAGCGCTAGGAGACGAATACCCCTAGACGTAGTATTGGCGGAGACTGTAGGTAAAGATAGCGAAGAGTTCACAAAGATGACCGACATGTTCCAAGAGTTGGGCATTCTTGGTGAAAAGTTTGATGCTGACGAAGTGTTTAGTCGTTTACCTGAATATTTGTCGGAGGCCGAAACCGCAATTTTGGCGATTGATAACGCTATTAACCGTTTAAACACTAATACTGCACTTTTGACTAATGAATTAGGGTTGTCTGAACAACAAATTCAACAGTTCACTACTGCTCTAGGGATTGACCTGCAGAAAAACTTGGGTCTAGAAGGTTTAGCCGGTTTGGCCGAAATTTTCTTTGCTCCAGAGATTGATAGAACTCAAACGTTTTTACCCGATTTTGCGAATACTATTGCTGGCAGGGCCAACAAGATGGCTAGCAGCGATGCCGCTTTAAATGCATTGGCGGAGTCCACTAGGGGCGGAACGTATGATGTTAGTCTTGCTTCTGATTTTGTTGACAGGTTTGCTGCGGCAGAGATGGCGTTTGGGGCTGATGCTGATATTGCCGGTCTGAGCGGTGTGTTGGAGTTGCGCCAGCAGGCACAGGCCGGTGCGTTTGGTGACGCTGATAAATTCATGCAACAGTTCGGTATTAGCGATATGGAAACTGGATTGTTTAAGCGCATGTCGGAAGCGTACGGTATTTCTGTTGGAGACCTTAGGGAAGCGTACGGTAGTGGAAATATTGATGCTGTGTCTAATTTGATTAATCGTACGTCTTTCCAGCGAGAGAGTTTGCGCACTGGTATTGTCTCTGGGGACTTTGGTGCTTTGGCTCAGGGTGGGGTAGACATCTCTGGTGCAGGTTTTGAAGATTTCAGAGCGTACGCTGGCGGTAGAGCAAGCGAGGTGTATAAAGACAAGTTTGCTGATGGAAAGATTCGGCGGGGTATCGGCGGATACATGGCGACGCAACGTAGCCTTGCTAATCCTGCTAGCGCCGAAGAGTTCCAGAGAAGTCTGGTTGCTGCTGTAGGCGAGGATGAATCTAAACGAATCATGATTGACTACTTGACAGCCAGTGGTGACGACATGGGAGCGCAGACAATGCTTCTGCAAACTATTAGCGACAATCTTGCTAAGCCCATGATTAGCGTTAATGGCCAAACCACGGAAGAACGTGGTGGGGTTATTTATCAGATTACTATTGACCCAAAGAGTGAAGAATAATTTTCAATAAGGAGTTGTTGTCATGGCCGGTGCCGTAAAGACACAGTTTAAATCTGCGTTTACTAATCAGACTTTGGAAAGAAATTTCAGGTCTGCTAATCCTAAGCGTGCAAAAATTGATGCATCTGGACAGTATTGGAATGGCACTTCATACGAGAATCGTCAGATTACCGTTGAGTTCCCGTTTGGTCCTAGTGATATGCAGTTTGACAATTATGCTAGTAGGTTTACTCAGACTTCTCGCCCGTACAACAAGCCTTTGCTTATTCTTGAGGGCCAGCAGTTACGGACTGTTTCTTTTCAGGCTGTTTTGGCGGACAAGCCGTCTGGTGGTGTTACACCGATTACGGACTACTTAGATAGTTTGGAGGAGATTGCTGATCTTGGTTGGGAGTGTGTGTTTTCGTATGGCACGCATAAACTCAACTATACGTGTGTTATGAGTCAGTTTTCGTATACTGTAAAGTATCGTGATGCTGAAGGGTTCCCTGTTCGGGCGCAGGTAAGTATTCAATTGACTGAGAGTTCATCTGCGAGGCAGGATTTGTACCTGCTTGAAGCAGTGTATCGTCAGCCTACTATTTCCACGCAGCCCAATGTGGTTGCCCCCATTGATGATGACAACCCTGCTTATGATGGTTTAACAGCCAGCGCTAATACGGCAGCGTCTAGATATGAGCAGTTGTATGAAGGGTATCTTGCGGCAGGTATGCCAGATAGTGAGGCAGCACGGGCTGCTCAACAAGTAATGGGTTACGGTTTATAATGAGTTCTAATGCTATCAGAAATATTTTAAATAGTGTGACGGTTGGTGAGGTTGGAGAGAAAAACGTTGAAATACGTAACTCTATAACAAATTTTTCTTACGATTTGTCTGCTGATCTTGTTAGTGAAATCCGTTTCACTGTGGCCGACCCTTACTTCTACATGCACAACAATAACTATTTCATGGTTGGTCGCACTGTAACCTTTTTGAGTGAAGACTTAAAATTTGAGATAGCCGCAATAGCGGTGCGCCATGCCACTAGTGACACATGTGAAGTTACTGCTAGATTGCAGGCCACACAAAGGATGCGTAGAGATAAGGGCCAATACAATTTTGGTAACATCTCACCGTCCGTGTTTGCCGCTAACATGGCAGCAAAGTTTGGTTTAAGAATTTTTGCTGAAGATTCTCCGGCCAACGGCGCAATTGTGCGGGAAAGCACAGACAACAAAGACGAGTCAACTTTCGACGTTTTACAGCGGTTGGCTAAAGATTTAGACTTCAGATTTTTTGAAGCCAATGGTACACTGTATTTTGCTTCGCAGGATTTTATTGTTAAAAACCAAGATAGTTTCGAAGTCACAATTCCTTCAAATAACACTGATCCATTTTATGTTACCAACTTAAGCACGAGGAGAACTACTGACGGCAAAAGTGCGGTGACTGCTCAAATGCAGTTAATACAGAACGATTCTTCGCTAACAATATATCCGGGGGCTTCTTTTAAAATTCTTGGGTTGTCTAACTTTACAGGAACTTTCATGGTTGACAAAGTTGGTTTCGTTGCAGGCCCATCTGCGTTAGTGTCTGTTTCAGGTACCGACGTTACTGATCCAGAAGATATGACTTGCTCATTGCAGTCGTTCTCTCAGGGGGCTCGTGGCGAATGTGTTAAGAGAATTCAGCAGGCTGTTGGTACAAAGGTTGACGGTTGGTGGGGCCCTATAACGCAAAGGGCTGTTCGTCAGTTCCAGACCAAGTACGGTCTTCCCGTTGATGGTATAATAGATTCAGATGACTGGAATGCGATTTTGGAGTTATAGATATGACACGTAGAGTTTCTAGAAATAATACGTTTACGTCTGGCGTTAATCCGTCTGGATTTTTTCGTGCTTCTGTTGTTGCTGTAAACGATAACTTACTGTCGGTTAAGATTCCACGTTTGGGTGGGGAAAACATTTATGAGGATGTTCCGTTTACTGGGCTGACTCCTGATGTTGGTGATTGGGTTTGGGCCACTTTCATTGAGGGTAATTCTGGTCTTCCTATTGTTGTTGTTGGCGCTTCAGACACTACGGGAGACCCATCTGAGGCTGACATCACTGAGGTTATTGCTGGTTTAGGCTTGAGTGGTGGTGGAGACACTGGCTCGGTTACTGTTGATTTTGAGCCTAGCGAGTTGACTACTGTTGAGTTATCATACGATGATAAGATTGTGATCAGTGACAATAGTGATAGTGGGGAACCTAAACTGGTCTCTATGTCTGATGTCGTTGTTGTCTCTAATGGCGACGGTGGCGGTGAGCCTATCGGCCATGCGAACAAAGCGGACAGCGTAATTTCGTTTGATTACTCCACGAGAGTTTTTACTATTGCTCCTGTGGGTGCTAGTTATGAGGTGTGGTGTAAGGGTAAGAAGTTTGTTAAGACTTCTTCTGAGACTGTTACTATAGGTTCGTCTTCTGATTTATACTACATTTCGTTTGATGCTGACGGGGTGTTGCAGGCTACTACGACGTATTTCCAGTGGGATTCGGAAACTCCTACTGCCTATATTCATTACAACTCTGGTGCGCCTTCTAAGTACATGTTGTTTGATGAGCGGCATGGTATTGTTTTGGATTGGCAGACTCATGAGTATTTACATCGTACTCGTGGGGCGGCTATTGCTAGTGGGTTTGATGCGTCTAATTTTGATGTGTCTACGAAGGATGGTAGTACTGACGATCAGGCGTACATTGATATTGCTGATGGTACGTTTTTTGATGAGGACTTGCAGGTAGATATTGTTCATTCTAATACTCCCACGGCGAATACTTGGGAGCAGGATTTGCAGGGGCCTGCGCAGATTCCAGTGTTTTACCATAGTGGTACGACTGGGTGGACTTATGACGCTCCGACTAACTTCCCTTTGAAGTATGGTGGCACTCCTCTCCCGACTTATAACTTGAATTCTGGTGGCACGTGGAGCACTCCTGAGATTACTTCAAACAATTATGGTATTAGTTGGATTGTGGCAACTAATCAGTTGAATTATCCTGTGATTGCGATTATGGGTCAAGACTTTTATACTAATTTGGGTGATGCTGAGGCGGTGACTTGGGATTCGATGAATCTTGATGATTTGCCTGTGGTTGAGTTGCGGGTGTTGTATAAGGTTATTTATCGTGCTGCTGGGTCGAACACTCCGGGCGCTTATTTTGTTGAGGTTGATGATTACCGTAGGGCGTTGTCGTCTGCTGCGAGTACTGCTGCTGCTGTTGTTGACCACGGTAATTTGACTGGTTTGGGTGATGACGATCATCCTCAGTATTTGACTGAGGCCCGTGGGGATGCGCTGTATGCTGCGGTGGATACGTCTCCGACGATCACTTTGAGTGGCGATGCTTCAGGGTCAGTTACGTTAACAAATCTAGGATCGGCCACACTGTCTGTTTCAGTAGCGAACGACAGCCATACACATCCTTATTTGTCAAACAACACGAGTACAGATTGGACTTCTGGTCAGTTCTCTTTTAGGTCGGCTGATGTGCTTGAGTCCGCTTCTGGCGATCAGGCGACGTTGGAGGTGTTTCAGGACAACGCTGGCCGTGATGCGTTTATGCAGTTCCATGTGGCTGGCGACTTTGCCGCTTATTTCGGCTTGAAGGGTGATATCAACGATTTTGCGGTTGGTGGCTGGTCGATGGGGGGGACGTATTACCGAGTTTGGCACGCTGGTAATGACGGCTCCGGGTCAGGGCTTGACGCTGATTTGTTGGATGGTCTACAACTCCATACAGGACGCAACAACGAAGCAAACAAGGTTGTCCGTACTGACGGCGACGGGTATATCCAAGCGGGATGGATCAATACGCCTTCTGGAGCCACTACTTCTACGATCAGCCGCATTTATGCGTCTAACGATGACTACGTTCGATACGTGACGCCAGCAACCTTCAGGTCACAGGTAACTGACGGTGTGTATGCGGCTAGTAGTCACTCTCATTCGTATTTGCCGCTATCTGGTGGGACTGTTACTGGGAACTTATTAGTGAATGGATACATTCAAACTGCTAGGACTGGCGGTGACCCCGGACTTCTGGTTGGAGACGATGCTTGGATTGGTGATACTGACGCTGCCAACACAATTGCGTTCTATGGTAACACTAATAATGATCGCTGTGTTTTACAGTTTGGGAGGTACAGCGGTGCCAGTATTGCTGGCTATTCTGGTAGCATGGATATATTGAGTAGGTTTTTTGTTCCAAACCTGCTTACGACTACTGGCAACAACACCTTACGCTACGACAGTAATTCTTCAGAGATGCTGAAGTTTACGTCACTACGAGATAAGAAAGACGACATCACATCAATTGGGGGAATACTAGATTACCTTAACGAGGAGTCACCTCTACACCTCCTGAACCCTGTTATCTTCCATGAGAAAGATCAAGTTCTAGATACTGGAGAAGTGTTTAACAGTACAAGAGGCGAATACGTCTACGGTTTTATCGCAGAGGAAGTACACGAAGTACTCCCCGAGAGCACGTTTTCGGATGCTGAAGGTAATCTGGTTTCTTACAGTAACGACTCTATAGTGGCTTTACTGGTTGCTGAGGTTCAAAGATTGACAGTCCTTGTCCACGAATTGTATGTACAATCAAACCCTGATTGGGCGGCTCCTCAGTCACGACCTGCTGAAAGGTCAGATGCTGAGAAAGCGATCTACGACGCTAAGGCCACCGAATTAGCGACAGCAGTAGAAAGTCAAGAAGAAGCACCTACAGAATAATTTAGTTAAACTTTATATATTCAGGGGTTGACAATTTCCCCCAATGTAGTAGACTATAATGACATGTTAGCGACCCTTAAGGAGAAGACATGTCTTACAAGAAAAACCCCCTGTTTTTGATGACCGTTGTCACCACTTTGATCGTGGGAGTAGGCTTCGCAAAAGATTCGATTGAGGCCAGTAACCTTCCAGAGCAGGTACGCATCGACCCAAAGCCAGTAGAAACTTTAGTAATCGTCCCCGAAACTACTGCCCCACCAGAACAGTCAGTGTACATTGATTCTTCGGTTAACTGGCTAGATCAGATTTTAGACGTTGTAACTGCAGAGTACTCGTGGGGTGCTTCAGATGAGACTGTGGCATTACAAGAACTTCTTAGTGTGACTGTGGACGGGAATTATGGAAACGAAACACGTGCTGCACACCTTAGTATACTTGCCCAGTTGAACCTTTCATCGGACAATGTTCCGGCTCCTAGAAGCACTACGAGGGCCGCTACTCCCGTTTCAGATAAGTGTACAGATTGGTGGAGTATTGCACGCCTAGCAGGATGGTCAGAGTCTGATTTACCCAAACTTGGGCAAATCATTTTCTCTGAATCACGTTGCCAGCCAGATGTGATTAGCCACACCAACGACTATGGTTTGACTCAAATCAACTGGGCGGCACATGGGGAAAGGCTGTCCGCAAAGGGCATAACTAGGCAGGATTTACTTGATCCTTATACTAATCTTGTAGAAGCCAAGTGGATTTCTGACTATGCTGACAGGAATTATGGTTGCAAATGGCAACCGTGGTACATGAGTGGTAGTTGGTGCTGACCTTCTCCTGAGCGTCTACTTTAGTGTGGTAGACTATTAGTGGTTCTATAACTTCACTTTTAGGAGACATAAATGTCACAGCGTCCTTATACTGGCTATAACGCTACTGCTAGCGGTAAGCGTGCAGGCTTTGAAATGCTAGTTGATTTACTTGAAGCCCATTTTGGCTTGTGGTCAAATGGTACGTTTGGGGTAAGGCCAAAAAGAGGGAAATCCAGCATGTCCGTTCATGCGACGGGGAGGGCAGGTGACCTTAGTTGGCGTGGCGCTCCTTATCGTGGTACAGGAAACTATCAGGATGCTGTACGTATGATGGATTGGCTTACTGAGCACGCTGACGGTCTAGAGATTGAGGCAATTTTTGACTACTATCCACAGCCTTGGGGCCGTGGTTACAAGTGTGATAGAGATGCTTGGAGCGTGTATGACAAGAAGGCTTTCTCTGGCGCTCCGGGTGGAGATTGGGTGCACATTGAGGTAAGCGAAAAGTATGCCGATGATAGCCAGTACTATGCGGATTACTTTAAAGAGCATTTGGGTGAAACTGATGTGAGCCCTGCGCCTGTTAAGAAAACACCTAAGAAGCCCGCTGACAAGGACCCATGGTTACAGGTCGGTAGTAAGGGTGAGAAGGTCAAGGAAGTACAGGGTATTGTAGGGGCAACTCAAGATGGCGACTATGGCCCTAAGACCGAAGAGGCTGTGAAGAAGTGGCAGGCAGAGCATGACCTCCACGTAGACGGTATTTGGGGTCCGGGGTCGGATGGGCATTATGCTGATTGTAAGCACGGCAAGGAAGAAGCCCCTGAAGCGCCTAAGGCGGCTGAAAAGGTTATTACTGCTGCCCCATATCCGGGCAAGCCGCTTAATATGGGTTCTCGTGGCGATGATGTTAAGTTGGTTCAGGCTAAGTTGAGCATTACTGTAGATGGTAGATTCGGTAAGCAGACCCAACGGTTTGTGAAGTCGTGGCAGTCTAAGAACAACTTGTTTGTTGACGGTATTGTTGGGCCTAAGACTTGGAAGCACATGTTCGGTTAATGAAATATTTTTATGAAGCCAAGGTTGATCGCATTGTTGATGGAGACACTATCGACCTTGTGATTGATCTTGGCTTCGATGTTTCATATACTGCCCGCATCAGATTACATGGCGTTAACACTCCCGAGACACGTACTCGTGACTTGGAGGAAAAAGAGTTAGGAATGGCTGCTAAAGCGTTTGTTTACGACTGGTTAGCGGCGCTGGACTCTGTTTATGTTAAGACACTTAAAGACGGTAGCGGTAAGTATGGCCGCATTCTAGGTTATATTTATGCCGATGAGAATATGACTAAGTGTTTGAATGACGATATTATCGACAACGGTCATGGTTCCCCGTATTACGGCGGTAAGCGATAGACTTGACTTGGTAACCATAATCGTATAGTATACGAGCATGGAAAGAAAAGTTGTTTCTTCTAAGGCGGTGAGCCTTCCTTTACCGAGCGGCAGCGATAACACACTTCGTGCCATAGAACTGCTGATAGCCAAAGATGGTGTTTTCCGTACGAACGAGAAGTGGGTGTACAGCGCCCTGCGACAGTTAGTTGCCGAAGGTTACGTAACATTAGACGATAACGTAATCAGCATTGGTAATAACTTTGAAAGTCTTCTACTTAATCTTGCGGCACGGGACAGTAGGTATGCTCCCGTAGTTGGCAAGTACCGGATAATGGTGCGTGATGCTGTAGCAAAGTACGATGTTCAAGACTTTGAAGTTATGGAGTCGGTCCATGGCATCAAAAATACTGAAGAAAAAATTATTTACCTCACAAGTGTACTGTCTGAGACATTCGGAAAATTAGGTGTAGCCTTAGAAAATATTTCTAGGCTTGAGGCACTTATCAAGGAAATGGATGTGTCATTATCAGTTATGGAGTCGATGACGTTCGATGAGGATTCTGACGGCTAATGCGAGGGTTTTACTTGCCGTGCTTGAAAACCCTGAGATGACACAGAAACAAATTGCCGATATGCTCGGCATCCGATATCAGCATGTTTGGCGTGCTTTAGATAGACTGGTAAAAGAAAACATCTTACAGAAAGAAAGGAAAAGCAGGCGTACATACTTTTACGCTGGAGAGAAGTTATCAGAAATTGATGACATTAAGCGCTTAAAGGCTTGCATTCTCTGACACTGTGTGTTATACTTGCTACTGATTCATTATGGCTAAAATACTATACTACGACATTGAGACTGCACCAAACTTGAGTTACGTTTGGGGGCAGTATGAGCAGAACGTGATTGATCACGAACGAGAGTGGTACATGCTTTGTGTGTCCTATCGTTGGGAGCACGAGAAGAAGACACATGTGACTTCTTTGGTGGATTTCCCTGAAGACTACCGCAAGGACCCTGAGAATGACTTTCATGTAGTTAAGAAGTTGTGGGACCTTCTAGATGAGGCAGATATTATTGTTGCCCATAACGGTGATCGATTTGATATGCGTAAGGCTAACGCACGTTTCGTTTCCCACGGACTTGGCCCTATCTCGCCTGTTAAACAGGTCGATACCCTTAAAGTTGCTAAGCGTTATTTTATGTTCAACAGTAACAAACTTGACCATCTTGGCCAGCACTTGGGACTTGGCCGAAAGGTGGATACAGGAGGTTTTGAGACGTGGGCTGGGTGTATGCGTGGTGACATGAAGTTTTGGAAGTTGATGGTGAAGTACGCCAAACAGGACGTTGACTTGCTTAGAAAAGTTTACATGAAGTTGAGACCGTGGATGACTAACCACCCTAATTTAAACATTTACAGTGGTGAAAACAATTGCCCAACGTGTGGTTCTGCTCGTCTTCAGCGACGTGGGCGACGGTACACACAGGTTGCGGCCTATCAACAGTGGCAGTGTAATGACTGTAGTGCTTGGTCTCGTACGAGAATGGCCGACAGTATTGAACGCCCAAAAATTGTTCCATGATCTAATGGCTACTGATTTAATACAAACTTTGTATGCCCGCATTCCCGAGCGTCTTCTTGTTAGTGGTGACGGCATGACATGGTATGCCTGCTACGACAACGACTTGTGCATCTTAAGCAATGCTAGCGGAGAACTAGAGGCATTTTGTTATGATGATAAAGGAGAATACCGAGACGTGCGTAGGCACATTACAGAAAACTATAATGTTAGAAAGGCAAAGGTGAGCCGCTATGATGAACATAATTAATCTCAAGGGACTTACGTTTGACGATGTTTTGCTAGTACCGCAGTACTCTGAGGTTCGTAGTAGGTCGAACGTCGATCTTTCTACATCTGTTGGAAAAGCAAAAATGCGTATTCCTATCATTGCTGCAAATATGGACACAGTTTGTGGGCCTGAGATGGCTGGAACTATAGATGCTCTTGGTGGGTTTGGTGTTGTCCACCGAAACATTCCCCTGACTGAGAGGTTTGGTAGTGTGGCAGGCAGGACAGTAAGGTCAGCGGTTGCTTTCGGTGTAAATGAGGATTTAGATGTTGTTATTTCTGAAGCCAATAGGTGGAAAACTAAGATTCTTGTTCTGGACATTGCTCATGGTCATAGTGCCCACGCCTTAAACGCCATTAAATACGTTATTTCTGGGATAGACCACGAGGCTACGTTTGTAGGCGGTAACGTTGCAACTCAGCGTGCTGTTGAAGACTTTGCCTCCGCAGGTGCCGACGCCGTAAAGGTTGGGATTGGTCCGGGCAGTGTGTGTTCGACTCGTGTAGTTGCAGGGGTAGGTATTCCACAGTTGACTGCAATTGAACAATGTGCAGATGCCGCTGACCGCTGTGGTATCAGTGTTATTGCTGACGGCGGTATTAAGGTTCCGGGGGATGCCGCTAAGGCGCTTGCCGCAGGTGCCGACGCTGTAATGATTGGCAACATGCTGGCAGGTACTACCGAGGCACCGGGAAAGCGTGTTACTTTACCTGATGGTACCGTAGTTAAGGAGCATCGTGGTATGGCTTCAGCAGACGCAGGCTCAGCATATCCTGAGGGGGTTGCTTCATCAGTGCCCGTTAAGGGCCCTGCTAGTGATGTTGTTGATACCATTCTTAAGGGTATCAAGTCTGCATGTAGTTATGTTGGTGCTTCTACATTAAAAGAATTTCAATCAAAGGCAGGATTCATACAAATTTCTCCTGCGGGGTTGCGTGAATCGGCTCCGCATGATATACTTGACTCTAATCTATGGTGACAAACGACTCTATCACACTTTTTGACGACTGGCTACATTCCTCTAGCGTGCATGACAATTCTTTAGGCACTGTGACGCTTGTTCGCTCTGACGAGCAGTTTGCTGATTTCAGGGACTGGTTGTTTAGCGGGAACCGTCCTATAGCGTATGACATTGAGGCTACAGGTCTTGACACTTACTCACCCGGATGGGAGATTAAGAGCATCCAATGGGGTGACCGTGATGCTGCTTACGTTTTTATTTGGCAAGAACCGTGGTTTCAAAAGTCGATTGACATTGTTATGCGTGAAACAAAGTGCCGACTATTAGCGCACAACGCATCCTTTGACGCATTGGGCTTAGATAGGCACGGACATGTAGATGCCATAAAACTGTTAGAGCGTACGTTTGACACAAAGATTCTAGCGCACCTTGCCGATCCACGAAACCGTTCTGAGGGCGGTGTAGGTCATGGTCTCAAGAATTTGGCGGCGCACCACGTTGATAAGTCAGCGCCGGATTCTGATGCCGCTTTGAAAAACTTATTTAAGGAAAATAAGTGGTCTGTTCAGCAGGGGTGGTTAAACATACCTGCTGCACATCCTACACTAGTGCACTATGCTGGGATGGATGTAATTTTAACTGCAAGGTTGTTCCCTAAGTTGAGGGATGAGATTAAGCGTCAAACCATGGACCATTTGGTTAAATATGAGCATCAGATATTGCGACTTGTGGCGTCGATGGAACGCAGGGGTATGTTAATTGATGTTCCTTACGCAGAGTCTTTGATTGAGCAGATGACCTATGAGGAAAAGCACCATATTGGTGTTGTTAAGTCGTTTGGTGTAAATAATCATAATGCAACTAAGGATGTGGCGGAGGCACTTCAGCGACTAGGGGTCAAACTGTTAGAAACCACACCTAGCGGCGCTTTAAAGGTTGATAAAACTATTCTTAGCGCAATTGCTGCTGATGAGTCTTACGGCACTGCTTGCACATTGGCGAGTTCTGTTATGAGTGCTAAAAACAGCGCAAAGTGGAGGGATAGTTACGTTGTGGCCTCGCTAGAGTCTATGGATTCTAACGGTAGAGTGCATCCTAAGATAAATAGCCTGCAGGCCAGAACTGGTCGTATGTCTATAAATAACCCTCCTTTACAGCAGTTACCTTCAGGTGGCGATGCTATACGTCGTATGTTTATTGCTGAGCAGGGATGCAGAATGGCTTCAATTGACTTTTCTGGCGTGGAACTTAGAGTATTGGCCGCTTTGTCGCAGGACCCTGTTATGCTTAGCGTTTTCAAAGAAGGTGCTGATCTGCATCAGACTACAGCGGATAGTACTGGTGTGACTCGTAAGATCGCTAAGACAGTTAACTTCGGTAAGGTTTATGGGGCTGGCCCTAAGACATTGGCTAGACAATCAGGTCTTTCTGTTGAGGAAGCACAGAAAGTGTGCGATTTGTTCGATGATACCTACAAGGGTGTGACAGAGTTTTCACATAAACTTGCGTATCCAGTTAAAAAGGGCATACGAAACTATGTTATTACGCACACTGGGCGCAAACTTCCTGTTGATAGTGAGCGACCGTACGCTGCTTTGAACTACTGCATTCAGTCTACGGCCAGAGACGTGCTTGGGCGTGCTATGATTAAGGTGGCCGACGCAGGATTGTGGGATTATGCTGTCCTGCCTATTCATGACGAAATCTTGTTTAGTTTCCCAGAAGGCCAAGCGGAGGAATTATGCCGAGAAGCAGGCGTCACAATGGAAATGATTCTTAAAGATGTCCATATTTCTACCGAGCCCGACCTTGGGGGAGACTCTTGGGGCACGTTATATACAGAAGGGGAACACGCTGTAGTTGATCTTACAGACGAAGACAGACTAAAGTACGGTGACGATAAGTTAAAGAACACGCTTTTCGGTACCACAGAGTTCGAATTTTAAACACACGTTAGGAGCAAAACTATGAATTTAATTACAAAACTCTATATTTACTTACAAAACTTATCTATGCCAGCAAGGTTTAGTAGGCGGCAGACCGGTTATTCGGATGGAATCACAGTAAATACGTCTACACCACGCCCTATACGGGTATATACCCGCAATAACCGTGTATACGACTGGGAACGAGAAGAGGCAATTTCACGCCATCCGTCCAACTACAGAAAGGGTAAGTAATATGTCAGGTTACAAGCAAAGTTCAAAACACAAGATTTTAACCCGTGAAGAAGAGGTGGTGTTAGGGCGTGCTGTCAGCGAAGGTCTGAAAGCACAAAAAGAATTAAACCATGCCCACATTGAGGGAATCAAACTAGAGTTTGCTGAACGCCGTAAGTTGAATGCGTCTGTGCGAGAGGGAAAGCGGGCTAAGGATACGTTTGTTGAACACAACTTGAGGTTAGCCATGGACACTGCGGCTAGGTATGCTAGGTCACAATCACGTATGGAGTACGAGGATTTGATCCAAGAGGCCACAATTGGCTTGATGCGTGCTGTGGACAAGTTCGACCCGGAGCGAGGTTTCAAGTTTTCTACGTATGCAACATGGTGGTGCCGTCAGGCGTGTCAGCGGGCTATAGCCAACTTTGGGCGTGCTATACGTCTACCTATGCATGTTGAGGCTGATGTGCGTAAGTTGGCTGCAGTTGTAGATGAGTTTGAAATGCGAGAAATTCCGGCTACCAGAGATGAGATTGCTGAGTTTCTAGATTGGGACGACGATAAGTTAGATGAGATTTGGGGATATATGGACAACACACGACTTGACTCTTTAGACAATCCCCTTTCGGAAGATAGTTCTGTTTCTCATGCCGATACACTTGTTGATCCTAGTCAACCTCTAGTTGAAGACGTTGGGTTGGAGAATAGTTTTGCGGCAGACATACTGAAAGCATTGTCGGTACTCCCACAGCGAGAGTACAATGTTCTCGTAATGCACCACGGTTTAGCAGGACAGCGGTCCGCCATGACTTTGCAAGAGATTGGTGACACTATGGGCTTGACCCGTGAACGTGTACGACAGTTGGAGGCTAAGGCTATCGCAAGGTTGCGTCATCCTTCATCTGGAGTGGCGTGGGCGTTCAGTGATGATTCTGAAGATTGAACTTGCACTTACCTATGTTCTTGCCCCGGTAGGTATCAGTTTGAGCGTGGCAGTTTGGACACAGGATAGTTAGGTTCTCTAGCCGGTTGTCCGTATTGACGCCGTTGATGTGTTCTAACTCGGTAGGGATTGGCTGTCCATTCCATTCTGTCCGCTCACATTGATAGCACTTATGCTGGAAAACTTCTTCAGCGAAAAGGCGATTCTTGAGGTGATTAGTGTTGGTGTAAGTGGAGTGTTTGACTAGAATTTCTTCCAGTGGTCGTTTCGGTGACCATGTGTGGGTTTTACCTTTAAGGTGCCCTTGTCCTGTGAAATGCTCAATATCAATGCCAAACGACTTGATGTGGCTTTTGATGTTTTTGTAGTTGCCGCCAGTGGGTTGCAGGTTGAGTTCTTTAAGTACATTACGGATAGACATGCTACATTGGCAAGCATCCCGTAATTGTTGTTCTGTCCAAGTTCTAATTTTTGGCATCGTTTCTCCTTGACTTTGTTTGGGGCCTATGGTATACTCTAGCAAACGGCAAACGCATTACCCGTAACTCTCGCCCCCGTATTCCAATTGGCAGAGAAAGGGCGCTTAAAACGCCTACAGTGTGGGTTCAAGTCCCACCGGGGGTACTAGAAAGGAGCATTATGAACATTTTTGTAGTAGATGAAGACCCAACGGTTTCCGCCCAAAGCCTATGTGATAAACATGTAAACAAAATGGCGGTCGAAAGTGTACAGATGCTGGTGTCCGCATTACGTAGACACGGTGCCACAGATAGCGATGTCCCTTTGACTACTAAAGGTACTCCCCACCGTGGAGGGTACGCTAATCACCCCAGCACGGTATGGGCAGGTGAGACTTCCGAGAACTTTACGTGGTTGTTCGACCACGCCGTTTCTTTGTGTGAAGAGTTTGACTTTAGGTTTAACAAAGAACACGCCTGTTTAAAGCAGTTAGATAAAATTGTAGCCTCAGTAGATTTCATTCCTACTGGCAGGTTAACTGATATTGCTTTGTGTGTCGGTGACGATTTTCACGAGCGTCTAGGTTTTAAGCATGCTCCGCTAAGTCAATCAATTGACATTTACAGAGAATTTTATATAATAGACAAGGCTGAGTTCGCCAAGTGGGAGAAGGGCAGACCTGCTCCTGCATGGTGGACTGGCTTGACAACAAACTTAGAGAAAGGTATCATATAAACATGAATGATATGAACGTTGACCCAAACGCTGTTATTAATGATTTGCTTGAGCAGATTAAGCAGTTGACAATAAATAACTCTGTGCTTCGTGCCGCACTTAAGCAGGCTCAGCAGGACTCAAATGCCCTTGAAGGTAAAGACGGCGAGTAAAGTTTGCGCTGACCGCCTTTTGCTAAAATATAAGTCAGGAGGTCTTATTATGAGTGCTGGTGCGTACGACATTACTTGCGAACAGGGTGCTACGTTCTCACGTACCCTTGTAGTTAGTGACGCTAGTGGTAGTTTGCGTGACTTGAGTTCGTATACCGCCCGTATGCAGGTTCGGCGCACAGTCGCTTCGGCTGGGACGCTAATTGAACTAACTACAGGGAACGGTCGTATTTCTACGACTGCCGATGGTGAAATTAATTTAAGTCTTAGCGCAACTGAAACCGCTGCATTGGCAGAAGGGGGCGTGTACGACCTTGAAATTGAGGATTCCGGTGGTACTGTGGAGCGTGTAGTAGAAGGTAATTTTATTTTAGCGTTAGAGGTAACTAGATAATGTTTGAGTATGACGATAGCCATCTTTTGAACGTAGTTTGGAAAGAATTTGTTCAATTGAAAGAGGAAAACGTAAGGCTAAAGGCCAGTTTGGAAGTTGCAACAAAAGTTGCTGAGGCACTGAATACACAGTTGCAGGATGTAAGTGTCCCAACTGAACCCATTTCAGAGTAATGAAAGACTTAGAATGGAATGTTGACGGTCACAGAATTGTTTTGACTGTTAACAAGACAACTATTGACGTTTCTCCCAGTATTTGTCCACACGGTGCTGTACAAGACTCTCCGTGCTACCACTCTGGGATAGAGTCGTGCCTAGTAAATCATTTTATAAATGTCTACGGGCTTGAGTCTAACCACGGTGTTGTTCCGGCTTCTGACAGCATAGAAATCGCTTGGGCAATGTCTGGTAGTTCATGGGATATTGACTTAGTTGAGTTCAACATGATACCTAGGTACGACCCCCACTTTTCTGACTGGTACGACGCTGTTACCTCCGAGTAGTTGAGAGACCCCCAACATTTTCGGTAGAATGTATATGTAGGGTTTTATTGGAGGCTTATCGTGGCAGAATACGTTCTTTCATATCCGTTTAGGATTGACTCAGTAAACAGGCGTGCAGAGGTTGTATGGTCTGATACTGATACGTACAAGGCAGAACAGGTTAAGGGATTTATTCGTACCGTGTCAGGCGAGCGGGATATCTTCCCACGGTTCGGCATAGAAGAGCCTACTTTCGCAACATTTGATACAGGTAAGTTCTTTGACGACTTTACTGAATTTTATACTGCGGACCAAATAGAAATTGATAAAGTTACTCTCACTGATTCTGGTGGGGTTTTGACAGATGTTCTCGTAGAGTTCTTGTGAGGTAGAGATGGCTTCTCCTGATGTTCGTAGTTATGTAGACTTGACAGTTTTTGATGATAATCCTGTTGAGGTTTTAAACGATATTCTTAGTGCAGGTAGGGCGTTGTTACCTAACTGGACTCCCGCTGTTGGTCAGATTGAGGCGGTACTGGCGGAAGCAATTGCTTTGCGTTCGTCTGAGGTTGTGGCGGCGATTAACCGTGTGCCTAGCGCAACAACTGAAGTTTTGCTACAATTGTTTGGGTTAACCCGCAGCGATGGTGTAGCGTCTACTGCTCTAATTAATTTGACTTTCTCTAACGCTGGACAGTTGCCTGCTGGGACAGAGTTTTTGTATGTAAATTCAGCCACTAGCACGTCGTACATTTTCTCCTTAGATGCAGCACTAGACATGACTGCTTCTGACTATGATGCTGGTAGCGGGACTTATATTAAGTCTAATGTTGCTGTTACAGCACAGGAAGTTGGAACAAAGTACAACTTTTCTGCTGATGGTTTAGGTTTAACACTTCTTTCTAATGCGTCGTTTTTCCTTTCAGCAACTTTCGCTACAAGTCCTTCTGGTGGCGCAAATGCCGAAAGTGATCAAGCATATTTTGATCGTGGTGTAGCGTTGCTTGGAAGTTATACTTCTGCGTCCACTACCGCATCGCAGATTAAATATTATGTTGCGAGCAATAAGACGTATGCGAATAGAGTGGAAGTCTACAACCGTAGGCGATACCGTGATCGTGACACGACGGCTGATGACTATGGTGTCCACGACGGTGCCGTTCTTGTAGCAGTTGCGGCTGCTGTAAACAACGCTGCTTCTGCTACTTCTGAGATTACTGTGTCGGCTTCAAACCTTGCTGATTTGTACTCATCGTTGGATGCTAGAACCCCTGCGGGTACCTTCATCGACGTTATGTCGGCGGAGTTGGTAGATGTTGATATTACTGCTACTGTCGTAAAGAAGTCTGGATTTTCTTCTTCTACTGTTTCTGCTTCTATTACTTCAGCGCTGCAAAGTTATTTAAATACCAATACGTGGGATTGGTCCACACAGCGGATTAGACGGAATGAAGTTATCTCTTTGATTGACTCTGTTGCGGGTGTTGACTATGTGGATGCGTTGACCATGAATGGTTCATCTTTGATTGGTACGTCGAATGTTGGCTATTACGCTACGTCTAATGGCTCTAAAGCAACTGGCACCTTCACTATTTCTGGTGCGACTCCGGGCACGTATACTGCAGGGGAAGCAGCGTTTTACTGGGTGGATTCCACTACTGATCCTGATAATCCTAATGTTTACACTTTTGTAAATACTGGTACCTTTGTGGTTGATGGTTCTGGTAATGCCAGCGGTGTAAGTTATGAGGCTGTAGCAAATGGTGTGGCTTACAACGACACTGATAACAGTGGTGTGGTATCTGCTAGCGCAACGTTTATTGGCTCTGCTGGAGATAGCGGTGGCACTGCTACGGTTTCTGACGCATTGAGTGGCGGTAGCAACAACTACCTATCTTTCACAGCCCTTGACGGTACAGGGGACGGTGTGCAGACAGATATCGTTATTCGGAATTTAGGTACACTGGTGACGTACGGTGAAATTTCACTCGCAATCAACTGATTTAGGGGCGAGTTATGTCGCATAAAAATTTCAATTTGTTTTCTGTTAGTCAGCAAAACTTTGGAGATGCTGACGACTACGCCGGATGGGAGGTTACGTCAACGTACGGGGCCATCGCCCGACTTGTCGATAGGCCATTTTACAACAAGTATATTCCGGGGGCAGAGTATGAGAGTAGCCTTACTTCAAACTCTCTTGGTGTAGCAACAGATAATGCGTCTGACATTGTTTTGAAGTCCCCGTGGGTTGCTGTAAATCCGTTAGAGCGCTATATAGTTAGTGCAATGTTTGCTGCGCAGACTAACGATGTAAACATTTCTCTAGACGTAGAAGAGGGTGCGATTTCTAGTGGAACCGGGACATTAATTGGCACGGGTCCTTCGCTAGACCACGATCAAAGTTCTGCTGGTAGGCTCTTCGGACTGTTTACTACCGGAGTTGCAACTTCTTTTGCGAGAATGGTTGTAACTATTACTGGGCAAGGCGGCGACCCGCTAGAAAGCGGCTCCTTTGTGTGGATGTTTGATCCAGTTTTTTCTGAGGATTCCTCTTCAAGGACTGGAATAGTCACTAATGCTGTCTATGATTCTCTACCCAACTTCATGCTTCTGGATGACGAGAATATTAACGACATAGTTTCTTCGACTCAGTTACCACGACCTTTATTCAGATTTGTTGAGGCTTTGTGTGCCCAGATAGATCATGTGTACGATGAGACTGTAGAGTTCGATTATGTAAGAGCCGTGGAGGGTGTTGAGCATAAGTCAATTTTGACTGACCCTGATACTGCGAGGGCAGGTTATCTGTTGTGGCTTGCAACTGTTACGGGAACTTCGTTGTTAACTCTTGCTACTGGTTTTACTCCGTGGGAGGGGTTGGAGGCTGCTGATACCGATGAGGACGGTACTCCGGGTGAATGGGAAGACATTTCTTCTGAATCTGACCCCGCAACGTGGCTAGCGGTGCAGGATTTAGACCCCGACTTTTTTGACTCTATTCAAAGTTTCCGTGATCAGATACGAACAGGATTCACTGGTTTAAACGCTGGCCGTCAGGACACTATTGAAGAGTTTGTTAGAACTACGCTAAACGGTAGTGCAACAGCCTCTGATGTTGTAGTTGTTAAGAATAACGACTTGGACAACCCTTTCAAAATTGAAGTTTTAGTGGACCCTTCTCTGGACCCTGATCCTGATGGTGATTTGATTCCGGATGCCGTAAATCAAGGTCTTTCCGTTGGGGCAACTGCCACAAAAACCGGTCAAGTTTTAAATTCGGGTAGAGGATCATATGACTTAAGTAAACTTGTGTATCCTGCAACATACTCCGACTCTGATTCTGGTGGCGCTGTTGTCTACCAGAAAAGTTTTATTTCAGACATGGACGGTTTCGCTAGACATATTCGTTTAAACGAAAGTTCAGATGCAGACTATGTTGAACTTGGTGGTGGAGTTGCAGATTCCCATTTCGATAGCACTTCTTCGTATTTTTACGGTGAAACATCTGGTGGTTACGGCTCTTTGACTACTGCCACTAGCACGCTTGCTGATCTTGGCGGCTCTGCTGCAGGTTTTGACGTAGTTATGGTTTTGTCTGATATTCAAACATTTTCTGCTGATCTGTCTACAGTTGACAGCGGTGGAAACACTCCCGCAGATTGGCTTTTCCGAGAAAAACGTTTATTAGTGTGCGGTAAAGACGCTTCCAGCAATAACGATTGGGCGGTGTACTTGGCAAGCGGTGTCACTTCAGAGCGAGATACTGCGATACGGATGCTGCTAGTCACTGGATATAACAATGCTAGCACCGGTCAGTTTGAGACCGCTTATGCGTATTCTGATCCAATTGATATTGTTGCTCTGTCTGCCGTTGGTGACGTTGTTCTGAGAGTCAAGCGAGAAGTTGGGACACCTATTACAGACGGGTATTCTGCCGTTGTAGACTTCTACGCACAATCATCACTATACGACGATTGGGAAAGTCATGAAGTCAGTTCTACTACCATTAATGACTATTCTGTTTCTGGCGGGGCGACATCTTATGTTCAAGTGTTGGGGTCACTATCTGCAACCAATACTTGGGCTAATGCCAATCCTTTGTCGTGCGCTGTTAAAAGAGTTCTAGTTTTTAACTCTCCTCTAGACTTTATAGGGGAAAGCGACGTTTCTAGTGAAGCCCACGCTTATGTTGTCGGCGGTGAGGTAACTTCATTTGCGTACTATACGTATAATCCTACCGTAGATATTGACGTTTCTGTGGCAAGTGCTTACGCATCGACGTTTGATGCGAGTTTAAGTACAGGGGCAACGCTTGGGGTTACTGTAAACGAGGATTCTGTAGTAGACTTGTCGGTGTACGCTATGCGCCCGTTGGCAGGCACTGACGATGTATGGTACTTTGGTTATACGGCTAATAGTGCGTCTGCTAATAACGAGTTAAGTGCAGCGTTGTCTAATAGCACGTCCTACGATGTTAAAAGTTTTGTTGTTACGCCATCTGATGGTACAGTTGCTTCACACGTCAAGACACACACTACGTCAGGTACTGGCGATTTGTTATTAGACTTGGATACCGAATATAACGGGTCGGCGGATACCTATAATGACGTAAATGTTACTGCGATTGAAGTTTACGATTCTTCTGATGGTAGTGCATCTGGGACAAGAGTTGCCTACTTTTTACCTAACACTTTAGGGGCTTCTTCCGGTGTTGACGACGACGCTACTACATGGACTATTGCTCGTACGTTTGGTGCCGTGAACTACATGCCAGCGCAGTTGGTGGATAGACCTGCACTACACTTCCACGAGGGTTCACCTAGTATGAATAATCCTCCTCCCATTGAGGTACATAGCGAGTTTTCTATTGTTTTGCATATTAGACGGCATTGGACTGACGTGACTACTGTTGAGTACGATATTTTCCGTTTGGAGAATGCTTCAGAAGAGGGATTACGTGTATACTTTGATGGTCCTGATGTGAAAGCAACATTTACTGATGGTACTAATACGGAATCTTTGTCGTGGACTGAATCACCTGATTATGGTGATTGGCATGTTGTTGTTATTCGCCGTGATCCTGCATCTGATGTTTTCAGTATGGTGGTGGACGGTGTTGAGGAGGATTCTACTACGATTTCTGCTGTGGATACTTTTGTGGAGAAAATTAATTCCGGTACTTTCAGTGAGGGTGCTAGTGGTGAGTGGAATCCTCGTTTTGGTATGGCTGCGTTTGTTGGCTATACTAGATATTTGTCGGATGGCGAAATTACGCTGCTGGACAGCCAAATTTCGTAGTAGAATATTAGTGTAGGAGGATTACGATGGCCGTTACACAGACTGATAGACTTGAGATTTACACGTGGACTTCTGGTGCTGACCCGTTTACTAGAGCACAGTTGCATACGTCACATCAGAATTTAGAGGCTAAGGCTGCTGGCTTTACTCAAGATTCTGGCGACGCAGCGGCGGGTAGTGCGGCGTTTACAGGGTTCTTTTATTATGATTCGTCTGGTTCTTCTGCGGGCGTGTTGCAGTATTGTAATGGTACGGATTGGTTTGATATTAACCGTCCTGCGTCGTCGGTTGAGACGTTGACTGGTAGTACGGAAAGTGTTGGGTCTTCAACTAATTACGCTAGGCAGGATCATAGGCACGCTATTGGTAACGATTCTATTGATTCTCAACATTATGTTGACGGTTCTATTGATACGGCGCATTTGTCTGATTCTGCTGTTTCTACGGCTAAGATTGGTGCAGCGCAGGTTACTGATCCAAAGTTGGCTGCTAGCGGATTTTCTATTTCTAGGTTTGATAGTGGTACGCTAGATATGGCGCTGGTCGCTGGCCTTAGCGTTACTGGTGCAAAAATTACTGCGGGCGCTATTGACGATTCAAAATTGGCTGTTAATGCTGTTACAACGACAAAAATTTTGGATGCTAATGTGACTAACGCTAAGTTGGCTGCTACAGGCATTGATGCTGGCAAGTTGACTACGGGCACGTTACCGATTGCTCGTATTGCTGACGGTGATGTGACTAACGCTAAGTTGGCTGCTACAGGCATTGATGCTGGCAAGTTGACTACGGGCACGTTACCGATTGATCGTATTGCTAATAGTGCTGTGACGTATGCTAAGATTCAGTCGGCTTCAGCAGGGTTCACTATTTTGGCTAAGGCGGGAACGGGTGCCGGAGCATTTGCCGAGTTACCTGCAGGCACAAATAGTGTACTTCGTCGTGACGGTGCTGACAATTTGGCGTTTGGTCAGATTGATGGCGGACATATCGCTATTGATTCTATTGATTCTGTTCACTATGCCGCTCTTTCTATTGATAATGAACACATTGCTAATGATACAATTTCGTTAGGTAAACTTGTTAACATTGCACCTAACACTATCATTGCAAACACTAGCACGACTACTACGACTAACCCTACTACACTTACTGCCGGTTCGCATGGGGTATTGAGGCGGGATGGCGCAGGCGCTTTGGCGTTTGGGGCGTTGAACCGCAACCATATCTCAAACGGAGAAATTACTAACGACAAGTTGGCTTCAGGCATTGATGCAAACAAGATTACTAGCGGTACTGTTGCAGACGACCGTATCGCTTCTACTATTACTCGTGACACGGAATTATCTGCGGCTCTCGGAAATATGTACGGCAACACTGGTGGTGGCGGGTATTGGATTACTGCTAATACTGGAGCACCAAACAACTTAGATGGTTCCCCCAACGGTTCGATTTATTTGAGATACGTGTGAGTTCATCATGACAGCGTACTTTAAAGTTGGCAATGTGTATAGATCAGTACCTAATGCCGCAATGTATCTTAGAAATTATACTGGCAACTATACAGATAAGCCTATCATCGGTGGGTACGTAAAAGTTAACAACGTATACAGGCAGTTCCATATCGGTTCTGATCCAGCAATATACATTTTTGATGCTTCTACTTCTAGGGCTGCTCGTGGAGCATCGTGGGCGTCTTCATCTCAAACGGGAGGTGCTTCCGTTTTGCGTCAGGGAAGGTTTTCAACAAACTACCCGTGGTTTGGAGTAGCAGAGTTCAATGGCAATGCATATTACACTACTTCATCTTTGAATACTCTTATGAATACAAGACCATACGTTGTGTCGGCTAGGTTACGGCTTACTCGTATCACCACTGCCCACGGATACTATAGTGGTTCACCTGTTCCCGGTGGTTGGGGCGATATTGTTGTAGGAAAATATAATGCTGCACTGACCGCTGTGTCTCCTGAGCCGGGTTCAACTAATTTTACTTATTATGGCTTCAGGAACTTTCCGGGGAGAGCCACTGACGCTTTTGATTTGGGTGAGACGACTTACATTGATTTAGCCTACAACGGTGTTAGTCACGCTCAGCAGTTGATTGACCATGTTCGTGGTGGGGGGGCGTTGGCCGTTGCTAATACGACTAATAATGGTACTACTGGCGACGGTTTGCAGCGGTACGCATCTAGCGAAGACACAGACTATTTTTTCTATAATGGGTACGATCAGGCGTACGGACCACTTTTAGAGGTTACATTAGATTACGTTGCCCCCTAACGAGCGGGAGGGTTTTACAAGTATGGGATGAAGGGACTAACATGTGGTCAGAGTTTTTAAATATGACTATACCTGCGCTTGTTGGTTCCGCTGTAACGTTCACTGGTATTTTTCTTTCTAGTAGATTGAAGTCGAAGAAACTTGATTTTGAGATTGACGTTGCTCAGGACTCAGTATGGCTAGATTTGGTTAAGCAAAGTAGGATAGAATATGCTTTACAGCGTAAAGAAAATAATCGGTTGAGATATATTACGCACCATTTACAGGAAGAAATTTCTGCTTTGGAAAGAAGAAACGCCGAGTTACATAAAGAGATTTTAAGTCTTAAACCCGAAGAATAGCAGGAGGCAGTTATGTCAGAAGATTTTGTACCGTTTAGTGAGCGTGGGGATGACGACTCTGACGACGACTTGATTGGCATGATTGCTGATGCTGTTGACGCTTCCAATAAGGGCACGGCTGAAAACATTATTAACGAGTTGGTTGATTCTGTTTTTGAGGCTCGTGGTGAAGGCGGTATTTTAGGTAACTTCATTTTTGCTGGCGAAGTTATAGGTGAGGATGGTACCGCCAATCTTATGGTGGTTACTTCCGACAATCTTCCTGATTGGGTTGCCCGTGGCATGATTATGGCTGCTGACGATTTTATTGCTGGGGGAATTATCGAATGACCGCTGGATTTCATGATTTTTCGTGTACACGGGGTGAGCCATTTTCTGCGTCTATAACTTTAGTTAATCCTGACAACGAATACGCAAGTTTACAGTATTGGGGTTCCCGTATGCAGGTTAGGCGCAGTATTTCTGCAGATTCCGTTGTTGTTGAGTTGTCCACGTCCAATAGTAGGATCACTCATGACCTTGAAAATAGTAAAATAGAGTTAAGTTTATCTTCGGATGATACTGTTGGTTTAGATACTGGTGACCATGTTTATGACTTGGAGTTGTTCAGTATTGGGTCAAAACAGGCGGTCGTGAAGGTAATTAGGGGCTTATTTAGCGTAGGGTAGCGATGTCAACATACACAGTCAGCGTAGAGCAGCAATCTACTGGAGTTACAGTTAACGACATTATTAATGCTGTGTCTGTTTCGGAGTCGAACGCTAATTCTGTTACAGTGGTGGCGTCTACTTTTGTTAATGATGCTGGTGCGGCGTCTAATTTATATTATGCTGCTAGTGCCCCGTCTGATGCGTTAGGAACTGCTGGCGATTTCTATATTGATACTGCTTCTGGGAAGTTGTGGGGGCCTAAGGGGGAACTTTCGTGGGGGAGCGATCCTTTACCTTTGATTCCTAAAAGGTTCACTTATAATCAACCTTCTGCTTCTAGTTCTTGGGAAATTACCCACACTTTGGACGGTTATCCGTCTGTAACTGTTGTCGATTCTGCGGGGACAGTGGTTGTAGGTACGGTATCATATAATAGTACAAGCAGCGTGACTGTTTCGTTTGAGGCAGCGTTTACGGGTAAAGCGTATTTAACCTAATTTTGGAGAGGCCATGGCTCAGAAATTCTTAACTAATATTGATCTAAATAAGAATGAGTTGCAGAACGCTAAGATTCAGAATCTTGGTACCGCTCCTTCTGATCCTGCTGACGGTCAGGTATATTTTGACACTGTTGATAACGCATTAAAGATTTATGACGGCTCAGGCTGGGTTAATCTGCATGAAGGCGATATTTCTGCTATTACTGTATCTGCTCCTATTACTGGCGGAGGTACTTCGGGGTCAGTCAACATTGGGTTGGCTACTAGTGGTGTTACGGCGCAGTCGTATGGTTCGGCTACCGAGATTCCGACGTTCACGGTTGACGCTTACGGTCGTTTGACTGCAGCAAGCACTGCTTCTATTTCTACAAACCTTTCTTTTACTGACGATTTGTCTACTGCTGCTAGTGTGGCCCTGAATGGTGGTACTCTTAGCATCCTTGGTGGAACTGGTGTATCGACGGTAGCGAATGATTCTTCTGATTCTGTGACTGTCACTATTGGTCAGGATGTAGCAATTTCTGCTGATGTTACGTTCAATACTGTCACTGCAGATTTGACTGGTGATGTCACAGGTAACGTGACAGGTAATGTCACAGGCAACGTGACTGGTAATGTTACGGGTGACGTTACGGGAGATTTGACCGGGGATGTTACAGGTAATCTTACTGGCAATGTGACTGGTAATGTGACCGGCGATGTGACTGGTGACCTTACTGGAAATGTCACCGGAAATGTTACTGGTGACTTGACGGGTAATGTGACTGGTAACGTTACTGGCAACTTGACTGCAGGTAACATTCAGGTCGGTGTGACATCTTCTGACGAAATTGATACTTCTAGCGGAAACCTTGTCATTGATTCTGCTGGTGGTACAGTCACGATTGATGATCATCTTATTGTTAGCGGTGACTTAACTGTTAACGGTGATACGACAACTGTTAGCACTTCTACGCTGTCTGTAGAAGACCCGCTAATTATTCTTGCGAGTGGTAACACTGCTAATAGCGTTGACATCGGTTTCTATGGAACGTATAATGACGGCACAGCATCGTTTGCTGGTATGTTCCGTGATTCTACTGACGGAAAGTTCCGACTGTTCCATGACTTGGAAGACGCTCCGACGACTACAGTAAATGTTGCTGGCACTAATTACACTGTTGCTACGCTTGTTGCTTCTCTTGAGGGTAGCGTTACGGGTAATGTGACTGGTGACGTTACGGGCGATTTGACTGGTAATGTTACTGGCAATGTCACAGGCGATGTTACGGGAGATTTGACCGGAAATGTTACTGGGGATGTTACTGGTGATCTTACCGGAAATGTGACAGGTAATGTCACTGGTGATTTGACTGGCGATGTGACGGGTAACTTGACTGGCAATGTGACCGGTGATGTGACTGGTGATTTGACTGGTTCTGTTCTTACTGCGTCACAGACTAACATTACTGGTTTGGGCACTATTACCACAGGTACGTGGGAGGCGACAGATGTTGCTGTACTCCATGGTGGTACCGGCGCATCGACTGCTGCTGGCGCAAAAACTAATCTAGGTTTCATGACTCGCTATTCTGCTTTGGTTCCCCAGAGTGGCACGGATACTAGCATTCAGATGACTCACGGTTTGGGAACACTTTTTGTTGTTGTCGAAGTTTACGAAGTTTCTTCAGGAGAAACAGTCGTTTGCGATGTTACTCGTGATGATGCTAACAATGTTACGCTAGGGTTTGCTTCAGCCCCTGCAGACGAGGCATATCGCATCGTGGTCATTGGCTGATAAGATGTCACGGTAAACATCCGTGGCGCTACCGAGTCCATGGTTACAGTGGGGACGGTAGTTACGCCGTGCAGGCGAGGAAATACCCGACGAGGGGTGGGGTTGGTTGAATGACTGGCCCCACCTCTTTGTGTATACTAAGTGTAGTACTAGTATTGTGCTTGAGGGCACTTTCTGTTTAAGGATCGGTTGAGGCCGTGGCAAAGAAGTTTAAAACTCCTATAACTTTAGACGAGTTGGGGTCTGCATCGTCGCAGGCTATCGCCGCAAATGTGGATGGTGATTCACAGAACCGTATAAATATTGATGCGGGCGGTAAGATTACTTGGGGTTCTGGTTCTGCCACTGGTGACACGACTTTGTATCGTGATTCTGCTGACACTCTGAAGACGGATGATGCTTTTACTGCCACGTCTTTGGCTGTTACGGACCAGTTTACTCTTCCAACTTCTGATGGGTCTACTTCTCAGGTGTTGCAGACTAATGGTGCTGGCACTATTTCGTGGGTTGATATTACTGCGTATGCTACGGTGTCTGATACTGCTCCGGGTTCTCCGTCTGTTGGTCAGATTTGGTATGAGTCTGATACGGGTAAGACGTTTGTGTATTATGATTCGTTTTGGATTGAGGTTGGTGCTTCGCCGCCTGCGTCTCCTTTTATTACGGATTTGGATGAGGATACGAAGATTCAGGTTGAGGAGTCTTCGGATGAGGATAAGATTCGTTTTGATACTGCCGGTTCGGAGCGGATGATTATTGATGCTTCTGGCAATGTCGGTATTGGTACAACGACACCTAGCGTGCCGTTAGATGTCAATGGAGTCATCAACTCCAATGGTACGAGAGTTCCAGTTTCATCAGATATTTACACTATTGTTCAGTTGACGCAATCAGCGTATGACGCTTTGACACCTGACGCAAACACGTTGTATGTGATTGTTGGTTGAGCCATGCCTGTCTTGAATGATGCAGATAGTTTCAAGGTTGGCTCTTCTCAGGTAGACAAAATCTATATGGGGACTAACGAGGTTTGGGTTGACTACATCCCACCTACCTATAACGGTTCTGCTTACGCATCTGCGAGACAGGATGTCCTGACTGTTTCTACTTCAACTTTGGGTGCTTCAAATGGCGATTTCTTAATTATTCACGAATTTGCTGAAGATGGAGGCAATTCTTCTGGCAATTCTGCAAGTATTTCAAATGTGTCTGGTTATTCAACTGTTTGGAGCAATGATCTACATGGTGACACAATTGTAGATGTTTGGCAAAGTATAACCATTCTTCAGTTGCCTGCGTCGGGCACTCTTCCTAGCAATTTGCAAATTTCGGGTCTTTGCCCAGCAGGCGATACAGGTTTTGACTGGGCTATTCATGTCCATTGCATTACCGCAAACAATTTGGTTTCTATATCTTCTGAGCCTTTAGGCTCTAGATCCTATACGCAGGTAAATACTCCATCTAGTTCTGTGGCAGTAACAACGTTGAGTGGTTCTTGCAATGTGGGAGATTTTGTTCTTCATGGGTGGATATCGGATAAGCGTGTCTCGTACAACTCCCCGTTATCAGGCTCGTCGGATCTGGATACGAGTTCAGGCTACTTCTTTTTTGATACTCCAATTTCATCGCATTATTATGAAGCGTTTTTGTATCAAACATCAGGCACATCCTTCTCTACTTATTTTGATGACGGCGGAGGATCTGAAGTAACTGGTGACGGTTTTATTCTGCTCGCCAGAAGGTTCAGGTTTACCTGATGGCTACGACTTACTCGTCGCCAACACATAGTTACTCCACGCTCAACGCCCCATACAACGTGGGGTTTGCAACCTACAGCGTCACTGGTTCTAGTTCTGGCACCAGCAGTGAAGGTGGTATAGATTAATTGTCTAACATTAGTTTATGGTAAACTATTACTATGGCTATTAACTTCCCTGACTCCCCAAGTGTAAACGACACCCACACAGTCAGCAACCGTACATGGCAATGGAACGGAACATACTGGTCTATCGTGGTTAGTAACGCTTCTGACCGTATTGCAACAACTGACTATGTTGATGCAACTGTTGAGACAGGTGTCCATTGGGTTGAGGCTGTCGATTTAGCGACAGCAGGCGTTCTTGCTAACACCCCCACGTACGATAACGGCTCCTCAGGTGTAGGTGCCACGTTAACTGCTGGCTCAAATGGCCGTATTTCTGTAGATGGTGTTAACGGTACTGCAGGTGACCGTGTTCTGGTAAAGAATCAGGCTGCCGGTGTACAGAACGGTATCTATAGTGTTACAACTCAGGGCGATGTTAGCACAGCATACGTTTTGACTCGTGCTACCGATAGCGACACTAGCGTGTACGCTGGTCAGGCTGCTTGGGTTTTGGGAGGGGCATCTAACGCTAATCAAGGTTTCATTTTAACTTCTGAAGGTACTGGAACCAATGAAGTACACACCTTCAATACTGACGCTTTTGTTTACACACAATTTTCTGGTGTAAGTTCTATCACTGCTGGTTCTAATCTGTCTAAGTCGGGCAACACAATTAGTATGGATTCGTCGTTGACTGGTTTGACTTCTGTTACTTCTACTAGTTTTGTTGGCGATTTGACCGGTGACGTTACAGGCGATTTAACCGGAAACGTTTCTGGTGATGTGACGGGCAACGTTAGCGGTAATGTGACGGGCAATGTGACAGGCGATGTCACGGGTGATGTTGTTGGTGATTTGACGGGTAATGTTACTGGAAACGTGGCCGGTAATGTTACCGGTGACGTTACAGGTGATTTAACCGGAAACGTTACTGGAAACGTCACTGGTGACTTGAGTGGTGATGTTACAGGTAATGTTTCAGGCAATGTGACCGGTAATGTTACTGGCGATGTGACCGGCGACTTGACAGGCAATATAACGTCATCTGGAAGTTCTGCTTTCTCTGGATCGGTCAACTTTTTGGGTGCGACTGTCTCTAACGCTTCTTTCGATCTTGTTGGCGATGTGACTGGTGACATTACAGGTAATGTTACTGGCAACGTTGTTGGGGATTTGACCGGAGATGTGTATGCTTCAAATGGTACCAGTAAAATTTTAGAGTCCGGTACTGACGGGTCTGACGCTACACTGAACGCTGACGTTACTGGAGGCTTGACTGGCAACGTTAACGGTGATGTTAGCGGAAACTTGACAGGTAATGTTACTGGTGATGTTACTGGTAATGTTACTGGTGATTTGACTGGTAATGTGACAGGAGACGTTGTAGGTGCCGTGACTGGTGATGTTACTGGCAACATTACTTCGTCCGGAACGTCTACGTTCTCTGGAACGGTTAATCTTTCTGGTGCCACAGTATCTAATGCCGCCTTCGACCTTACGGGCGATTTAACAGGAAACGTGACCGGTAACCTGACCGGTAACGTGACCGGCAATGTTACAGGAGATTTGACTGGTGGAGTCACTGGCGATGTGACTGGGAACGTAACAGGGAACGTGACCGGCAACGTGACAGGAGACGTTACAGGTGACTTAACAGGAAATGTGGCTGGTAATGTTACAGGCGATGTGACCGGGGATTTGACTGGTAACGTGACTGGCGACGTGACTGGTAACGTGACTGGTAACGTTACGGCAGGAAACTTACAAATAGGTATAACTGGCACAAACGAAATTGACACATCACTAGGAAACTTGACAATAGACTCTGCCGGTGGAACCGTGACAGTAGACGATAACCTCATAGTCAGCGGTGATCTAACTGTAAATGGTACTACGACTACAGTAAATTCTACCACCATTTCAGTAGACGATAAAAATATTGAGTTGGGATCTGTAGGCTCACCTACAGACACTACTGCTGACGGTGGAGGAATCACCCTTAAAGGAACTACAGATAAAACATTCAACTGGGTAGATGCTACAGACTCGTGGACATCTTCAGAGCATATAGACCTTGCCTCAGGTAAGGCGTTCTACATCAACAATACTTCCGTTCTGTCTGCTTCAGCGCTAGGCACGGCAGTGGCCGTTTCACTGCTTTCAACTACTGCTTCATCTTCAGAAGGTCGCATTGCTTGGGATGCCACGAATGATAAGATTATCGTCGGTGATGGTTCTGCTCAGCGAGAGTTTGCGTCTTCTACTCTTAAAACTAATGCGCAGGCTGGAAGTTATACGCTAGTATTAGGGGATAAGGACAAGTTGGTTGAAGTCAGTAATGGTTCAGCCAATACGTTGACTGTGCCCCCTAATTCTTCTGTTGCGTTCCCGGTTGGTGCGCAAATAACTGTGTTGCAGACTGGGGCCGGTCAGACCACTATTACTGCGGGTGCGGGCGTGACGATTAATGCTACTCCGGGTCTTAAGTTGCGTGATCAGTGGTCTTCTGCTACACTAATAAAAAGAGCGACAGACACATGGGTTGCAGTGGGTGACCTTTCCGACTAAGGCGTGCAATTATGGCAGTTAACAAGGATGTAGGACAAGGTGGAAAGTTACCTGAAAGTTCTGTAACTACAACGCCGTCTCCTTCTGGAGGCTCTATCCCCGTAATAGGTACCAGTAGTAATAGTGTTTCTTTTGGCGTCACACCGTCTTACGTAGGAAAAGGTACAACTGCTGATGTTAGAGGGTGGACTCACGATACTGACCTTCCAACAAACGCAAACCAATCTGGCTTAGGTTATAGTGCGTCAGGTCCGGGTGGCGCTGTTGCGGAGGGTTCAGAGCAATCTTTCACATTTGACATTGTTGCATCGGGAGCGTCTTCAGCAAATCAGGTTAACGCCGGAGGCTCGTATAGGTTTATGGTGACTACCACGTCTGAAGACGGGGCACAAAATAGTATGGAAATTGCTGACCTAATCGTTGTCCGCAAGCCTGTCACTATGAATACTATCAGCGCCACTAACGGTGACGACGCTGCGTCTACTGTTTCATGGACGGCGCATGTTATTGGTGATTTTGGGGGAGGCGCTGCTACCTCAGACTTTTACGATGAAGGTGGCTATTCCAACTATATCAGGATTGAGGCCATCCCTACGGGCGGTGGCAGTACAGTATCGTCAGTCACAACAGATAACCCTACTGCAACATCTGATACTTTAACATTGACTAACGGTACCGAGTATAGTATCCGAGGCAGGTTAGAGAACGATCACATTGTTGGAGATTGGTCGAACAGCGTTACGGTAACTCCTGTCGCTCCACCCTATTTCCCTCCGTTCTTCCCTCCGTTCTTTCCACCTTATTTCCCGCCGTTCTTCCCGCCTTTCTTCCCGCCTTATTTCCCGCCTTTCTTCCCACCGTTTTTCCCTCCCTATTTCCCTCCGTTCTTCCCTCCGTTCTTCCCTCCTTTCTTCCCTCCCTTTTTCCCACCTTACTTCCCTCCTTACTTCCCGCCGTGGTTCCCTCCGTTCTTCCCTCCTTTCTTCCCACCGTTCTTCCCTCCGTTCTTCCCACCGTTCTTCCCACCTTACTTCCCGCCAGCATTCAAGTGATTGTTGACGTAGAGTAAGGTAGGTACTAGAATAAGGGCATGGAAGAAGTTTCAATCATACCATCAGGTTATTACGGTGACAGCACCGAGAACATTGTCGTATTCGAAAACTTCATTGATCCTGAGGATTTACTTAAGGTTCAAGAGTTTCTACCTACGATTGATGAGTGGGAAAACGGGAAAGAGACAGAGTACGACGACAACGGTGTCTGCATTTATGATGCCACGTACTGGAATGATCGAATGTGTAGCGGGCAGATAATCGAAAGAAAAAGCCCTGAGGTGTATGCGATTATTGAAAAGTATATTGCTAAAATGGCGTCAGAAGTAGAAGCGTTTTTTGATGTCAAAGTGCACAGTAGACCTCCAGTTTTGATGCGGTGGTTTGAGGGGATTGAGCAGCAACCTCACGCTGACAAAGAACTTAACGACGGTAACCCTAATCCATTCCCGACTTATGATTTGAATTCGTTGATTTACTATAACGACGATTTTACTGGCGGAAGCCTGTACTTCCCACAGCACAACATTGAGATTACTCCGAAGCCGGGGTTGGCCGTCATGTTCGTGGGTGATAGAAACTATTTACACGGTGTTCGCCCTATTACCAGTGGGGAAAGGTGGACTACTCCTTCGTTTTATACAGTAGTTGAGAATTTGCGAGAGACTGGCAATGATTAAAGAGTACGATGGTGTAGTAGTTTACCCAAACTTTATTGACAGTGCGGCTCTAGATACCTTTATTTCTGAACTCAGCATGTTAAAGAGATACGATGTTGAAGGCCACTCCTATGACAGGTACGTCCAGACGGGAGAAAGTGAAGTACTTTTCCCGCTTATGGAAGATTTAAATATTAGAATTAAAGATTTTATCGAAGACTACTATTCGTGCGAAGTTGGTGTAGAGGAATTAGCGTCAGTCGTTTGCGCATTAGAGGGGTGGGATTTGTCTCTGCACGCCGACAGTTACCAAGAAAAGTCTATGAATCTTTCAACATATGCGGGGTACCCGTCTAGAGATATATCGACACTGGTTTATTTCAGTAACCATGGTGAGGATTTCACGGGTGGTGATCTTTTTCTTCCAAACCAAGATTTATTTTTTTACCCAAAGGCAGGGACGCTAGTCACTTTCCCTACCAGCGAGAAGTATTTGCATCAAGTTTCTAGAGTTAACTCGGGAGAGCGCCTGAACATCACAACGTTTTGGCATGTTCTAGAAAGATTTGACTCCACACGGTATGTTTGATATTATAGACGCATGGGATACGGAAAAACCAACATAGAGCCAAAGTTCGACTACGAGTACATTGGAGACCCTCTTTTGGGTATCGTGGTGTACAAGAATTGTCTTGATGGCGTTACATATGTTCCAGATAGGTTACACTCTGCTTTAGATAACAGTGAGCACGAATACTTCAAGTGGCACGACTCTCTCGTAGGCGAGGGCGTTAAGATGCCAGAGTATCGTGATTGTGTTGACTTTAAGATGACAGAAGATTACATTGCTCAGACACCTGCAGAATTTGATGAGTTAGTGAGTGTCTATAATGATGTTGCGTCCAGAATCAAGGATGGTTTAGCGCACTATCAGGCAATGTACAACATCAACATGAACTACATGGAAGCAATCAATTTTGTTCGCTACGGAGAGAACGAGCACTTCGGCGTACACACGGATCATGGGTTCTCATACATTTGCACAGTGTCTAATGTGACTTATCTTAATGATGATTACGAGGGCGGTGAACTACATTTCCCGTTGCTTAATGTTTCTTATAAGCCAGAAGCCGGAGATTCTGTCTTTTTCCCCTCTACATACATCTATGCTCACGCCGCACTACCAGTAAAGTCTGGGGTTAAGTATTCCGCTGTGACCATGTTTGACTACAACGATGATGCTCACCAGCACGGTGGATTTTCTCGTGACTTTGGCCAGTCTAATGAACAACCAACTAAGCCGTCTTTCCCTGACTCTCGCCCACCTGTGAGCCTTATGGACAACGAAGAGTTGCGTGCAATCATTAATGAAGAAATTCATAATTATGCTATGGCTAGTTGGAAAGCACAACAGCAGGCGGGCAACAGCGGTAACTACACATACCAAACACCACGATGAGTAAACTTACTTTAGTACGCACTCATCAAGGCTCTCCTCATATTCAGCAGGCTAGCCTACGCCGTGATTGGATGGATGCAACATATAACAAGCACGCCTACCGATGTTTGCCTGTAAGCATGGCAAACGTCAGTGGTTGGGAAATTTTGTTACCTTGCGACGTTGTTGTTAAGTGGGATGGTGGTAATAGTGTCCCAACTTTAATTTCTGGTGAAGAGCATGACAACAGAATGGTTGCCAATTGTAATAAGATTGGTATGGTGGATTTCCAGTTAGGGTGGGCTTTCAACACAGAAGAGGGCCATCATACGTGGATTACTGGTCCTCCTAACTATTTTGTTGACGGTGCTGTCCCACTGTCTGCGGTTATCCCAAGTGATTGGTGGCCTGATGAGGTACAGATGGCTTGGAAGATAACTGAAGTTGGTAAAGAGGTTGTGTTTCCTAAGGGTATGCCGTTTGCTTTCTTCTTTGTCTTTGATTCAAACTTGATGCCTGATCTAGAGTGTACTGTAGAGAATCTTTGGGATAAGCCCGATTTAATTGAGAGCAGAGTTAAGTATAACGAGGCAAAGATGAAGAAGATGCAGGATGAGCCGTGGAGTTGGATGAACGGTATTCGTACTGGTTTAGATGCTGATGGTAACCGGATTGGGCCACGTCATGATGGTCTTGTTGATCTTCAAGACCCTGAAATACCGGAGGTTCCAAATTGGCATACTCAATGACAGTTCACACGCCCCTAGGTAGCGAGAAGTTTCTTTTACATCTTCCTGATGGTGATAATGGTAGTGCCCATATGTTTAAGGGTAAACTAGATTTTGAAGAGTCTGCTGTTTCTGAAAATAACATCATAATGCTTGGCGCTACTAATACACCGTTTGAGTGTATTGTTAAGATTGTGTGTAGCAAGGTAGACAATGGGGTGTTGGGCGGAGTTGTCGATATTATTGATCCTTTTTCTGGAAAGTCAATGTTGACTTGCCCAATTTATGGGGAGGTTTCAGATGGCCGTGATCCTTGGAGTAAGCAATGAGCGTTTATGACATTCAAATGAATTCGTTGGACGGTGAGCCTGATTTCATGCAACAGTTCGATGGTAAGGTGACCTTAGTTGTCAACACTGTTTCCAAGTTGGGTTACACCCCGCAGTGTAGCACTTTTTGGTCGTATGCTAGAACAGTGCGGCAGTTTTGGCAACTACAGCAGGTTCATGACGAGTTTAAGGACCGAGGGTTTAGTGTGGTGGGTTTCCCGTGCAACCAGTTCGGGCAGATGGAACCGTCAGATAATCATGAGATTTCTGCGTGGATGAAGCAAGTCTACCCGTTTGTACGGTTCCCTTTATCCGAAAAGATTGATGTAAACGGTAGAGATGGTAGCCTAGTTTATTCTGCTTTGCTGGGTAACGTTGTCAGGGTTAAGGCCGCTTCGCCTGCAGATACCTCCGATGCGGCACAGGAGGGATGGAACAAGTCAGGTGGGGCTGTTGCGAGAATTCCCCATAGTTGGGAAAAGTTTATTGTAGGTAGGAACGGTCAGATGATTACCAGATTTAATTGGCAAAGCGATCCTCTTGATGATGTTCCGTTGACGACTGGTGAGAGTTGGACTATTAGGGAGTGCATTGACGAGGTACTGGACTACTGAGTATGGTAGAATAGTATCATAGCGAAAGGATAGTTATGCGACTTTCAAACAATATCCGCAAAGCGTCTTTGCAAGAAAAAATGAATGAGATTAAGCCTAGGCTAGACTTGATGATAACTGAGGCAGGCTATGATCCAAACGATTATGAGGATTTGCAAGATTTAATCGACATTATCACTCCAATGATGCGCCCTGTAGAGGTGGGCGCTGTTAATCGTTTCAATAAAATTTATAGGCTTTGGGCATCTTGCCCTAAGGAAGATCACACCGATCACTGGATGTACCCTTTGTGTTCTTCGACAGAGACACATCTACCTAGAACCATGGACGAGTTGTACGGTCGTGAGGATTACCGTACAATCGTATTAGACCACATTAATGACTTTTTGAGTATGATTCAGAAGCATTTGACGTTGTTCCACGATCCCGATGTGGGGTACATTATTTATACCCAAGTGGACGAGAAGGGTGATGGTTTGGTAAGGAGTACGTCGATGATACATCCGTACTTTGGTTCTGCTACGTTACATGAGTTCTTTAAATTGATGTTAGAGTGGCAGTGGGCGAAGATACATACTGGTAGTGTTGAGCCCGCCGCAGAGGCCGCTGATACGCTTCTAAGTCATTTTGGGCTTAATGTAGATAATGCTGAATCTGACCCTGTTGTGAGGGACTTGATGCAACTACCAGATCAACAAATAGCACAATATTTCAAGACGGGTTCATGTGTTCTTTCTGAAGAAGAACCAGATATGCCGCTGTCGTTTAGGCTATGGGCGACAGAAAATAATCTGATGGAGGAGCCTCGCCCAAGACTTGCACGACTGTATCGTGATTGTGTATCATATAATAGTATGAAACTAGAAATATCTAGACTGTGAGGAAAGAATGGCTGTAACAATTTCAGAAGAACAGCGGCAGAAGGCCAAAGAGAAGGCAATCGACTTTCTCAATCAAAACATTGTGTCGTTAGCGATGATGCTAAATGTTGATACTGCTACGCTTACTTCTGCATATGAGATTCCAGTTTCTAATGCCGATCCAGACTATCCGGCTTATACGACGCTGGTAAAGATGGTGACGAATTTAGAGGCTCTTGAGGCATGAAGAACTACAAGGTAACTGATCGCACAATTCAAGACGAAGCCGTGGATGCGGGAGTTGACGTTAATGCTTTTGGTCAGCCCGATGACGGTCCTGATCCCGCTGACACATCGTCGGTCAAGGAGCAGCCCGTGCGTTTTGATTCTTCTATTCCTGCTTGGAACTTTCCTTCAGGAGAGGGATACCTGTGTGAAATGATTACCAGTGAGACTAACGCCCGCAATACACCTATTCCTTTTCCCGAGGAAGACTGGGATGATTTAGCACAATGAGTAGAGTTGGTAACAGAAACACACCGACGTATGATGCCAGTAAAGACTTGGCACATATTGAGCGAGAAATAGTGTCAATTATGTATGTTCTAGGCATGGACACTTCAGATATTAATTCGTCCACGTTTGATAGCATCGTGGATGCGCTAAAGGATAACTTTCCGTTTAAGCGGTTGGAAGGGACTTCAGTCGCCTCTAATGATGCTTTGAAGGAGATAAATATTCTTGTGATGATGAATAGCCGTAGGTTGTGGCATCGCTGGCAGTTAGCGAAGGGTAGAGTTAATGGATAAGATTCTTGGTAGCAAATTTTTAATTGCGAACGCACTGACTTACGAGTTTTCTCAAAACTCTTCCCGTGAATTAGACTACGACTTCTTCTCGTTCCATGATGATGTGGCTAAAACGTTGCAGGCGGAGTGGACATCTTTAGGTCTTGATCGTCGGGCTATTGCGGTTGGCAGTGATTTTTATTTGCATGTGTGGGATTTGATTTCTGGTTCAGTGGCTGGATGGAAAGAAATGGTTTTCATTTGCACTGGCCTCTATTCACAGATGGCTGCTGATATCGCTAAGCCTACTGACGTGTTAATGTTGACTCCTGACAGAAACTTTGATTTTGCTGCTGATATGCAACGTAAGGGCTGCAACATGACGTTTGTTAATAATGAATGTCTTGATATTTTTGAGAGACACATTTTGACACGCCCAGAGTTCCCGTGGGAGGGAGATTACAACGTTGTTGACATGGAAGAGTTAGAGAATCTAGATGGGGCGCAGTTTGATTATGTGCATATCCACACGGTGGACACGCTCATCAATCCTCCTCTTTTGGATAAGGTTATTGATCTAACAAGGTCGGGTGGTGTTATCTATACGGCACCTTCTAATGAAATGATGCGTTTGTATTCAGACAAATATTATATTGAACCTTTGTTTGATTTTTACGAGCAGATTCATGAGCGAGACGATATTACGTCTTACCACATCCCGCACGCTATCGGGTTCCACATTCTAGTAAAGAAGTAAACATGACTGATTTTAACACTCCTCCAGAGCGGAGTGGTGATCCGCACCCGGACACCCCTCTTATTGATGACGCCGCTATTAAGGAAATTGCTGATTTCGACGTTGAGGATTTAGGTGGAGGTGTCCTAGTTTTTCGTGGCGCTTTAACTGCCGATCCTACCGAAGTATTTAAATACATTGATGAGAAGTCTGTAGTTTCACACCAAAACAGGTGGGAATATATAGTTGGTGAAGATGGTGAAAAGTACGGTATTAATGAGGACGGCTTTAGGTATCGGCCAGAGGACATTCCTTCTACTCCTGTGCGACTACTTCATCCGGTTATTGAGGATACCCCCGAAGTTCCAAGAAAATTCTTTCATGATATGGAAGACGTTATCTACAAGGCTTTGCTCCGATACATTGACTACTTCCCTCTCATGGTGGGTTGTGTTTGGTGGAAGAACCGTGGCCATATTCTTCGCTACGAAGATGAAGGTATTTTGGGAGCCCACTGTGATAACGACACTAACTATAAGGTGACTGAAGGTGTGCGTTATATGCCTCGGGGTCAGATGGCGGCTAGACAGACATGTGGATGTTTAGTTTATCTTAATGACTCTGTTGACACAGACGACGAGTTAGATGGTACAAATTTCACTGGCGGACATTTAGAGTTTTTCCATTTGGGCATCGACTACAAGCCCCAGAAGGGCGACATCGTTTTCTTCCCCACGAACTATATGGCTTCACATCAGGTTAGCCGTATGAATTCGGGTGTACGATATAGTTACTTGTCTTTCTTTGGTCAGGGCTCTCCGCACATGGACGCAAACATTAATATTGTTGAGCCTGAGGATAGTTACCAGTGGTGCCCAGCGATGTGGATGAACAACATTTATGACGATTACGAGAAGTATTGTAAGTCTGAGTATTCCCGCATTAGTACAGGCGCTGAGCAGAATCAAGGCATTAACCCTGTCTATCAGGGTCGATGTGTTGCCCAGTATGGTTCAACTCATGAGGCAGAGGTTTTGGACGAAAATGCTAACTGTGGGACGGACCCTGTACCAATTGAGTCATGATTGACGTTGTTGAGTGCTCGTTTAGTGACATAATTCGGGACTCAAAGTATTTTGCTGAAAAGTTTCTAGAAGAAGGCGTCTACGGTTTTCGTGGATTGTTCGCTTCTGAGGAAGAGCAGATAGACATAATTTTAGCGATTGGCGATTATGTTGGGTGGACTCCCCGTTCAGACGATTTTGATCGTTCTGTTCTGCGGCGGTACAGCGAGGATCATTCGCATACCTTTTGCTACGGTGAGCACACTCCGGATGATTTTGCGGTTAACTGGCATTTAGAGCATGTTCATTCGTCTTTGGAAAATTCTACTGTTGCAGGATTTTGGAACATGCAGAAGTTCTCCTGCTCCGCAGATGTAGGAAAAACATATTTCACAGATAACTCTAAAATTATAGACACACTCTCATCTGAAGTTGTTGACTTTTTGAGAAAGTGTGTGATAGGTAGTAAAGTTGTAGTTGATAAAAAGGGAAACGTCACAACTAAAGTTGCTAGAGATGCTATAGTTAAACACCCATTTAAAAACGCCGATGTTGTTAGGATATGTCAAGGCGACGTAGATTTGATATCGTTTAATGGTGGTAAGCCCTCAAACGATGAAACTAATTTCTTCGTTAAGTGTGTTGACGTAGTTGAGACTGAAATAGTTTTGAATCCATACAATCAACTTGTGTGGAGTTGGCAGAACGGTGACCTGCTTGTTAGTGACTTGTTTGTAATGTCTCACGCTGTTAGCGGTGGGTTTAAACGTGATGAACGTCAGTTCTTAGGTTATTTTTGTAGCCATCCAGAGATTGACACATCATATCTTTACAAGTAGAATAGACACATGTTTATATCACACAACGATGCTGAACCGGAGGACCTAGGCAACGGGGTGGTGTTGTTTAGAAACGCTATCTCTTGTGATTGGGATAAAGTTTATGACACTGTATCTAATTTGGTCGATGAAGAGTTCTCAGAAATGTACACAGAGACTGTCGATCCGGAGACTGGTGAGGTTGCTTACGAGAATAGAAGCGGCTACATTTTTGGTTTAGATACCTATATGTCTATGCCTAGAAGGGGCTCCTCATTGCATTTAAACCCCAGCGATGAGGTCAGGAATCTACTTAAAGAACTAGAGGCGGCAAAAGACCGCTGCTTACTAAAGTACTTTACACGATACCCTCTAGCGTACAACTGCGTATGGTGGAAGGTTAAGGGCCATGTAGTTTCATATGGTGATGGGGTCTATCTTGGTTCGCATTCAGACATTAGCGCAGAGTACATTTACGGAGTTCACCGAACCCCGCAGGAACTTGCTTTACGAAGTGTTGTCTCTACTGTAACCTATCTAAATTCTTCAGTTGACGCTGATGATTTGAATGGCCGAAACTTTACACAAGGTCTACACAACTTCAATTATTTGAAAGATGTTGGCACTATCACGCCGGAGCGTGGCTCTATCTTGTTCTTCCCGTCTAACTTTGTCGCAGGACACGAAGTGTTACCGGTAGGGAAGGGTAGAAGGCTCTCGTATCTTGGGTGGTACTCTCAGGGCACCCCAAACTCTGAGGTTAGGGAAGACGTTTGTGACCCACTTCTAAATCCCGAGGGTGCGGAGAATAGCACGAATGTGTGGATGCCCACGCTACGGGAGGATTACAGGACTTACTTAGAAGAGGCCGGTTTCGATAAAAGTTCAGAGCAGTATAGAGTTACATTAATTAATTCGGAGGGATGATGATTTCTGCAGAGCATGTAGGTATGGGCGTCGTTATTTGTAGAGACGCTCTTGAGTTTGATAAGTCTATTTTTACTGAGTATTGTGCTTGGTTGACGGGCGAGCCCGAAGAGACTTTCAACATTAAGGAGGACCATGCTGTAAATCAGACTGGTTTCAAGTTTAGTATTGAAGAGATTCATATGGCTCCGCAGAGGTTTCTTGACGTGCGTGGTCAGACCCGTAGTGATGAAACACCGCAGAAGTTTTTAGATTTTGTTGATTCTTGTGACAAAGCAATTTATGATGCTCTTGTAACTTACTGTTCTATTTTTCCTGATGCTGCTACTACGGCGTGGTGGAGGCCGCAAGGTCATATCGCAGTTTATGACCCCGGTCAGAACATTGGCCCCCACTGTGATGACCAGATTCCGTTTGAGTGGGGGGAGACACCCCCTAATCAGGTTTCTATGTATAACAACATTAGCATAAATCTTTATCTAAACACTTGCGGCGAAGACTATACTGGAGGCGAACTGAATTTCCCTCATGCGGAGTACGCTTTTGCTCCAGAGGCTGGCTCAGTGGCCGTGTACCCAACTAACTATGTTGGGCGGCACGAAGTGTTTCCGGTAACTTCTGGCAGGCGTGTAGCCTATCTGAGCGTGGCGTGTTACGGTGTTGACATCGCCAACAACGAAACTGTTGGGCAAGAGGGGCATCGCATTTGGATGCCGAACTTAATCAATGATAGTCAGGCAGTGTCGATGGGGGGACGCCGGTCGTAGATTGAGAAGTCTACGTTTGGTTCTGTGTTAGGCTCTGCGGGATCAAAGTTTGCGCCGATTTCCAGTCTAGGCTCCGATGAGGCTTGTCGGCTAGTCCATTGCTGTATGTAGGACGGGAAGATAACATACATGCCGGTTTGTGGCTGTATCCGGGCCTGCCTGTTTACCACGTTACACCAAGTTGCAGACAGAATAAGCGGTGCTGATGACTTGTCTGCGACAGGGTAGTATACCGCCGACCAGTAGTCTTCGGGGTACATGTGATAGTTTGCGTGATGCGAGTGGGGGCCCACACTTCTTCCTTCTTTAAGACTAACCGCCCATTGTGATTTGAGGGCTAGTTCTTGGTTTTCTGATGCGTGTTGTACGAGTCGTGTTAACTGTAGCAGTAATTGGTTTATTTCTGGTGAATCTGGCAAGAGTATGTCACCGTCGTTTACTGCTTGATCGTCTAGGGGGTGACTGCCGTTTCCTACTGGCTTACCGAACTTTGTGATTTGTTCGGCTATAAGTTCATTGTCAATCCCATCAATAAGACCCAAGAAGTATGGGATATTAACTAGCGGTATTTTCTGCATTTCTGATTTCCTTTCTGGTACCAGACGAGTGGAACGCACGTTGTAGCGGTATTCTGTTGTGGTCGTTCTCTATACCGTTGTCATCCAAGAACTGTGAGTAGTCGATGAATAGGTCGTTCATCCATACTTGCCCGCTGTAGATATTGGGGCTGTCTTCAATTATTGTTACTCCGTGTTCAGGGTCTGAAGAACCTTGACCAAAGTAACCTAGATATGCGTACCGAGTGCCTTTAGTTATTTTGTTTACTTCGTGAGCGTATATAAAGTTTGCTGGAAACATTAAAATGTCTCCGGCTTTTGGGGCATACTTGATTCCTAGATACGGGAATTCTATTTCGCCACCTTCGTAGTCGTCGTTAAGGTAGGCGATTGCGGCCAGTACGTGCTTTGTTCCTAGTTGGTAGTCTGGCTCAAAATTAGGCTTGTAATTTATGTCGTTATCTGCGTGCAACCCTAGTGATGCTCCATCGGAGTATGAGAGGACGTGGCCTTTAGTTTTCCACCAGAGGCACGGTAAAGCCATAGGGAAGTTGTTTGCATAATTTATTAGGGCAGCGTAGAGTTCATTTTCTAGATTAGCAAAGTAATCTTTTTGATGCTGTTCATGCAAGTCGTTAAAGTTGTTTATTCGGACACAGTTACTGTCTATTTCCTCTGGGGTAAACCGGTGCCCACTCAGGTTGGTTGCATGAAGAATGTCTCCATTTTCGTCGTATACATAGGTGTAGTGCGATTTAAGGGCTTCAGTTCGGAGTGTGTCGATTATATCCAGCATTTCTGAATTAACAGTGGCTGCTGATGGGAAGCGTAAAACACCTAAGCCTATGTGTTCTGCCTGTATTTCATTCATAGAAAAACTCACCTGTCTGTAGCGCCATGGGCGGGCTGTCTTTGTGCCAGACATTCACTACCATGATCTGACGCTTACCGTTTATTAATGGGGTAGTTTCGTGCATTCTACGCCCTGCGTCGAATACGATTAGCCGGTTGGGTTTGTACGCTATTCTTTCACGATCCTCTGGCCCGCTAAGATATGCTTCGATCTGT